ACCTGGCGCAACTCACCTCTCTGGCGACGGTGGTGAGCACCAAGGCCAACGACACCGCGCTCACCACGACCACGAGCGGCATTGTTTCGCTGAACAACGCCGTGAACGCGCTGTCCACGTCCGTGAGCACGCTGCGCACCAGTGGAGGCAGCGTGAACGGCACGACGATTGCCGTGTCGGGGGTCGGCATCCTGAGCTTGGCCAGCCGAATTCAAGAATTGTATTACAAATTGGGAACCGACAACCCGAGCTGGGGAATCATCAACGCCGACGGCACCGTCAACTACAAGGTGAACCGCCTGGCGAACCCGTCCCTTGTGAGCAGCACCCTCGCGTTTGAATACGACGTCAACGGCGTGGTGACAAAGGTCAAGCACATGGTCACCGTGCAGTTTGACAAGGACCAAACGAGGGCGACCGTCACGGGCACCCCCACCCCCATTACCATGGTGCTGGATGCCAATAACCGGTACGTGTTCACGGTTGCATACACGGGCGGCCTCAGCTTTTATGAGGCGAACAAAACGGAGGCCAGCATTGTCGCGCTGGATTCGGCATACAAGTTGGCGCCCTTGGTGCCGACGGTGGTGGCATCGGCACCGCTGTTGCCGTTTCTGCAATTGAGCGCCAATAACGAAACCCTTACATACACTGGCACTGCGGCGAATGTTGGTTCGTCGGAACCCCTGTTCTTCCAAGCCGCCCCCGGAGGAACCCGAACAATCGGCGGCGCAGAATGGTTCGCGGTTGTAAATCAAAGCATGAAGGGTGTGATTTCCAGCTATGCCGGCGGCACCAGCTCGCCGTTTAAACCACCCGGACAGTCGGAACCCGTGCCGTGGACTAACATCATAACAACCTTAATGACCGACATGAGTAACCTGTTCATGAACAAAACCACATTTAATGCAGCAATTAATACATGGGACACAGGTGCAGTCACCAATATGACTGCCATGTTTTCCGGTGCCAGCGCATTCAACCAGCCCATTGGTAGTTGGAACACGGCTACAGTCGCCAATATGGCTTCCATGTTTTCCGGTGCCAGCGCATTCAACCAGCCCATTGGTAGTTGGAACACAGGTGCAGTCACCCAAATGACTGCCATGTTTTCTGGTGCCACCGCATTCAACCGGCCCATTGGTAGTTGGAACACGGTTGCCGTGACCAATATGGATTCCATGTTTTCCGGGGCCAGTGCATTCAATCAGCCCATTGATACTTGGAACATGACGAATGTGACGCCCCCAACCAATTTCAATACTGGATCGGGTCTCACGGCGGCGAACCCGACGCTGGTGAGCGGTACCCTCGCATTTGAATACGGCGCCATCGACGTGGTGACAAAGGTCAAGCACATGGTCACCGTGCAGTTTGACAGCGCGCAAACGAGCGCAAGGGTGACGGGCGGAGCGGGGAATCCCGCTCCCACTACAACCGTGAACAACATGGTGCTGAATGCCAGCAACCACTACACATTTGCCATTGAATACGTTGGCGACGCGGCGTACTACAGCACGAACAAAACGGAGGCCATCATTGTCGCGTTGGATTCGGTATACAAGTTGGCACCCTTGGTGCCGACGGTGGTGGCACCGGCGCTGGATGCAGCAACTTTCGGGCAAGCGCAGCCCACCATCGTTGCAAATTCCATGACGCTGACCCAATCGGGCGGCACGTACACGTACACCGCGACCTTCACCAATGCGGACAATGCGGTCATGGAGGTTTTGAATGCGGACAACACGGTCGCGGCGGTTCAGCCCACGATCAACACGCCGTACGCGTACACGTACGACTCCAGCAAGGTAGGGTCCCCCATTTTCAAGATCCGGGTCAAGAAGACGGCGACCAAAATGCCGAGCGCGTTTCTGATAATAAATGGCGTAGACGTTCCGCCGGTCCTGAGCAATTTCACGCTTGGCGCGAGGGCCATTGGCAACAGTGCCATCGTTTTGCCCCCGCCCACGTCCACGGCGACCGTCACATACACCGCCGACACGTACAACCAAGTGGGGGGAAGATTCTTGTTTACTAACGCCCAACATAGTGCGCTCCGCATTTCGCCGGATGGCACGAAGGTTGCGATTGGAGGAATGTCTGGAAACACTGCCGGGATTGTCCGAGTGTATTCATTGAACAGCAGCACAAACACGTGGAGTCAACTGGGGGGTGACATTCTCGGACATGCTGCGGGTCAACAGGCTGGAATGGCGCACGCCTATTTCACTGGTTTCAATGTTCTTTCCATGTCGGCTGATGCAACCATGGTGGCAACGGTTGAAAGCGGATTAGGCAATACATCTGCAACCAAACGAGTGAACATTTTCAAATATGACCCATTAAAAACTGTGGCACAACCCAATTCCGGAGCCGCAAATTTCGGACCGGTGAACTGGTCGCGAGTGTCAACCTTTGCATTGGCATTAAACCAAACTCAACCAAGCATCGCTCTTTCTGCGGATGGAACAACACTGGCGATAGTGGGTGAGACGCTGCTGGCCCGAGTGTCCCCGCCTTACACTGAGAATGTCCCGACACTCAGGATATATCGTTCCACAGATGGCGGCATCACATGGGCCCAGCGGGGATTGACGTTGAGCGATTCTCCAAATGGGTATGATGGTAAAGCTATGTCTATTTCTGCAAATGGGCTTCAAGTTGTGGTCACGACACCGTGGGTTCAAGATACTGACAACACAATCGGCCAAACTCCGGCGAAAGCAATTGTGTACGAATGGAATGGCAGCGCATGGGTTTCCACAATACTTCGTGAATTTAGTGGCAGTGCCCCATATAGTAGGGATGATTTTAAGCCAGCAACCATATCGTATGACGGAAAAGTGGTGGTAACAACCAAACATGCAAATGATGTCTCAAGTGTTACACGATCCCATAAAAATGAAAATGGAACATGGACAAATAACGCTTACACATTTAATCTCGGGGATCATGTATGGCGGGCCAAACTGTCGGCAGATGGTTCAATTTTGTTAATAACTCGCCAACGCAACTTAGCCTTCAACACGAATGGCAATGAGATTGGTCTAGTTGAAATTTACCGATGGGATGGAACCGCATATGTTGCCGTGATTGGAAATAACAGCATCAAAAATAGAAGCAATTATTGGGCAGACACTGATTTTGATGCAATGCTTTCCGCCGATGGAACTAGATTGATCGTGGGTCATAATGCGGAAAACGCGGACGTCTATGAGCTTGCCGTAACCAATAAATTCAGTTTCGCCACTTCCAATTCCGCCGTTGTGGAAGTGCACGGCAACCTCGCGCTGCTCAAATCGGCCGGAAGCAGCACAATCACCGCAACTCAAACCGCCGCCTCCGGAAATGCCACAATTGCCTCGGAATTGACGGTTGTGAGCACGGGCATTGTTTCAAGCGGCACACTGTCACAAACCTCCAGCTTTGGGGGGTATGGAAATGACAATACCGGGTTTTATCTGCCAACGGGGGTTGCAATTGACGCATCCGGAAACATGGTGATTGTGGACATGTTGAATGCTCGCGTGAAGGTGCATTCCACCACAAATAACCAATTTTTATCAAAGTTTGGAACAAACGGGAGTGGCGACGGACAATTCCTAGTGACTGGCGGACAGGGGCCAAGAGGGGTTGACACATGCATGAATGGAAACATTATTGTGGCTGACACGGCGAACAATCGCGTGCAAGTTTTCAGCAACACTGGCGCGTTCATTCGCAAATTTGGCTCGGCGGGCAGCGGCGACAGTCAGTTTAGTGCCCCCCGCGGAATTGCCGTGGATCATCGGAACAACAACATCATTGTCGCGGACATGAACAATCATCGCATGCAAGTTTTTAGCGAAACGGGAACATTCATTCGCACGTTTGGCTCATTCGGCACGGGCAACGGCGAGTTCCGAAACCCGAACGACGTTGCAACGGACATGAATGGAACCATTTACGTTGCAGACTCAACCAACAATCGCATACAAGTTTTTAGCGAAACGGGAACATTCATTCGCACGTTTGGTTCACTCGGCGCGGGCAACGGACAATTCAGTCGTCCCTACTCAATCGCAATTGACGCAGTCGGCAAAATCATCGTGGTTGATTTCTACAACAATCGCGTTCAGGTTTTTAAAAATGATGGAACATATGTGACCGGATTTAGTAGTGGAGTGAACCAACCAGAGTATGTTGCAGTGAATGCGATTGGAAACATCGTTCTCGTCAATCCCAATTCAATATTCCGCATTGGATAAATTTCGTGCATTTTAGTGTGGCAAATGTTGAACGTGTGTTTTTTTATAGTTAAAAATAATTATAAAAATTAAATATATGCGTTCAATAAACCCAATCCAATCCAATTCAACCTTAACCAAATAAACAAATAAAAAAACAAACAAACATGGCACTTTCCGCAAAATACAGGAACAACGCGTTTGTGCAGCGGGACCCGAACCAAACACTGACAATAAAGCGCAAGGCGTTTGCCAACAACATTGGAATCACCGTGAACGGCGTGGTGGAACTGTCGCGCTACATTGCCAGCGTAAGCGCGTACATTGCGTCGGATCGCCTCATCCTGGAAGAACTCAGTTTGAGTTCCATGAACAAGAACGCCACCATCTATTTGTTGGAAGAAAACGGCTGGAACCATCGTTGCAGCCAGCAAAAGGACTTCAATACGGCCAATTTTTTCACGGAAGGCAAGGGCATTCCATCCACGAAAACCGTTTCCATAACGCAAAGTTTAGGCAGTTCCAGCATTGCTTCGCCGAAAACCATTGCTCAACTCATCACGCAGCGCAGCGCTCTCACCAACGCGAGCAATGCGCTGTCGGTCCGCGACTACACCGGGCACATTGCCCTCTCGGATGCGGCCAAAACAACCAACGCAGTCACCGGCAAAAAGGCGATGGGGGCGAACGCCTTCACCAATTGCCCGCGGTTGAAATCGGTCCGCATGTCCAGCGACAACGCGTGGGGCGAGTTTTTTTCAACCGGCTGCTTCAAGTCCTGTGCAGCGCTCACCACGATCAACACCGTCACCAATTCCAATTCCAGCCGGTCCGCGAATGTGGCAGTTACGCCGCCGGCGGGAACCATTTCCGTGGCACACGGAGCCACCGCCGTGACGGGCAGCAACGGCACGCTGTTTACAACCCTGGTGGCCGGACAAATGCTGTACACGGGGTCCAGCACGAGGGAAGGGGGCACATACATCGGAACCGTGCAATCCATTCAAAGCAACACGCAACTCACGTTGACCCTGCCGTCCGCTTTAGGCACTTTCTATTCCGGCACATTTCGCATGACCACGGAGGCCATGATTCCGGCGCACGCGACAACCGTTGGCCAGGAAGCCCTGCGAGGAACCAATGTGCGCGTCGTGACGTTTGAATCGCATTTGAATCCGACGTTGGCGGCATCCAACAGCCGCTTGGTTTCCATTGGGTCCAACGCCTTCACGGATTGCCCCAATCTGATCACGCTGAATTTTTCGGTGAAGCAAAGCAGCGCATTGAACCGGCTCGGGCTCATGTCCGACATCGTGATTCCCCTTGCCACCAAGTTGAATGTCATTTCAAACGACGGGTGGGCAAACTCCACAACGCAGGCCCAGCTGTCCACACTGCTGAACGTGACGTCGGGGCGATTTTTGGTGACCCCCAATTTTACGTACATTGCCCGGCTGGATCCGTCCGTGCTGGATGCCAACAACCAGCCAATGCGCATTGCAACCATTACTGGCCTCACGTCTCAGGACGCTCCAGTCAATTTTTCAAATTTGGTTGTGCCAGAGTACATCATGCACAGTGACGGCAATATGTATCAAGTGTACGACATCAATTATCCGTTCATTGATCAAGTTGAAACCATTGTGGGGCAGCCCAACCGCGTGTACGGGGCATTCAGCAAAAACCATCCCGCTTTCAACATTGGTGGACAAGTCGGTGGCTTGTCCGGCACGCTGACCCTTCCGAAAACATTAAGGTCCGTGGGTTCAAATTCATTTGAAGCACAGTCCTTGTTGCGTGGCAATTTGACGGTGGCGGGAGTGAACCTGGTGAACATTGGAGTGAAATGTTTTTACAACGCGTTTGCAGGCGGCAGAACCATGTTGATCATGGGCAAAATTGCACCAAGCATCGGCAGCGATGCTTATAGTGGCACCAGTTTCAATCCCATCTACATCCGCCCCATGGATGATCTGGAGTTGATTCAGTACGCATATTAAATTTAAATCCCCCTCCCGCCATTGGCGGCTGGGTGTTGGAATTTTCAAATTAAGGAAAATGTGAAAATTTTTTTCATTGAAGCGCGGGTTGTTTAGGTTGTTGTAAATATTTTCATAAAATATAATATTCTGAGATTGTATAACCACCCCCACTTTTACAATGGCAAGCTCCTTTAATAATGTGGTTGTGAATCAAACCACCACCATCATTCAATCGCGTGCATTTGCCGATCTGTTTTCCCAAGCTCTGAACGCATTGCCTGCGAATTCAAAGATTGACATTGAGATCAACATTGGTGCAGGTGTTGTCACGATTGAGTCGGAAGCATTTCGCCAGATGGCCAGTTTGCCAAATGGCATCACCATCAACAGTGCCGCCATGACGTTCAATTCTCAATCCGTGCCAACCCTGGGTTCCAACGTCATGACCGGGTTGCCGGTTCGCGCTCTGACTTTGCCCGCGCAAACCACGCTGCAGGCCAATGCATTGCAAGGGTTGAATGCCTTGCAGGTTCTTAATGCGAGCCTCCTCGTGAATCCGTTGGTAACCGACGCGCTGAATTTGACGAGAAGCGCGGTGACTCCTCTCATCATGTTGATGCCTTCAAGCCCCAGCGCGACATTTTCAACCAACTCCGTCGTCATTCCCCAATCCGCCTCTGGATCCACCACGACGTTGGTGTTCGACGGGCACGTGCCCTCGGCCGATGAATTGACCCAAATGTTTGCATACCAACCAAGCGCGGCACCGGCGCCGGTTCAGGTTAGTGTAAACTTTGCAAACACTTCCAACGTCACAAACAGCACGTTCCAGTCTCTTCAGACTGGATTGACCATTACGACTGCGACTGGGGCCATTGCACCAGTGGCGGTGCAATTCAACCAAGTTCAAGCGGCGGTGCAGCAGGGCGGCGCCCAAATTTTGCAAAACGTGGGCGCGCTCACGAATGTGAGTCAATTTGCCGGAGACTATTTTGACTACGTCATCATTGCTCCCAAAATCCAAAATGCAAAAGCACTCAATCAATGCGTGGTCACGTCTCTCAGTGCCAACGCCAAGGCCAGCAACGTGTCAAACGTCCCAATCCCTTCGGCGATTACCCCTGCCACCCCTCCCAATACCCCCGCCGTTGATATAAAGACGTACAATGTCACCGCCTTGGTTCCGAACATGACAATTAATGACACCGTGTTTCACATCGTGGACAACTACATTGATCCATCGGATATTGCACTCCCATCCGTTTCTACTATCGCAATTTTTTCAAAGGCCAACGCTACCGCGGTAGCGGGAAACTTTTTTCCAGCACTTGTGGTCAACGGAACCATGACGGTTGTTAACGGCTCCGTGAGCATTACTGGACCACGCGATGCTGGCTTAAATCGGATTTGCCAAGGATATAACGCGCGCCCTGCTGCTCAAGGCACCGCCAACACGGCGGATTCTTTATTGAATGGGGTTGTGGGCTCCACTGTTTCACTTTACGACAGGAGCCAGTCCCCCAATATCAACCCCATTGCAACCATCACGTACCCTGATGCAACCACATTTTCGGTGCAGTTTAACGCAGAAGTTGTGGGATGCATGCAGGATTATCGGCCGCCTTCCATGGTGGCTGATTTCACAAACCTGGCCAATGCTGGGAATGCAGCATGGACCACGTTTTCAAACCGGGTTGCCAGCTTGATTGCAAACAACAACGCCTTGGAAAATATATTGAATCAAATTCAGGCCCAGGGTCTTCCCGCGGGCGTGACTGTGACCCCCGCCAAACCCACTCCGAAATCCATTTCGGCCGAACTGACTGCGTTGAGCAAGTCGGACTTCAACACCGCATTTTCGTCTTGGGGCGCATTGGATCTGAAATACACCACTGATTACGACTCGCATTTGACCGCGATGAAAACTTACGTTGACGACGCAGTTACTGCGACCAATAATAATAACACTTTTATCATTGAAAATAATGCCTTCAAGCAGTTTCAAACTGTTCTGAATTCGCCTACTTCACCTTGGGCATTGGTTAGAGCCGATTTCGTGTTTACCGATGCTGTCCTCAAGGTGTATAAGGTGTACACGGAAGCAGTTTCGGGTTACATCAATGCCCGGTTCGGTCTTGGTTCGCAAACCTTCAAGAGCTGCACCACGATGGTTAGAGTCCCCAATTTTGAATTTTTGCGCAACCTTAGCAAAATCAACGACCAAACGTTCTATTTTTGCGCTGCATTCAAAGGACCGATCATCATTCCGTCCAACGTGGTTTCAATCGGGACAAGCGCGTTCAACAATTGCATTGATGTGGCCGGCATTGACATTCAAGACGCGATTGCATTGCGCACCATTGGTGATTCGGCGTTTGAATCGTGCCTCAAAGCCACCGGCAATTTGGCATTTTCGTCCGCAATCTACAGCGCCCAACCCAGCGTGGAACGCATTGGAAACCGCGCATTTTTTGGATGCGCTTTTTTGACCGGTCACATTTATTTCCCTCCTGGATTGAAGTCTCTCGGGGTTTCTGCGTTTAATGGCTGTAACCGCCTGAACGGCACAATCGTGTTCCCATCCAACCCCGACTTCACCACCATTCCGGAAAGCGCGTTTGCCAACTGCACTGCCCTGACCGGCATTTCCACTAATGCAGGAAATGGAACGAGTTTGTTGTTGAATGGCGTCCGGATTCCAAACGGCCTCCTCCTTCCAGCCAACATCACTCAGATCGGCGCCAACGCGTTTTTGGGCTGCTCCAACTTTGCCGGCGCGCTCAACCTGAAACAATCCCCCGCATCCGCAATCGTGTCCATCGGAAACGCCGCATTCAGCGGTTGCGCCGCGTTCACTTCGCTGGTTTTGCCAAGCACCCCAGCATACTCCACCATTTCCGCGGAGTGTTTCAAGGGTTGCTCCGGCATCACCAACCTCGTGCTGTCCGGCAACGTCACGCAGATTTTGGCGAGCGCGTTTCAAGGCTGCACTAAAATCGCCAATCTGCCCAAATTGGACAATGTGAACACCATCGGCAACAGTGCGTTCAATGCGTGCAACGGGATGGTGGGTGCATTGGTGCTCGGGGGCAATTTGAACGTATTGGGCGACCGCGCATTTTATGACTGCTTGTTTTTGACCTCGGCCACGTTTCTGGGACCGCCTCCCTCCTCGTTGAAGGCATCCTCGTTGATTTTTGGAGTAACCGCTGCCGCAAACACGCCGTTTTATGTAAACGTTTTCACCGAAAATGGATGGAATAGCACAGACTCCGCATCAGTGACTGCCATTCTTAACATCCACACTGCATTCCGTAATAAGAACGCCGCAAATTCAAGGGTTCAGATGGCGTTCATTGACTTCAACACGCTTGTCTCCCCTTCCACGCCCAGAGAGCTCACGATCAACAATTATCAGTCATTCAACGTGTACGAGAATGATGCTGCTGCTGCTGGAGGCAACGTGCCGAGTCCGGACACCGATAAACTGTGGAATGATGTTTACATTCCGAGCACGTTGGCGGGAGAGAGCTTGTCTGCAGCCCAACTCAATGTCAACCAGGCACCGTTGTTGCAAAGCCAATTGACAACCCGGATCACTCCCAAGGTGGATACGGTGAAAACCACCGCGATTGACATGAGCCTCAGCATCAATGCGGTTTTGAATGCCTTTGATGGCAGCAGTGTGGTTGTGCGTCAAACCAACGCCGCGGAAGCGATCACCTTGCGTAAAATGGCAAGTGCGACTGACCAGAGCACCACCGCTGATTGGTATGGCGTGTTTACCGACAACAATGTGGATTATTTGTATTATGCTGCCGCCACTGCTAGCGTGCCGGTTCGGGTCACTAGTTCTGTTGTTTCCATCGGCGCGCGTTCCTTTTTTGTCAATGCTGACGTCGCTGCTGCGGCTGATTTCAAGGCCAAATACAATCACAAGGTCATCCGCGTGGGCAACGACGGCGCGGCATCCGTTTCAAGCAACGTCACGGCAATTGGATACGGAGTTGCGGATCAACCGACCGCAGTTCAGTACACCTCCGTTCAACCAACCACGTCTCGTACCGGAAAGGGTTATTCCATCGTGAAGTCCGCAGTGGCGGGCGTGCCTGACAAGTTGTATTTTGACACATTGATTGCTGCTGCCGGCACTTATTTTGTTTCAAAGATGTCAGTCGCTGGAACCCTGGTTGTGGGAGATGCCGCCACATACAATGGAGTGACCATTGAAGTGGGAGAAGACGGTTCAGTGCGCCGCATTGTTGATTCGCGCAATAATCGGTTTGTCATTGTGGATGTCGCCAACGCTGCCGCAAATGCTGCGGCGATCACTGCCGTGGGTCAATACGGCATCATCGCCGGCCAACAGTCGGGCGCAAACACCGCGTATCAATTGTTTCGCAAAACATCTGCCACCGATGCTGCCGCGATTGCACCTGCTTCTCACTACTACATCAAATCATCGGACTTGCCACAGCTGAGTAATGCCATCGTGCTTGTTCATCCCAACGGCGGAATCACCGTTGAATCGGTTGGAGCTTCCGGCGCGGTTTCTCGTGTGGAAGATCGCATTAATCTTCTCGTGGCGGAGCAAATTCCAATTTTTGCAACCACCAACGAGAGTTTTCAAAACGCCAGCCACATCAACAACGTGTTTGCACGGGCTCACTCTGTTTTCAGTTCGTCCAATCAACAGTTGAATGCCTCAATCATGAATCACGTGGTGAATGGTCACACCCAATTGAATAACGCAATGAGCAGCGACATTAAAAACGCGATTGCGGGACAAGTGGGAGCCGTTGGCACGAGTTTCAACACGGAATTTTCCAATTTGGGTCTGATCAATGCCCAGTTCAATGACCTCCTCATCAATGCGCAAACCAATGACCTCCGGACCAAACTGTCCGACTATGACGCTGCGATAACCACTTTCAACGAGATATTTGTTGGAACAAGCGTCGGCATTCCTGTGAACGGGTTACAATTAATTCAGAAGAACACGCTCACCAATCCGCTCGGCATGCATGCATTCCGACGCAATTCCACATTTAATCCAACCGCGTTTGATTCGGCGGTCAGTGCAGATGCAGATAATGGTCTTTCCAATAACTTGCCGTACATCACCACTCAAATGGATTCGTTTTTGACTCAAATCTTGAAAATGCAATACAATAACAAAAATGCGACACTCAGTGCATTATTCGAATCGGTTAGGAGCAATGTGTCGTTTCAGGAGTCTCCCACCACGAATGCAAACCCACGCGCGCTGACATACAACAATCTTAGCCGACAGCAGCGCATCCTCTTTGATCATGTTGCAAATTCTATTTCCCTCTGGTTCAACAGCGATACCCCCATCTCGCTTGGATTGGCGGGTGGCCAGAACAGTTGGGGCAATTCCCCCACGCTGCAAAACGCCGGAACCAAACTGTATTCCACTTCGGGATCGGAATCGGACCTTTTGGTGTGGGGAAAAGCCAACATCATGGCTTACTTCACACGAAACGGCGTGGACGCCTACACTCAATTTTTTAACAACGTGCAGAACATTTCATCGTTTGCCAACATTAGGGTGTCAATCAGTGCGTACGAAGCCGCACGAGCGAATAATGCTAACCTAGACGCTGCAGCAAATGAGATTGCCAAGACGGCATACGTTGCCGCCAGCAAGGTCAATGTGCTGGCACTGGATGCAACCAACGCAATCACGTTTGATGCCGGCACAAGTGCGACTGACCCATTGGCCAATGGAAAACTGCGGTTCAACCAAGCGGTTCAAACCTCGGCCACGCAATTGTATGTTTCGCTCAAGGACGGACAAGCCACCCCCGTGGACATCAATTTCCGCGGATATGCGGACACGATCATATTGAACGGTGGCATTGCATTCGCCATTACTGCGATCACCCAAACCGCAAACTGCTACATCCTTAATGTTGCGCACGTTGCGGGAACTGGCGCTGCAAATTCCATCACTGGTCCGGTGGCATTCGTCACATATCAAACCGCATCCATCCACACACTTGGAGTCCCCCTCGCCCCCGAAAATGCAACCATTGCCACAATGAACACGTACGTGTACGAACAGTATCATAACTCGGTCTACAATCATCCGGACGGTTCTCCCACCAACGGCATCAAGGCTGCTCTCACGAAGGCGAAGAATGACTTGAAGAGCACGCAACTTGCCTTGGTTCAACATTGCAACGCAATGAACGGCAAGGTCAGCGAAATTGTTCAGGGATCAAGAGCCCTCAATGCCGCCGAAGACACGTTGATGGCCCATCTACATGCTGTGCCTTCCACCGGAACCACCCTCGTATCAAACGGCGCGCTGAGCCTGCATCGTGAATTGCAACTCACGCAATTCGCTTTGCAAAATTCGGTCAACGGCAACGGCAACGCAACTCCACTGGTGGATTCGCTTCCTTCCCACGAACAAGCATGGATGCAAAGCCGCGTTGCTGCATTTTGGGCGGACGGTTCGACAAACACCACCCCTGCACTCAGATTGGTCGCGTACACTGCAGCCGACACCGCGTTCGTTGCAGCACGATTCGCCCGGCAAACCGCTGCAATTGCAAGTTATGTTGCAAACGCTTTTCCGACTCAAAGCATCCAGAGTCCAGTGACCACGCAGTTTATAAGCGAACAAGCCCAAAAGTTTTCACAAACAATGCCCATCTTTTTGGGAACCTCCACTAAAGAAGACGTGGCAAGACTCATTTCTGCAAATGCGGCAAGTTATGTGCTGGGTCGCAAACTGGCCACATCGCAGTTGCAAGGCACCGCACTGGCGACCGCGCTTGCGCAATATCAGGACACTCAGCAAAAGGAGGCTGCGGAAAAAATGACTGCCGCAAATGTGGCGTATGGATCAGCGCTGTATCAAAGATACATTGCTTTGATTGACTTGGCAATTTCAAGAGGATATTCTGACGAAGTGAATGCAACAAATGCGTTCCAAACGCTCATGCAGCAATGGAACGTGGCCAGCAGCACCCGCAAACTGGATGTGTTTGCGCAAATCAAGCCGTTGCTCTACAACATGGTCTACACAACTGATGTAACATACGTCAATAGCTTTCCACTAAAGGATGGCAGCAATGCAATCATTTCATGGTTCGGCAATGCCCAAAATGGGTTTTTGAACAGGATGATAACGGACGGATTGACTTTTGCAAATCAAACATTAAACGGTATTTCTTATGTCACGTATGAGTTGCCCATTGGCTTCCTCGTGAGAATCAACGGTGCAGATTACAATTTGTCAAGCGCCAACAAGGTCACCATAAATTTGGTGGAACAAACCCTCATCTCAGCCTCACCCCAATCAATGACCACTCCCCCCACTTTGCCGTCCAACACATTTGGCGGAATCATACTGTTTGCTGCAACCGTCGCAATAAATCCTCTCAACTTGGCGGCTGCTCAAACCGCGGCACAGTCGGTCGCGTCGCTGACCTACGATGTCACCAGCATTGGTTATTCATCGCTGCCATCTTCTGCAAATTTGACCGCACTCGGATTCACGCAGCCTGCCAACTTGCAATTTAGCTTGACGCTGGTACAAAACCGTTTGCGTTACCAATTTTTTGCCGACAATAAGTGGCATCATGGTTACCAGCAATCGTCCGATTTGGCAAATTCTTGGAAAAAACTGTCTTCCGCGCAGGACGTGGTTGTCTTTTATCCTGGGAACACCAATCCTGCAGACATTCCCACCAATTTGGATAGCACCAGTCAATTAATTACCTCACTGTGCGACGACGCCACGTTTGTCATGATCATTGAACCCGTTACCGGTTCAACCAGCGTGCAATCCGTTTCCATTTACAGATACGATGTGTGGGGTGTAACTTCTGGGGCTCTCATTGCGGTTGGAACCCTCACCGCGGTCACCAATGCCGCCCCGAATGTGGCGATGTACGAGGTCAGCGGAGCCTTGCAAAAGAATGTCAACAATCCCGTCGGAAGCGCTGGAGTCAACCTGGTCGGCGATTTGATCATTACAAGCAAGGTGAAAACCATCGGCATTCGCGCATTTTCAGGGTTGAATCGCATCAAGTCATTGACATTCTCAGATGGCGGTGCAATCAGCATCGGTTCAAACGCGTTTGAGTCGTGCACTGCGTTGTCCGCGATCCACTTGGGTGCATCAGTCCAGTCGGTTGGGCCAAGCGCATTTTTGAAGTGCACGGGCGCCACTTCCCTTGCATTGCCTCCCGCATCCGTGTCATCTTCTTTTGCAACGGTGAACCATTGGGCATTCCTTGGTTGCAACGGCATTGCAAACGATGTGCAGTTGCCCAGCAACCTCGTGCAAATCAACGTGCAAGCGTTTGCGGGATGCACCCAATTGAAGTGCTCTCGGTTGAACGAAACTTTGCCAGTGTCGGTGCAGAAAATCGGATTGGGCGCATTCTTCAATTGCAAGAGTTTGACCGGTTCGCTCAAGTTCAATAATGTGAACCAGAACGGCAAATTGATTAGCAGCATTCGTGTCCTGGGGTCTGCCGCATTCATGGGATGCACGGGTCTCAGCGGTGACGTGATTTTGCCCGACAATTCGGATTATGTCAGCGTGTTGCCCTACACCTTTGCCTCCATGGATGCGCCGGTCTTTTCCATTGCGGCGAATCAACTCGCGCCACCCGTCGCTGACCTCACCCCCATGGCACTGACCGGCAACGTGGATTTCGCTTTGAACAAGGTGTCCACGATTGAGCAAAGCGCTTTCCACCGGTGCAACAAGTTGTCCACCGTCAACTTTACCAATGTGATTTCCGCCGTGGGCATCCAATCCTTTTTGGGTTGCACTGGTCTGAAACAAATTCTGTTGGTTCCCGCATCCGTGAAGAGCCTTGGCGTCGAAGCCTTCAAGGGCTGCTCTGGGTTGACCGGATTGAACATCGCGTCCACCATGGTGTCTCAAATTGCAACCGAGGCATGGTTGTCCCTGGGAAAGAGCTGCTTTCAGGATTGCACGTCACTCGCAACCAGCGGCAGTTCAAACGGCATCATGATTCCGAACAGCGTGAACACCGTTGGCGACAGCTCGTTCCAAGGCTGCACGAGCATTGAGAACGTCAGCATTGGATCCGGATTGACCAAGGCCGACTCGTTCGGAAGCTTGGTGTTCAGCGGGTGCACCAAGCTCGCGCGCGTGACACTTGCATTTTCATATTTGTCCCGTAATATTGCCGGACAGTCGGTGGTCAAGGGCGCTCAGCTGCCAATTTACAATGCCAGCTTCACCGGGTGCACCGCTTTGGGAGTTCCGTCCGACACCCCCATTGGAACCATCCAAATTCAAAGCGGTGCCACCGGCTGGACCCCCGGGCGCGCAGCCTTCTTCAACAATTTGACCGTTGTCATCAACAACAAGAACATCACGTTCTACTTGAAGGAATTCAACGACTTGGCCAAAATCAACGTGGTGGATCCCAGCACGGAACCGCTGCAGCAAGAAGCCATCCCTCCCACCGATGCCCAGGCCACGGTCCACATCAAGGCGTCCGACATGCGAAAGGTGTTCCTCACCAGCACGGATTCGTTTGTGGCCCAAACCACGGCCGGCGATTCGGTGGATCAGGGCCAAATGTTTTTCGTTCGTCCGGATTATTTCCCGCAGTACCTCAACGTGGCCAATGCCCAAGTGGTGCAGGGCGGCATTGAAAGCTACAACGCCGCGATCTACGAGCAGCTGGTGAAGGACGACGTCATGCGGTACTATGCCATGACGCTCTTCAACTCGGCGGATTGGGTCACCCTGTTTGCCAACGACACCGAAATGTTGGAGAACATGGTGGCGTCTTCGGGTTTGATGCCCATTGTGCCCGACGGCAATTACGACGAAGCCAACAGCAAAAATCTTTACAACACCGGCGTGCTTTACAACATCATGAACGAATTGAACAAGGTGGGGCACATCAAGACATCCACCGCCGTCGACCCCACTGACAAGCGGGTTCAATCCACCAACTATCCCACCACCGGAACCCAATGGTGGGGCCTTCCCGACACCGTTTTGCCGGAGCAGGGCAACATTGGAAAGAAACTGTTCGGAATGATCAATCGCAACGACCCCAACCGTATCAGTTCCATGGTGCTCAACGGCTCCACGCCGAGCGAGCTGCCGTTTTTGCCCGGTGACCAGTTCGTCTTCGTGTTCACCCTCAATGAGAACTCCGTGTCATTGACGCCCGGCCTCCCCCCCGTGGTTGTGAGGAAACGCACCTACTTGGTCCGAATGATTCTGACCGACGACTTCGTTTCGGGCGATGCGTCATTCTCGGGACACTTCAATGCCCTTTACGCCCCCTCTCCCCGCAACCTCAACATTTTGCCGGTTAGCGGGGCATACGCAGCGGACCACATGTATTCCAACTACAACTTGCAGTTGGCCATCAAGCCGTCGGTGCTCAACCAAACCGCCAGCTCGGTTTACAGTCGGGTCACGCAAAACGCTTATGAGCCGATTCCAATGCCCGTGAGTTTGTTGCCTTTTACCGGTTGGTATTATTCGTACCCCTACAACTCGCAAACCATTCGCCTGAACTTCACTCCCCCCAATTTGTCAGACACTAACAAATACCTGTTCAATGATTTACGGTACTTGTCGGCGTACGTGTACTTTCCGGAAAATTGGAGCTCGGTGAGTGTGTTGCCCACCCCCAACAACTTTCCACAATGGGTGCTGACCTTTTCTAATGGTGCTACTACCATAACACTCAAATACAAGGCGAGCTACTTGCCCACTGCTGGAGCAGAAACTGTCAATTTTCTGGGACAGACGGCTCCCTTTGATTTCACCAACACGCACGTTCAACTGGTTTGCCCATTTGACACCATTAGCCAAGACACAGTCTTACTCGGCATTCTGGCTGGAAAAGATGCAGCCGGACAAGCGGGCAGCGTGAACAAGGTTAACTCAAGCCACATCTATCGTCAAAGGAATACGGCATTGGAGCTTGTGAGCGGTTTGCGCAAAACATCAAGCAAGGTCGGACCATTCACGTACCCACCGATTGCACGCGGTTATCAGGGCATTAACGTGACTGAACCCGCTGATCAAGCCGCCAACATCCTTCTGCTGAAAGCCGTCAACACCACTTATAGTTTGACATCCGTTCATCTGGAAATCAACATGGCCAACAATGACGGGTTCGTGCCCAGCGTCGTTGTGAAGTCGGTCGAAGTGGTCGCAAAGGATTATGAAGCGTACTACTTGGCCCCCTTGGATCCCAACTAAATACGTGATCCGCAACTAATATTGCAATAATTATTTAATGATTTAATTCGGGTTCCAGCCCAATTAAATCATTTCATTACGAATGAATGATGTGCGTCACTCCTCGTCTACATTTGCCTCGTTTGCCTCGTTTGCCTCGTTTGCCTCGTTTGCCTCGTTTGTCTCGTTTGCCTCGTTTGCCTCGTTTGCCTGTGCCAACGACGACAATCCCCGATCCGATCGCTCGGGATGCAGCACCACGTTCTCCGCGCTGAACAGCTGCTTTCGCACGTCGTCCAACGTGACGCCTTCCGCGGATTCGTCCGCGTCCACCGCGAAATCGGTGCCTTGGGTTTGCGCCACACCCACCAGCTCGCCCTGCTCGTTCAGCGTCTGCGTCAGCTTGTTCCCGCTCTGCTCCGCCAAGCGCTTGTTCTCTTCAATCGCCTTCTGCTTGGCGTCCTTCACGCGCTTGTCAAACTCCGTCTTGGCCTGCTCCTCGTTCTTCTTCTTCTCGCTCATGAGCTGGTTCAGCGTGTCTTCCATGTACTCCACGCGCCCCGTCTTGTACGCCTCGGGATGAAAGGGGACCCAGAGCCCCACCGGGCCCACAAACACGTCGTGATGGGGGTCCACCTCGCGCAGCATCTTGCATCGCAGCTCGGCCTCCTTCTGCGAGGGAAACACGCCGCGCACCTTCAAGCCGCGCACCGACGTCTGAAACTCGTGCTTCGCGCCGAACTCCTCGTCCAGCCGCTCCTCGTTCACGTCCAGGAACGACTTGTAGTCGTCCAAAATGTCGGTCTTGGCAATCACCTCCTTCTCGGACTCCTTGAACTGCTGGAAGTCCTCCGTCAGCTTGTCAAACTTGAGGCCGTACTTGTACGACACGAAGCTGAGAAACTGCAGGAACTTCTCGCTGGATTTGTGAATGTCCCAGTGCTGCACGAACGCCTGGAAGAAGAAGTGCTCGCGCTGTTTGATAATGTGTTCGGGGGAAATGAAGGAGAGGCACGCGAACTTCTGGCCCGCAATGGGCTTGTCCTCGTCCAGCAAGTCCACGTATTTAGGGTTCACGGTGCCGTCGGGCAGCTTCTGCAGGGTGACGCCTTTAGTCATGTCGGTCATTGATTTGTTTTACTTATGTGCAACGTGTTTAATATTTCGGTTTTGATTTTAAGCCCATTTTCAAATAATTGTATTATTTTTTTCTTATCGCATTATATAATCAACCCACACACAACTTAATATCTCAAAATGATCGGCGGTGTTCTAGATTTAGGCGAGTTGGTCAAACGCGCCATCAAGTATTTGGTAGAAGGTGCGCTGGTCGCCCTTGCCGCTTACGCCATCCCCCAACGCAAGCTCAATTTGGACGAGATCGGCCTCATTGCCCTCGTCGCTGCGGCCACATTTAGCATTCTGGATACCTACGTGCCCACCCTCGCCGTTTCCGCGCGCAGCGGCGCCGGATTCGGCATCGGTGCCAACCTCGTCGGCTTCCCCGGCAACGTGCTCAAGGTTTAAAGCCTGCCTGCACAAAATTCATTGTTTGAACGAATAAAACGAGAGAAATTCTCTCAAAATGCGCACCCCAAAACGCACGAATCTGGTGATTCACGTGTTTTCTTGTTATATTTTCATATGCACACTTCATTTCTTTTATCATGGTTTTATCATGGTTTTATCAGGGTTTTATCATGTTTGTTTTACCTAAAAATTGAATTTAAATATATGCACGTCATGTAACAATAACAAGGCATACAACCAATCCTAATCGCAATGTCTGCCGCCGCCGCTTCTGCTGCCATTTTGTCTGGCAATGCCAGTGGAACCATCACCTCCATTTACAAGTCCCGCACCAACTTGCTCGCCTTGTTGAAAGCCCAGGGATACGACGTGAGCCAATACGACAACTTTGGAATGAACGAGGTGCACGCCATGAACACGAACAAGCAGCTGGACATCATGGTCGTGAACGAGGCGGGCCAGAAGGCGTACGTAAAGTACCATTTAGGAAAACCGCTGCGCCGGGACAACATCACCGAATACGTGGAGGACTTGTATGACCTGGAGAAAACACTCAGCAAGCAGGACTCGCTCATCATCGTCATGAAGTCCGAAATGAACGACACCAACATTGCGGTGCTGAACCAAATATGGGAACAGGACGGCATTCACATTGTGATTTTCAGCATTGATCGGCTGCAGTTCAACATCCTGGAACACACCTACGTACCGAATCACACCATTCTCACCGAGGAAGAAACCCAGGCAATGATGTCAAAATATAACATTGCGCACCCGGACATGTTGCCCAACATTTCGCGCTATGATCCGGTTGCCATGGCCATCGGCATGCGTCCCGGGCAAGTGTGCCGCATTGATCGGTTTAGCAAGACGGCAGTCAGCACGCCGTACTATCGCGTTTGCTCCCCCAAATAAGCACTGCGTCTTGAATGCAAAATCAAAATCAAAAAATATTGCATACATATAATACATATAATACACATAAGGTCTCGTTTTTTTTCAAGGAGGATGACGGACATCGCGACATCAACCGAATTGGACGACATCCGAACCCATTTCTACGCAATCATGGAGAATTATCCCACCATATACGCGAATTTTAAGGCGAACCCGGACCTTCCAAGTGCGCGAGATGCGCACGCCAAAACTGACGCCGCGCTAACGGCGCTGCATCATCGCATGTTCACGTTCAAATCCGCGCTTGAAAAGGCGCTAGATGAAAACGAAAGCGCGGTGGGGCAGTTGACGGTGGAAGGCGCCCGGTTGCATGCAACGGTTGCGAGAAGAACCGCCGTTTTAAACAACAAGGACGCAATGATGGTGCCTTCCCACGTGGAATCGTTTGTCACGCGACAACTGCCGGGTTGCAACATGACGAAGGATGCTTCTGGGAATCCGGTCCCCGCCAACTGCCCGTGTGTTGAGGCCGGAGCCAGCACGTGTTCTGCAAGTTGTCCGTCATGTCCCGCATCTTCAACCCAGCTGTCGCTGGTCGCGGAAGCTCGCGACATTGAAAAGCGGCAATACATGTACGCCATTTTTCGCATCATTTATTTGGTGGTGGGCATTGTCACGGTGTCTTATTTCGTTTACCAGACGGTGGGCAGTCCGGACTCCACCCTACTGGCGGACGCGAAGCTCAAAGCAGAGCAATTGAAGACGAACATTTCGGGAGCTGGTGAGCGAGGAGCCCAGACCGAACGAATGGAGGCAACCTAAAAATAAAATAATATTGGATTAATGCAAATAACTCCTCTTCTTTCTCTCCCTCCTTATCCCACATTTTGGTTTTTGGATGAACACCGGGTCAATTATCAGCAATTTCGATGACGCGGCTGCCACGCTGGACGGTCAAATCACCCACATGACGCAAGTGCGGCGGTCGTACATGTATGAATTCATCATGCTGTTCATCATTTCGGCCATCGTGCTCGGCATCACGGTGCGCAACATGACGTCCAGCACGGTGACCACTGTCGGGTACATCATTTGCTGCATCATTCTCGTGCTGTTTATAATTGCGGTGATCGTGTACGTTGTCCATTTTCTGGGATTGAACAAGGACGCGTGGGCTTCCATGCTGTCTCCTCGTGATGACCCCATTGCGAATAGCATTCCTAATAGCGGAGGGGGTCCCGTCATTCGCATTCAGTTTGTTTGAGAATTGTTTGAGAATTGTTTGAAGCAAAAGGGCAAAGAGCGTAATATAATAATATATTCATTATATTAGCACGCCACGCCACACACGAACCCATGGCTCAACAGGATTTAGTAAATGTTCGCCGGAAAATGGCAACCCTGGACCAACTCATTACCAGCTACAATCAGTTGTACCGAACGTACTTGCAGCACGTGGAAGCCGAAACAAACAAACGCCAGCAGCGGAAGTACCCCTACTCCATAAAAAATCCGAACGAGGCGGGGAATGCGCTCACTCCGGCCGTGCCCTTCCCGTCCAACGGCACGGAAGACGCGTGCTTCAAATCGTGCGTCGACAACGGCGACTGCGTCTACGCCCTGTACTCCAACACGGGGTGCGGCATTGACTGCAACCCCAACAAGTGCTTGTTGTACGGCCAAAACGCGGACGGCGTCGTCCCCGTCAAGGAGTTGTCGTCGGCGTTCCCCAAATGCCCCGTGCCCGGTGACGCCGACGGCACGGACGCGTGGTGCAAGGTGTTCAACAACGCGGTCACCAACGCCGTGATACCCGCGCTGGTGATACGAATCGGCGGCACGAACTGGCGCAGTTTGGCGGTTCAAATGCCGTCGAGCACCGCCAATGCGGCCGACGCGCCGTTGTCCGTGGATTTGACCACGGACGTGCAGGCGTGGGGACCCGACGCCCAGTTTTCCGACGTCAATTACGCGCCGGCAAACGAAATCAGCCTGCAGTTCCGCTACTTTGCGGAGTACTGGTTGAACGCGTACGGGCTGCAGTCCGGGAGCACCCCGGTCGTTGCGGGACAAGGCCCCATCGGCACGTTTGCATTTTCAAAGCTGTCCACCGGCACGCCCGATCCAAGTTCTTACATCGGCACATTTGCCGGCCAAACCATGTCTTGGTCCAGCGACGCTCCCGCGTCGGGCGGTGCCGCGGCCGGGCAACAAACCGCAGCCGTCATCGCGTCCAATTCCGAATCCGCAAAGTTCAACTACAATTACTCGGCGTTTGAGAAGCCCGTCTGGAAGGTGGCGTCCAACATGAACGCCATGATGGGGCAAATCCCCCCGCAGGTGGCCAAAATGTCGGTTCCCAGTTGGCAGTTTTTGGGGCTGCAAGACTCCGCCGCCGCGTGCCAGACCGCGTCAATGAATGATGCCGACCACGTCTACACCACGGCCACGTACTTTAATGCATCCTACGACAACCCCAAAAATGGGAACACCGCATTCGCCCGCACGTGCTACGGGCATGTGGCGGGCGCGCCTCCCTCCACGGTTGCGTCCGTCGCCGACGACAACGTGCAAACCATGACGCCGCCGTACGGATACACCAAACTGGGCGGAAAACCCGGGATTGCCATCCTCAAGAAGCTGTTTCAACTCAACAAGCAAATTATGGCGCTGACCAATGAACTGAAGATTGCGTCGCCCACACCCACGCCCTTGCCCACACCCACGCCGACCAAGGAAGGCTTCGCGCAAAAGTCGGACACGGACACGGACAAGGACAAAATTGACCGCATATCAAAACAAATCCGATTGGACAGCATCAAATTGAACAAAACCATTGCGCGGGACGAGCAGCTGAACACCGACGAAATGAAATCCCAGCAAGCCCTGCTGTATTCGCGCGTCAAGTTCGGAGTGGCCGTTGTGCTGGGACTCTTCCTGGGCTATCTTGCCTACCGATTTTTAACAGCCGACAGCGAGCTTCCGGAAGTGATTCGGGAGGAAATTGGAGCCGGCGATTCCGCACCTGAACCAGGGGCGGACTCAAGCATGGACTCAAGCATGGACTCAAGCATGGACTCAACCTCAACCAGTTGAAAGTGAAACCCGGCCAAATTTAAATATTTTCATTTTATATCTTACATCCAACCAAGTGTGTGTGATATGAAAGTTAAAAGACCATCCGAACCGGATGCGGTGCATCCGGATGCCGACGATGACGACATGCGCGCGTTGGATCAATCCGAAAAGGAGTACAGCCGAATGATAAGCCAGCACGCAACGTATCACAAAATGCTGATGGACGATTTGATAACGTTGTCATCGGGATCGGGGTCAGGGTCGGGGTCGGGGTCGGGCATGATGCTGGAATCGGGACCGGCCCAACAGATGTTGCAGCAACAGATGGATCAATCCAAACAAACCAACCTTATTAACGGAATTGGAACCACCATTGGCAGAATGAACTCAAACAGAGACCATCTCATGCAATCGGCCTCCAAATTTGCCGGCAAATCCCCGATAAATTCACAAACGGTTGCCCGTTTGAACGACTCCATTCGCGCAAATGGTTCCGACGTCTTGAAAACCATTCATGCAACAAAGGCAACAGAGGCACCAAAGGCAACAGAGGCACCAAAGGCAACAGAAGGGTTTGCGCCGAACCCGACACTGGACGGCGCATTGGAAGTGAGCACGATCACGAGAGAAAGCCACAAGTACGCGCTAGTCATTTTTGGCATTTTTGCGTCGTTTTTGGTATACAAAACAATCAAGCATTTATGAACGCGATAATGCAACCTGCAAATAATAATCACAAATATAAATATACTGATTTATTTATATTTGATGACGACCAACCCGAATGCATCGTCGGACACATTAAGCGAATCGCAGACCCGGCTGTTGAAAAGCGTTCAACAGTTGCAGGACGAACAAAAAACCACCATAAGCGCATTCGCGACCACGTCGGATCCAGCCGAGAAGAAACGGATAATGGACAAGATGAAACAGAATGAAACGCTGCAGACCACGCTGCTGTCTTCATTGGGACGAGTGGCGATGGTTCAAACGCAGGAAGTGGAAAACCGGCGCAACGCGAAAATGGAATTGACCTCCCTCGTGGAGCTGGCCGAGCAAGAACTGGAGGACGTGCGCGCGCAGGTCAACTCCGTTGCAGACAGCCGGTCCGCAAAACAACGCATGATTGAGCTCAATTCGTATTACGGCAAACGCTTCATGGCCCAAGCCGGCGTACTGAAAATTTTCATATACATGTGCATTCCCGTGCTCGTTCTTGCGGTTTTAGCAAAAATGGGACTCCTGCCCCAATACATTGCCGGCTTCATCATCATTGCCGTCATCGTCACGGGCATCATTTACATGTACAACGCCGTGCACGACATCAACCGTCGCGACAAGGTGAACTTTGATGAATACACGTGGGAGTTTGACCCGTCGCGCGTGGGGGACGTCATCAACCCCGCCAACAATGCACGCCACCACGGTCGCCGCCGGCGCGGACACGACCAAGGCAGTGGCGGCACCAACTGTGTCGGCAGCACTTGCTGCGACGATAAAACGACCCAATGGAACGAAAAGTCCGGCACGTGCGTGATTCAGGACGCGCAAGGCGGCGGCTCGGCGGTCAAGGGCGAAACCACGCAATCATCCGCATCTGCGGCCGCCACCGCTAGCGGCTCAGGAGGACTGTTGGGCGACTTGTCTGCGACATTCACTGCTATGGCTACGCCCACTGCTACGCCCACTGCTACGCCCACGGCTACGCCCACTGCTACGCCCACTGCTACGCCCACTGCTACGCCCACGGCTGGGCCCACTGCTGGGCCCACGGCTGCGCCGTTGTGCTGGACCGACGCGAACCGCGCATTGAAGGGGCAGTGCATGGGAGGATGGACGTATGATTCCGCCGCAGACACCTGCACCGCGCCTGCCGGCTCGGCGGCTGCGTCCATTAAAGTGTGCAGTCCGTACAATGTGTCCGCCATGAATTCGTCACCCCCGAGCGGATGGGACTCATTTATGAAGGTGTGCAAAGTGGGCGGCGCGTATGAGTCGCCCACCTGCACCTAGGAGTTGGACTTAGAACGGCAAATACTGCATGACCGCGTTGTCGTACGCCGTCACTTTGAACGCGTCGTTGTATCCCTCCACGTACACGGTGTCACCGTTGTACACGTTGTCGCACCCGTACTCGTTCGTGCAGCTGCGCCCCTTCACCGAAATCGGCAGCTTAATGAAGTTGCTCTTTTCGCTGATGGTGTAGAACTGCCACTTGTCGCGGTTTCGGAAGAGCGGACGCCCCATGAGGGGCAAAATCGTTTCGGGACCGCTGATGCGCGTCAAAATGCCCACCTGGCGATACGCGGCATTCCCGGTTCCCTGCGTGCTCACGTTAATTGGCATCACGGCCGGCCCCCGAATGTCCAGCGACGCGCGGTCGTCCCGCATCGGAGGCGCGTACGGATTCAATAACACGTCCTCGCGCGCATTGGACACGCCGTAATTGGCGCGTGACTGAAACATTGACGGATGACCTTGGTCATACGCTTGCGCATGTGCTTGCGCTTGCGCTTGTGCTTGGCCATACGCTTGGCCATACGATTGGCCGTACGCTTGTGTCGGCGCTTGCGCTCGTAACAAGTACGCGATCACGGCCACTGCCGCAACGGCGATGACCGCGGCAAACGACAGGTTTTCAATGCAAAACACGCCCGGTGGGCATCGCTTGACGGCCATAAGTATTTAAATTATAATGTGGAATATCGGGGTATTATAATTTAGACATATTTTAAACCGGATCAGAATTTCTCTCGGATTACAACTGTCACAATGTAACAAATCCAAAATGTTATGAAGACGGGGGCGGCGTAGCACCGCCACCCATGCCGATCTTGCCGAGCAGCCCGTCAATGCCCTTCATGTTGAACTTGTCCAAAAACCGTTCCGCGGTTTCAAGGAACGGTTGCATGACCTTGATGTTGTCCATCAACATCTTTTGCTGTTTCAGGACTTCTTCGGTTTGCACTTGCATTGTCCCGTTCCCCATGCTTTGCAGCGCGTCGTGCGCCTTTTCCATTTGTGCGTTCTTTTGAGCGCTGGTGCCGTTGAGAAAGGGGGCGGAGGACGCATCGCCGTCATCGTCACTGTCGTCGTTGAATTTGGCGGGGGCAAGCTTGCCGTTCATGCCCTCCTTCTTCTCTGCACTCGTTTTTTTTGAATCGCTTTTGGTGGGTTTAGGGGTCGGTTTGCCGGTTGGTTTGCCGGTGGGTGTAGGGGTGGGTTTACCAGTTGGTTTAGGGTCTGCGTCCTCGCTTCCGCTTCCGCTTCCGCTTCCGCTTCCGCTTCCGCTTCCGCTTCCGCTTCCGCTTTTGTTCTGCATGCCCTCCACGCCGGTCATCCTGCTAAAATAGTTGACTTTGGACACCATGAGAAAATTGGTCGCCAGAATGGACACCAAAAACACAATCACCATGTTCTTCGTAAAAAATGTGCTTAAATAGGCAACGATTGCAAAGAATACGACCGCCTCAAAGTTGCCCATCATCAAGTAACCGACCACGTTCACTACCGCAATGACGAGCATGATGTACAACACGTTCTTGTCGGTGGCCAGAGTGGACGCCCGGGATTCCACCGACTTGAACCCGCTGGACAGCGAACGAGAGATGCTCTTCAAATTTGAATTCATAAGCGCGTTTGTCTGTATTATGTTGTATGGGTATATTATTATTTATTATTATTTATTGTTTTGACAAAAAAATGTGATGCAATTTTATATCGCAATTTCATTATATAAAAGTAAACAAACATACAATGGACTTAGTTCAACGCATGCAACAATTCATAGATGATTACGATGATAACCCGGACGATTATGATGTTGAAATAATTAATTTATACAAAGCTTACGTGGATTTTGCAAAGGCTTATTCCGCATTTAATAATGATAAAAACATTCATAATTGGAAAATAGCCAAGGATGCAAGTGTTCGGGTTATTGAATTGGGCAAAATTCCGGATCAGGGAATAGCACAAATCATGCGCAGGATAAGGACCCAGCCTGATTTCAATGACGTTGTGCAAGATAAATGGATTAGTATGCAATTAACATATGAGAAATACTTAAATAAAATTCGCGCTGACCCAACTAATAACGAGGTTGATGAGCATCTTACACAAGACGAATTTGATAAACTGACGCATTCGGAAAAATTATCCCTAGCCATTCCGCGCCCAGACTGGGATTACACCCGGAACACCTGGAATGACATAACTCACGACAATTCTGACGATGACTACGATGACAAACCGCGACCAGCGTTCGTGTCGTCTAATCCATTCGTAAAAGGAAAAATAGATGGGCGCGGTGGAAGTGGAAATAGAAGAAGAACGAGAAATGTTAAATCATCCACAAAACGACGCACACGAAAAATGCGGCGAACCCGCCGCCGTATTATTCGTAAATAATCGGATTTAAGCGGAGCGCGAAGAAGCGAAGCGCTGGATTAAGGGAAAGGTTCGGAAAACCGTAGGTTTTCTGATTCAGATGGTAGGCACAAACTCCCAGTTCAGCTCCTCGCAAATCTTCTTCCAGATTTCGTCCTGTTCAATGCGCTTCTCCCGGTCCTTCAGCATGGGAAAGTACGGCAGGAACTCGCGCTGGTCCAGCAGCTCGCACAGCTTATAAACCGTGTAGTAGTAATTAAGGAAGTTGACGCGGTCTTCCGGACAGAACTTGGCGTACGGCCCCTGGATCTCCATGAACAAGTTGCACAGCGTTTCTTCCAACTCGGGCGACATGACCGGCGGCTTGATGCCCAGCTTCTCTTTGATGAACGGGATGTGCTCGTAGTACTTGTTGTACCCCAGCTTCTTCAAAATCTCCTTCGCCTTTTTGTCCGTCAGCTGCGTGTGCAGGTCAATCCTCTCCTTTTTAATCTGGTGCTTGATGTTTTCCAGCACGTCGGGCGGGATCTGCGTGGTTTCCTTGGCCTGGAACTGCGCCAAAATTTCCTTGAAGTGATTGATCCGCTTGTAAGCGTAAAAACACGCCTCGTTGGGCGGCTCCTTGTACGACGGCTTCTCGTTCTCCACCAAGTAGCTGACGTGAATGGAGCAGCTGTTGCACACCATGATGCCCTCGTTTTCCACCGGAATCATTTCACCCGCATGGCAGTACCGGCACACGTCGGTCGGAAACACGTACTTGCTCACGTCAATGTAGGACGGGTCCAGGTTGGTCAAGTACCGCTGCACGTTGTTCTGATTCATGCGCTTCAGCTGGTCTTCCTTGGACCCCCCGCCCTCCACCCGGAAAAAATCATTGAGTATTTTGGTTTTGTTGTTTCCGTTGCAAATTTGTTGCTTGTTTTCAAAGTAATCAAAAATGATTTCGTTGTTGTCCAAGTAGTAGTTTTTGCACTTGTGTTGGTGCTCGCAAATGCTGGTTCGCAGCTCTTGAATCCGTTCCCTGAGATCGTGGCGGGCAGGGGTCAGCAGCAGCTGCTGCTGCAATAACCGCTTCTCCTTCACCAATTTAGGAATCGTGTCGGTCTTCAACTTGGCAATCATGGCCTGATTCTCTCGGTGCTTGCTGTCCAGCGTGACAATGCTTTTTTCATCCAACACAATGGTTTTGTTGGTTTTTTGCTTGAACGAATTGTTGGGGGGGGGCATGACAAAGGAACGACTGAGAAGGAACGACTGAGAAGGAACGACTGAGAAGGAACGACTGAGAAGGAACAAACGAAGCGCAGACAACAATACAATGCACGCGACTTATATATTTAATATATTATTTAGCGTATTGTTAATCATATATTATTTATCATTTTCATTTAAGCATCAACCGGTTTGCTCATGCTACCCGACGCCGCATTGGTTCAAATGTCATTTTTGTTGCAACATTTAGAAGAGAGATGGAGCCTAAAAAAACGCAACCACGTTTACATGATGAAACAACTGAACGGGACCGGGTTCAAAAAGAGTTACACGTCTTCTTATTTAGACGCGCATTTGACCGCGTATGCAGCGGCGCCCCCGTCCTCTCTTAAGCAAATTCAGCTGCTCACGTTTTTGCACAACGCGCTGGAGGACGGATGGAACATTAAGAAGCATTCGCACACCCCCAACAAATTCACGTTCATGAAACGCCACAACGGGGAATGCACCGTGTATGAAGACGACGAATACTTGACGCAGTTCATAAAAACCAACCTTCGCATGGAATCATGAATTGTTTGTGCATGGTGTGCCATTTATTTCATTTAGCCCAACTTTTTATTTGTAAGTTTAATTCATTCATTTTCCCGATTTTTTTTTCTTTAGGCATAGTATAACCACAACAACAACAAAATGGGAGGAGGATTGATGCAACTTGTCGCCTATGGCGCCCAAGACGTTTACTTGACCGGCAACCCCCAGATCACTTTCTGGAAGGTTTCCTACAAGCGCCACACCAACTTTGCCATGGAGTCCATTGAGCAGACTTTCAACGGCCAGGCTGACTTTGGTCGCCGTGTCACTTGCACCATTTCCCGCAACGGTGATTTGGCTTACCGCACTTACCTGCAGGTCACTCTCCCCGAGATCAACCAGCAGATGAAGTCCTCCGCTCAGGACGGTGTTTATGCCCGTTGGCTTGACTTCCCCGGCGAGCAGCTCGTCTCCCAGGTTGAGGTTGAGATCGGTGGCCAGCGCATTGATCGCCAGTACGGCGACTGGATGCACATCTGGAACCAGCTCACCCTCACCGTGGACCAGCGCCCCGGCTACTTTGCCATGATCGGCAACACCACCCAGCTGACCTACATCACCGACCCCTCTTTTAACGATGTTGACGGTCCTTGCCAGGCCACCGCCCCCCGCCAGGTGTGCGCCCCCCGCAACGCCCTCCCCGAGACCACCCTCTACGTCCCCTTCCAGTTCTGGTACTGCCGCAACCCCGGCCTTGCCCTCCCCCTCATCGCCCTTCAGTACCACGAAGTCAAGATCAACCTCGACATTCGCCCCATTGACGAGTGCTTGTGGGCCGTCGGCTCCCTGAACTGCGGCGCCGGCGTCCGCACCGCCAACGGTGGCAAGGTCGTCACCGCCTACAACCAGTCCCTCGTTGCCGCCTCCCTCTACGTTGACTACGTCTTCCTGGACACCGACGAGCGCAGACGCATGGCCCAGAACCCCCACGAGTACCTCATCGAGCAGCTCCAGTTCACCGGTGACGAGTCCGTCGGCTCCTCCTCCAACAAGATCAAGCTCAACTTCAACCACCCCGTCAAGGAGCTCATCTGGATCGTCCAGCCCGACAGCAACGTTGACTACTGCTCCTCCCTGGAGTGCGGTCAGCTCCTCTACAACCTCCTCGGCGCCCAGCCCTTCAACTACACCGACGCCGTGGATGCCCTCCCCAACGCCATCCACTCCTTCGGCGCCAAGGAAGCCACCGCCCTCAACTCCAGCTCCTTCATCAACGACAACATGTTCAACGATGCCGGCGCTGTTGACGTCAACGGTCCCGGCTGGTGGCAGGGTGCCCCCGCTAGTACCACCCTTGGTGGCCCCGGAGCCGGCGCCGTCTGGCTCTCTGCCCCCAACTTTGCTGGCGAAGGCGGCGTGAACCAGCAGGGCTACCTCGCCTTGCAAAGCTCCCTCAACCCCGGCTACCTTGAGAACTCCGGCGTCTCCGATGCCGGCGCCTTCGTCCTCGCCGAGACCGCCCTCCTCCTCCACTGCTGGGGCAACAACCCCGTCGTCACCGCCAAGCTCCAGCTTAACGGCCAGGACCGCTTCTCTGAGCGCGAAGGCTCCTACTTCGACACCGTCCAGCCCTACCAGCACCACACCGCAACCCCCAACACCGGTATCAACGTTTACTCGTTTGCCCTTCGCCCCGAAGAGCACCAACCCAGCGGCAGTTGCAACTTCTCTCGCATTGACAACGCTACTCTCCAGCTTGTTCTCTCCAACGCTACCGTTGAGGGTGTCAAGACTGCCAAGGTTCGCGTCTATGCTACCAACTACAACGTTCTTCGTGTCATGAGCGGCATGGGTGGTCTCGCTTACTCCAACTAAACGCATTATGCTCACAGTTTTTTCATGTTATTTATTGGATAATATGAAACCATAAACGGTGATGTAAGTATAACTTACATCACGAAAAACATCAAACATTTTATTATAAACGGTGTGCTGTCAATACTGTTGACGGCACGGAAACAACCAGATTTGCATATCATCGGTGGTGTAGATACTATGGACATCACGAAAAACAAACCCCAACCCTTTTTTGATATGCGGTATCATTTCATTTTCAATTTCTCAGTAATTGCAGAATGAATTTTTCCAATCAATTCAAACACGTTGAACTGCGGGTCAAATGGATTAAACCGAATAAATTCGCAATTTAATTTTTGTTTTAATCTAGTTTCTCTCATTTCATCCTTTATTTTATTTGATTCACTCATGTGGTGCAATTCGTCGCATTCAACTGCTATTTTGTGATCTATGAAATATAAATCAATCCTACATTTTTCACATGCAAATTGTCTACAAACATTTTCACATCGGAATGCATGCAATAAATTTGTTATAACATCCAATTCAATGCATGGGAACCATTTTCTTGCAATTTCCATGCCCAACAATTCAGTCATTTTCATTGATTCGCTGCTCCTTGATGCAGATAGTAATTTTTCCAATCCTTTGTGCGTCAAATGACAAACAAGCTGATTTCCACCTTTGGTTGGCGTTTGTTGACAACATTTTTCACTGAAATCATAGGTTCGCGTTATTGAACGAATGTTTATTAACTTCAATGCATTTGCAATGTCATTTGCTCTATATAATGCATATGGTTCGGTCTCTTGCAACACTGCATTCACATTGGAGTAATGCGCCTTGATGCGCAAGGCACATTCATGTTCGTTTTCCATTGCTGAGTATTACATGTGAACCATTTTTAATATGTAAATTCAATTTTATTCAATATTTTTTTTAATTTATCAACACAATGTAATGTCAAATGCAATACATTGTTCCTTTAAAAATCGCATGCGCGCTCCTGATTTTAATGCTCGTTTCGGCTGCCGTGCAAAACCGGTTCATCGGTGCCGAACAAAATCAAGACAATGCATCAGATCATGATGTGCCCATTGTGTCCACGCCGTTCAAAAACTTATTTGACGATCAAGGCAAGCCGTTGAATGTGATCCTGATTGCGGCCCCCTTTCGCACCGTGGAGGACGAGCAGGCGTACGAGAAGTATCGGAGCCAGGGGCTCTCCTTTTGCGGCATATCCAGCTACATCAATTTCCCCGGCCACATTGAGAACCCGCACGAGGACCGCTTCCACGAGGAGCGCGGGCACGACTATCCCGCCATGGTGTCGGCGTGGCTGCACTGCTTTAGGGACCCGCCCACCAATTTGCAGAAGTCGGGGCTGCCGCTCATGCTGCTTGCCGAGTCGGATTTGAAGGACGCCGACGCGTACAAGCCCGACCCCACAATTGCCAAGGAATACGACTTCATGTACGTGTGCCTGCAGGACAACGACAAGTGCGAGCCGGGGTGGCAGTCGTACAATCGGAACTGGGATCTGGCCAAGCAGTGCCTGGAAATCATGTGCGGCGAGTTCGGCTTAAGCGGCGTGCTGGTCGGGCGCACCAATTGCGAATTCACGAAGAAGTGCAACGGCATCGTGAAGGTCGTCCCATTCCTGGAATTTGACGCGTTCCAAAAAGAAATGCAAAAGTGCCGCTTCCTGTTTGTGCCGAACATTGCCGACGCCTCGCCGCGCGTCATCACGGAGGCCATCTGCTACAACATGCCCGTGCTCGTGAATCGCAACATCCTGGGCGGCTGGCACTACGTGGAGCCCGGCGTCACGGGCGAGTTCTTCACGAGTAAGAATGATGTCAGGCCAGCCCTGCGCAGCTTAACAACCAATATGAACGCGTATGCACCGCGCCGGCACTTCATGCGGCACCACGGCAAGCACCGCGACGGCCGGCGCCTGGCCGCATTTCTGAAGCGGAATTACCCCGCCCTGAACAACAAGCGCATGAAATACGCCACGATCACGATTTGACACAGTTGCACAACTTTTGAAAATTTTTTTTCACAATGTCTATATATTGCCACATGACCAGTTTTTACGTTTCAACAAGTGGGTCTGATTCAAATAATGGGTCCCAAGCAACCCCGTTTTTAACATTGGGATATGCTATTGCACAAGTGAGTAATGGTGATACAATTAACATTTCTAGTGGAACACACAGTTACGGAACTACCTCTGCTAATAATGTTATCACCATTAGTAAAGAATTGAGCATAATTGGACGAAATGATACAAGCGGAACTAGACCGATAATTAACATAGCAACCGCTTCTAATAATACAGCTGTTTTGTGCAATGCATCAAATATCACCATTAAGGGCATGGAGTTTGTTCACAATCCAGCATCAACCGGATCCAACGACACATGCATTAGCATTGCTCCGGGTGGAACGGGAATTTCTCCGGATGCCGGTGCAATGGTGAATCAAAATGTTAACATACTTGACTGCAAAATACATTTTACTAAATTTGGTGTTTCAAGCAAAGCTAAATATTTTAGTGTAAAAAATTGTGAGTTAGTTTCAAAAGCTGTTACTACCGCCAGAAGCATTGCAATATATAGTCAAGATGGAACAATTGATATTACAGATAATACATTTACTGCTTCTGTTTCTAATAGTGGGATTGAGTTATTGCACAATAATTTTGCTACCAACGATAGTTATCAAAATAAAAGAAATGGAACAGTCAATTTTACAAGAAATTCCACAAGTGGAATAAATATACTCCGTCGTGCGATATTTTTTGAAGCCGGATGTGATGCTGGTCTGAATGGAGACACATATAGTTTCAATGTTTCCAATAATACAATATCTAGTACAAGCGATTGCATGTTTTTGCTACAACCAAATAATGCAAATTTTTTAAACTTTATCAATTTGATCAAAATCAATGACAATATTTTTACCAATAATCCATCAGGTTCTAACAATGGGTTAGTAAGAGTAGCAAGTTTTGTAACAAATGGTGGTCCTTTAACACCCCCTACCAATAATCCTAAATTTTTGATATATTCAAACACAATGAACAATGCTACACTTAATTTATCACCTAGTCCATATAATGTGGACAATAAAAATGTATTAATATTCACAGGATTTTCAGCTAATTCTGACGGCAATACTGGAGGTTTAACTGCAACCGCACTAAATTCCATTTTGACTACTAGTGGAGGAAAATCAAACCAAACAATTGCATTTGGTGTTTTGTCATCCCAACTATATTCATTGAATGGTGAAATTGATTTAACCGCAACATGTGACTCAGGACTTTCGGTGAGTTATTCATCCGACAATTCAAATGTCGTGCAGGTGTCAGGAAATAAGTTGATTGTAAAAGGGGTGGGGACAGCTACCATCACTGCATCCCAAGCTGGAAATGATAATTACAACCCGGCTATAGCCGTGTCACGAACAATTAGTATCATTACCACTTCTATTACCACCAGTTACATTCCTGACAGGCTGTTAACAACTATTGTGTTTAACTTTAATCCATAATTCTACGATTTGTCATCATAATAAACAATTCATTCATAATAAAATGTAAATGATTTGTATATATTCATTCCAAACATGTGTTTTTCGGAACGAATTTCTCTCGGAATCGGGTTATCAGGAATTGCAACGGCCGCGCTTATTTACGCGCGCACCAAGAATGCGTATGCCTCCATTGGACTTCTGTATTTTGCGCTCATGGAAATCATTCAGTATTTTCAATACAAAGTGATTGACCAATGCAACAATAACACCAACCGATTTTTAACAATCCTCGGATACATCCACATTTGTTTCCAGCCGTTGTTTTTCAACCTGTGGCTGTTTGCATTCACGGTGAAACCGATTGTGCAGTATTTGTATCTCTCGTTTTTTGGAGGGCTCATGCTGGCATCGCGTTTATTTTTTGTGAAAAACAATGAATTGTGCGACGCGTCCTATGAACCGTTGTGCGGCAAGCGAACCTGCTCCGTATCGGGGGAACGGCACATTGCGTGGAACCTGCGTTTGCGCGCGCCGGATTGGGTCACTCCCAGCATGTCGCTGCATTTCTTTTTGTGGATTTTTCCAGCGCTGTCCATGTTTCAATTGAAACCTTTGATAGCGGTTTTGCTTACTGGGCCATATTTCGGATACCTATTGACAAGCAACATCCACGAACGCCCTGCGATCTGGTGCTACACATTTATCATGCAAGTGATTGTCACGTGCTGGTTATTGCTGCGGTAGACAAATAATATATGAAAAGCATTTAAAGAGGAATGCATTTAATTCAAATAACCCAGAAAATTGAAAGGTTGTCCGTTTTTGACAGCATTTCAGCAGTTCTCACAGAAAACAACAGACCACAACAACACAATGCAATCCACCACAAACATGAATGGAGGAAGGCCGCCCGTTGGAAAGAATGCCGGCAAAAACAAGAAGAAGCGTGCCAACAAGAAGAAGCGTGCTGCGGCCAAGGCAGGCACCAGTTCATCAGGAACCATGACGTCGCAACTCGGCGCCGGTCGTGCCACGGTTCCGCAGTGGTGCAAAATTGACATTGACCAAGTGGCAAATCACGCTGGGGGGTTTGTGTGGAAGTTGAGTGACATGGAGCACGCCAACCGCTACTTGATCATGGGCGCCAAGGACAATGGAAACTACTACCAGACCACCGAACAGGTCTCCACCGAGTGCCACACGGCCATTATTCGCGTCATCCGCAGCAAAAATCCCGATGATTTTGCGAAGCTGTGCGCGATGCTGGAAGACATCTCGGTCAGGGGTCTGGCCGCGCGCCAAGAACCGACGCTGCTGTCCCTCGCGGCGGCCATCGTGTTTGCACCCAGCGTGGAGAAAAAAGTCATGGCACTGGCGCTGGTTCCCAAGTGCGTGCGCATTCCGACGCACGCGTTCATGCTGGCTGGCTACGTGTCGGACTTGTCGCAGTGCAAGCCTGGAAAGGAGAAGGGCAAGGGCTGGGGAAGCGGGTTTCGGAAAGCGCTCGGCCAGTACTACACTTCGCGGCGTGGACTGGAACTGGCGACGGCACTCACCAAGTACAAGAACCGCGAGGGATGGCGCCACGAAGACTTGCTGCGCATGCTGCACGTCAATCCCGCGACGCTGAAGGACGACGGCGCGCGGTTGGTGTTCAAGTACGTGTTCGCCTGCGCCCGAGGTGAAAAGGACTTCATTCGCAAGCTGCTGGCCGACATTGCCACCTCAATCACGCATGAGCGGGCCATTGAGCTCTTGGAAACGCCGATCCCGTCTACCGAGAAGACGATTGCATCCACAACATCCAAACCCGTGTCCAAACCATCCGCGGTTAAACCCAACCAGGGCGGAATTGTGGCAGGATTCAAGTCAGCAATTCAAAGCGTGTTCGGCTCCAAGGCAACAACAACCACAACAACAACCACAACAACAACTGCACCAACAACACAGAAAAAAACTCGGATCCAGTTCTCCGAAAACTCTGACTCCACGACAGTTGAAATTGCGACATCTGCGTTTCAGTGGAAGCGCATGTTCATGAACCGCGTGCCAACTGGCGGGTTCACGATTTCGCTGGAACTGCCGCCCGGAACGCACGACTTCAAGTTCATCGTGGGCGGCGTGTGGCAGTGCGACCCCAGCAAACCGACGCACAAGACGGGCGAGCACGAAAACAACTACATTGTGGTCTCAGACCAGGAAACGACAAAATCAGAAGCAGACACCACGGCAAAAGCCACCCCTGTTTCACGCGACCTCGTTGAAACCGCCGTCTACCTGCAGGCAATCATGGAGATTGAGGCCTGCACCACGAGCGTGTCCGATCTCTACAAGGCCCTCAAGCTGGTGCGGGAACACGGCTTGGTGCGCGAGCAGATTCCCACGCACTTGCTCAACAGTTCCGACATTTGGACCGAGCTGCTGAAGTCAAAAGGCGCCAATGGCAAGCAGGACGGCATGCCGCTGGAGGCCCTCACTCGCAACCTGGGAAAGCTGTCGTCGTTGCCGAATTTCATGGGTCAATCAAACACGGAGATCATCTGTGCGCGCTTGCGATCCGAGACCGACATCCAGCGTTCGCGCATTCACCCGTTCAAAGTGTTGATTGCGTCCCAAATCTACGGCGCAGGGAAGGCATTGAAGGGCGCGCTGGCCTGGACGGTGTCGGCACAAGTGCGCGACACGCTCACGACCACGTTCATGCGTTCGTTCAAAAACGTGGCACCCACGGGCAAGCGCTACATGTGCGCACTGGATGTGAGTGGAAGCATGAGCTCAGCCTGCATGGGATGCCCCGCCATCAGTTGCAGGCAGGCATCGGCTGCGCTGGCGCAAGTGCTCTACGATACCGAACCCCATGTCTACATGCGCGGGTTCACTGCGGCATCCGGGTACGGTTCAGTCGTGCACGACAATGGGTTCTGCAACTTTGACCCGCTTGTGAGGCGCGGAATGACACTGGATCAGTTCATTCGTGCAACCGAAGCGCCATACGGCCCCACCGACTGCTCGCTCCCCATGCTCCGCGCCACAGAAGAAGGTCTGGACGTGGACGTGTTCATCGTCATGACGGACAACGAGACGTTCGCGGGCAAAGTGCATCCCCAGGTTGCGCTGGAATCCTACCGCACGAAAGCCAACAAGCCCAATGCGAAGCTCATTGTGGTGGGGATGACCGCAAACAACTTGACCATCGCCGACCCCAACGACCGCAACACGTTGAACCTGGCGGGCTTCAATGCCGCGATGCCGGAAATCATCGCCATGTTTGTGCGCGGTGAACTCTAGACGGGAACCCAGGTTCCCGTAAGCCCTCCTTTGCGTCCCGTAAGCCCTCCTCCGAACCTTTCCCTCTCGTGGCATTAAATAAAAATAAAACATGAAAGATGTTATAAGGGATAAGGAGAGGTAAGGAGAACCTGGGTTCTCCTAAAATATTTTTTTAGTTGTTTATTATATAGTTAATAAATAGTCACATGAGTGAACCATTTAAATTTGATGTAACATTCGAAAATGGATCCTATAAAATAAAAAATGGTCGCGATCTATGTTTACAATTTGAATTCATTGAAGACGAAGACGAAGACGACGACGATGGAATTGTATTGTATATTTCAAAAATAGTCAAATGTGGCGACGGCATGCCACTCACTCGCAAAGTGATAAAGATGATTGAAGACATGGCAAAATCCATTCCGGTTCCGCCTTGGTCACGCGTCAAATACATAAAATTGGAGGATGGTTCGTCCATAAATGTATGTGCTGGGCAGAATAGCAGTGGTATGAACATTGATTTGCGTTATTTAAAAATTTTAACGACTGGCGAATCATGGTATAATTCCTTCGGTTATAAATCGTTAGATCATGATGCCAATGTGGCACATAATGCAGCTATCATAAATCAACCGATGGACGAGTTATTATCTAAATTGGTTGTCCAGGAATACATTGACCAGAAATACATAAACAAATTCAAAGCGAGGTTTCCTGAATTGAATACCGCCGACTTGACGGTCAAGGAATATGTTACAGCGATGTCGAAGGCGGTTCCAAGGTCTGGAACTAGAACATGCACAAAAGAACAAGAAAAAAGGACGAGTTTATTATTCAAGTTAGTTTATTATATTAGAATGAGTGAGATGTTAGAATACAATTTTAGATTACAAAAAAAGGTTGAACGGGGTCCAAACTCTGGGGGTGGCGCAAAAAGAACTCTACGAAAATCATGCAGAAAAACAAGAAAAACAAGAAAAACAAGAAAAACAAGAAAACCAATAAACTCAAGAAAAACAAGAACTCACAAATGCATAAAACGCAAAACGGCATAAATGCACGGCACAAAATCAACCCATTGGACATGCCACAAACCACAATCACGTTTTATGACAATCGCGGTCGTATTGAAACCGCGGACATGCATGCTGTCGTGTTCAGCGACGGGGTTGAGCGCTTCATTTGCACGCACACCCGTGTGCCGGATGCCTACTTGCCCATAGAAGTTTACATCTTGAATGAACATTCCCAAAGTAGTGAATGCGTTGCGGTTGGCACGTACACGACGACCGAAACGAAATCTACGCAATGGTACAATGCGCGCACGAATGCATGGGAGGGAGCGCCAAGCAAAAAAATATATATTTTTCATGAAAATTAAAAATTGATTTTGAGTGATTTGACTGATTTATAACATCAAGTCAAGGATAACCAAAATCAATTTGCGTCACAACATTACAATGGCAGCCGAATTCATTTTCTATGTAATCATGTTCGTCGCGTTTGCGGGCTACATGGTTGTCATGCATGTCATCAAGTGAAATGAACCAACCTGTATTTGGAATATTTGGACATTGGCATTTGTACAGGTTTTTGTACAGGCTTTTGTACAGGCAAGTAAGATTTAATTGGTATTATTTTTTGAGGAAACCACTTATCATAATATCTATTTAAATTATAAACTTCAATAGCCGGATTCCATATCTTGACCCAATCTGATAAGCAGGAAGATGTTTTTATTACATAATTGCAATTACTTAACGCCAGACTATCTATCATAGCTTCTTTGGCTCTGTCTATATTATTATCAGTTTTCAAGTGCAACGGGTGATTGTCGTTGCTCCGCAAAGAATTTGTGAATACCAACTTTTTTTCTGAAAAAAAACTTGTATTTTTTATATCTGTTATAAAAGTTTCATCATCCGAAATTATAAACATGGTGTCAAATTCATTTGTTGACAGGAAAGATGTAATGTTTTTAACAACATCTTCTTTTGATATATACGAAGCTTCACTGCCAAATTTGTCTGTTCCTCTAAAATGGATGCCTAATGTTTTTGCACCAAACTCTTTCTTAATGGTTTCAACCGCTTGCAAAATGTCTTCTGCAATATCAAAATATTCAAAGAAAATATCATGGGCCATAACACACTCATTATGACTATACGTACATGAGTGCGTTTGCTTAAGGACTTGCAAAGAAATCGCACCGTTTGAGGTCGTGGTTATTTTTTTTGGTTTGATTATTTCAGGGAAAATTAAACCATATGTAGTATGTATATCCCAATTCGGGTAAATTTCATGTTTTTTCAAAAAAGGCAAGATCTCAAGAATCCATGTTAAAGTAGCACCGAACAATCCATTCCCAATAAACCCATTCACTGTTCCAAAATTTTGTGGCGGGGCCGGGGTCGTATCTACTAACTGCAGATCTCTCGGCCGGCATCCATGCATTTTGAACTGCAGATATCTCGGCCGGTGTCCATGCAGTTTGAACTGCAGATCTCTCGGCCGGTGTCCATGCATTTTGAAATATCAATATAAAATAAACATTCAACCCCAATGCCAAACTAAGATCCTACACGGGAAATTACATGTTCTGATACGCGGGAACGATGGTGGACCCCACCACAATTTGCCGGTTTCCGCCGGTGGTCGTCAATACAGATCCGCCGCCGGATTGGAACCCGCTGTTCAGCGCGCCTTTTTTTGGTGGAGCCGTGCAGCCGCCCGCGCGGCATCGCTGCAGTCGCGTATTGCGGATGGTGTTATCATTGCTTCTAAACGACAGCGGAACTCCGGCGGCGTTGATGGAGGATTGACCGATTGCATTGTTGCGTTTTCTCTCAATGTAGAGCTCGGTGTCGTGATTCTGGCCGATCCACTTTCTGGAACCGCCCTGGCAATACGCGCTGCTTGCCGGGCTGGCATAATTTGCGCCGCCTAAAGTGCGCAAGTACACGGCGCGCCCCATTGCAAAGTCGTTGCCGCCGTCGCTCGGGTAAAACTTGGCGGGCATGGCCGACGGGGCCGACAGAACCGCGTTGTTTCCGGCTTGCTTAATTAGGACGCTTTGGTCTGCTGGACCGGGGAACACAGGTCTCAAATACACGAATTTCACCATTATGGGAATGTATGAATTATATGAATTGTTTCGGATGTAATGCAATTAATATAATGGAATGTTTTATTTTTTCTGCGATGTTGCGATTTTAATGCGAAATTAAAACCGACGCACATGACGCCACGCGCTCTGGGATGCAAAGCTGGCGTCCCCGCCGAACGACTTGTCGTTGTACGTGCGGTTGATGGCTTGGTTCTTCTTAAAGGTGATGTAGTCGGAGCCGTCGTACACGTACTTCACGTTGCAGGTGGACGAGGGAATGCCGGTGCCGTCGTTGGTGGCCTGCACGTGACCGGCAAACATCTTAAAAGAACCCACTGATGAGCTGCGCACCACGCCCTGCACTTGATCCGACCCGCCCGACACATAATTTTGACGTCCTAAATAATCGCCCGCGTTGTTCACCAACCGAAACGGGGTGGTGACGGGTTTGCGGCCGTTCACGTCGCCCGACGCGTATTGCCCGTTCCAAGCCTGCCTTAATACAAAGCGGTCCATGCTGCGTTCATTTCCGCCCTCCATGCCGCTGCCACCGTGCGTTCCAGCGCCACCGCCTAGCAGCGCGGGTGAGTATCCGTTGTAGCCGCCACCCAAATTGCTGGGCTGGCTGTTCGGAGACACGAACGAGTTCGGGTTCCGAGTCACGCCCGACATGGCAGAAGAGTAACCGATTGACGTCGACATAATGTGATAAAGTTCGTGGGTTGATTAATATAATATGACACGATATAAAAAAATGTATTCATTGCATAAGTTTACCAAACGCCCACTCAGTTAGAACAGATTAACCTTAATAATATAATTTAATAATTTCCAATAATTCATTATTTTCATCATTTTCAATACGGTCAATCTGCATTTGAATTTCCTGCATTAGACAATCCAATTTATCCACCATGTCTACCCTTTTTCCATCTGGATTGAATCGGATGAATACCCATTTTCCACTATGTATCATGAAGAGGTCATCATACCGAATGTCTTCATCTTTGGGGTCATAACCTGAATGACGAAATTCATCAGTTTCAATTGCTAAAACAGTATTACCAATTTGTTTCCGATGATCAATGCGTCGCCGATGGGTGCAATCGCAGTGTCCTGTGTACAATGGTTTATCATGAATAAATCCTTCAAATATTGCATTAATTGCATTACGCACTCGGATTTCTTTCGTGTGTGTGTAAATGACTTTGCTTCGTTCATCGTTGGGAAACAATTGCTTGAAACAGGTTGCACAATATCCATCATATACGGTTGAACCACCGCGCGAATCTGGCCAAGTTATACAATTTGGACAACGTAATCCGCCGCCATGATTAACACATTTATCGGTTTTGTTTCGGGCACTTTTGGTGCAACCTGGTTCAACACAACGTGCGCCGCCGCCATGTGATTTGCATTTATCGGTTTTGCCTTGGGCACTTTTGGTGCAACCTGGTTCAACACAACGTAATCCGCCGCCATGTTCAATGCATTTATCGGTTTTGCCTCGGGCACTTTTGGTGCAACCTGGTTCAACACAACGTAATCCACCGCCATGTTCAATGCATTTATCGGTTTTGCCAACGGCACTTTTACTACAACCTGGTTCAACACAACGTGCGCCGCCGCCATGTGATTTGCATTTATCAGTTGGACTTACGGCACTTTTGGTGCAACCTGGTTCAATACAACGTAATCCGCCGCCATGTTCAACGCATTTATCGGTTTTGCCAACGGCACTTTTGGTGCAACCTGGTTCAACACAACGTGCGCCGCCGCCATGTGATTTGCATTTATCGGTTTTGCCTTGGGCACTTTTGGTGCAACCTGGTTCAACACAACGATCACCGCCGCCATGTTCAATGCATTTATCGGTTTTGTCTCGGGCACTTTTGGTGCAACCTGGTTCAACACAACGTGCGCCGCCGCCATGTGATTTGCATTTATCGGTTTTGCCTGCGGCACTTTTGGTGCAACCTGGTTCAATACAACGTGAACCGCCACCATGTTCAATGCATTTATCGGTTTTGCCTTGGGCACTTTTACTACAACCTGGTTCAACACAGCGTTTTGATTTTCGTGGCATTTCTGTGCATTATAATATTGATAAAGTTTTAATTCAATTTTAAACGCAATGATGTCACTCTAATGAACGAATCAAAAAACCAAAAAGGTTCAATGTTATTGATGTTTAGCAGCCATGGCGCAACAAATGAGAGAAATTCAATATACATTATAATGTCTTATCCCCTCCTTATTCGGTCATGATGCGCGGCGCAATGTTCATGGTCTGCAGCTCTTGGAACAGCAGCTTGCACGCGTACGGGATTTCCACATACGCAAACTCCGTTCGGTTCTCGCACATGTGGCAGCAGTGTATGCCCATTTTTTCGTTCACCGCGGCAATCATGCCGCACCGCTTGCACACGTAGACCTGGTACTTGTCGGACGAATCGTACATGCGCCCGCGCGTGAATCGGCACGCCCCGTGCGCCACCATGCTGTCGCGCTCCATTTCGCCAAATCGGTGTCCGCCGTCGCGGCTGCGCCCCTCCGCCGGCTGCCGCGTCAAATTCACCATCGGCCCAATGGACCGGCTGTGCTGCTTGTCGTTCACCATGTGCTTCAGTCGCTGGTAAAACGCGGGTCCGATGAAGACGCTGGTCTCAATCTGCTCCCCCGTGAGCCCGTTGTACATGAGCTGGTTGCCGTTGCACTCGTACCCCAGTTTGAACAGCTCCCGCCGAATGGTCTCAATGTCCAGTTCGCCGAACGACGTGCCGTCACCGAACAGGCCCAGCTCCACCAGAACCATTCCCAGCAGCGTCTCCTTCAGCTGCCCAATCGTCATGCGCGACGGAATGGCGTGCGGGTTGATGATGATGTCGGGCCGGAGTCCCTGCGCCGTGAACGGCATGTCGCGTTCCGGAATGATGTTGCCCAGCGTGCCCTTCTGCCCGTGCCGCGAGCTGAACTTGTCGCCCATGACCGGTTTGCGCAGGGTCCGCACCCGCACCTTGCAAATGTGGTACCCCTCCCCGTTCCGCTCCAAGAACGTGCGATCAATATAGGACTCCTCCTGCGTGCGATACGCCCGGCTCTGGTCCTCGTATTTAAGCACCTTCGTGTGATCGTTGCGATTGATGGGCACCACTTTGGCAATGATGATGTCGCGGTTTTCCACCAGCGTGTTTTCCGGCATGACGCCCTTGGCGTTCACCTTGTCGTAATTCCCGAATTTCATGCCCTTGGTTTTGGCGGGGTCCGGTTTGCAGCGCACCTCTTCGTCGCCGTTGACCTTCTTGTCTTCGTCCTTCTCGGTGTGGTAAATCACCGTCTGAAACAAGCCGCGGTCAATTGAGCCCTGGTTCATCAGCACGCTGTCTTCCTGGTTGTAGCCCGTGTGCGTCATGATCGCCACAATCACCGGCCCGCCCGACGGAATCTGGTCCAGCTTGATCATGCCCATGACGCGCGTGTCCACCAACGGGCGCGCGGGATACGTCATGACGTACGCCGTCTTATCCATGCGCTTGTCAAAATTCGTCACGTACATGCCCATCGCCTGCTTCGCCATGGCCGACTGGTACGTGTTCCTCGGCGACTGGTTGTGCTCCGGGAACGGAATGCAGGACGCAATCACGCCGAATATGGTGCTGGGGTGAATCTCGCAGTGCGTGTACTTGTATTTGAACGCGTCGTCGCGCGGGGAATACAGGTCCGATGGTTTCATGGCAATCATGCTGAAATTCTGCTCCTCCGGGTCAATGTATTCAATGATCGCGTTGCCAATCCGCGCATCCGTGAGCAGGTCGTCCCATCCCAGCTCCTTGGTTCGCAGCCGCCGGATGATGTCGTTTGTCACGTAAAGACCGCCGGTTTCCTGGTTCACGCGCAGCACCGGGCGCGTGATGCGCCCCGCATCCGTGCAAATCCGAATTTCTTTGTTTTTGTAATTGAACACGACCGACGTGTAAATGTTGATGATTCCGCGCGTCTTTTTGTCCTTGAAATCGTTGTACAGCTTGGGCGCGTCCATGGCCATTCCGATCCAAGCCCCGTTCACAAACACTTTGACTTGCTCGTGCATTTGCGCGCGGGTCGCATCTTCCAGTGTAACAATGTAGGCCCGCATTTGTTCGCGAATGTTGTCGGAACTGCTGATCGTGGTGACGTGCGTCATGTAGCTGATGTTTTTCACCACACCCACGCTGCCGCCTTCGGGGGTTTCGGCCGGGCACAAGAACCCCCACGTGGTGTTGTGCAGCTTGCGCGGCGGAATCAGCTTGCCGCTCTTGTCAATCGGCGTGTTGATGCGCCGCAAGTGGCTCAAACTGGAGATGTACGTGAGCCGATTCAACACTTGCGCAACGCCGACCTTCGTGGAGCTCACGTGCTTGATGCCAAAGTCGCCCGTGGAAAGCGCCTTTTTGAGGCCGTTCTCAATGGTGGACGACTTGATCAGTTTGTACACGTTGGTGCTGTTCATGATGCTCAAATAGTCGTCCGTGGAGCGCCACGACCCCGTGTTGATCTCGCGAATCACTTGCTTCGTCATGTCCTTCACCACCTTGTTGAAGTAATTGCGGAACAAGTTGTTGATCAGTGCTCCGGTCGTGTCCACGCGTTTGTTCACGTACGAATCACGGTCGTCCAGACGCGAAGCGTCGTTGCTGATGCTCGCTCCGATGAGGCGGTTCGCCATGTACCCCAAGAAATGCAGCCGCTGCTTTTCAGTGCTGCAATGCGGAAACAAGTCGTTGTTCAAAATGTCGGTGGTGAATTCACGTTTTTTTCGCGCGCCGGCCTCCTTGTCCACATTCATCGGGGTGTACATCACGTGACCGGTGATCACTTTGAGCGCGTCTTCCTGCGTGAGCACCGTGTTCGCGTCAATGATTGACCCTTGCAGCGCTTCCAGTGAAGCCGGGTCGTTGGTCAAACTCAACAAAATGAGTTCGCAGATCTCCTTGTCCGAAATCACGCCCAACGCCCGGAACACGACGAAGAGCGGGATCGGCTGTTTGATGCGCGGAATTTGCACGCAAATCGGGTACCCGAACCCGTTGTTTTTGTTTGCGATCATCATGCTGATCTGCTTTGGGGAAATGCACTTGAAGTCGGGCACCGACTTGATTTCCGCCAGCCAATTCCACTTGGTGTTCCCTTTGGACACATTGAAGCAATACACCCGGTTTTCGGCCGCGCGTTCTTGAGCCAGCACCGTTTTCTCGCTCCCGTGCATGATGAAGTACCCGCCCGCGTCGTGCTTGCATTCGCCCGTTTCTTGATGACTCACGTGCTGGCACTGTTTCAAAACGCAAATGCCGGATTTCAGCATGATGGGCAGCTTCCCAATCGGAATTTTGGGGAGCAGTTTGTGGTGGTACTGCACGTTTTCCAAATTGGGTCCCGTGCGAACGGTGATTTGCACTTTGACGTCCACCATCATTGACGACGCGTACGTGAAATTCCGAAGACGCGCTTCGTGCGGGAACATGAGCTTTGTGGCGCCGTTGTTTTCATGAATTTGCGGGCGATACAGGTTGAAGTGCGCAAACTCCACCTTCATTTCAAGACGATGTTTCTTAAGACCGCGGTCGTAATCCGCGTCAGATGCGATGTGCACTGGATTGAACATGTCAATCGTGCGCTCAAGCTGGGTGTAAACCAGATCGTTGTAGGATTCCAGCTGGTGCCGCACCAGCTTCTCCAAATGCGACTGTCCAAAATACGAACCGATCATGTCCCACGGCTCCTCCACATATTGGCCGAGAGCGGCTTCCGTTTCTTCCTTCAATGATTGTGTTTGCAATGGGTGCGACATTCTTTTCTTGACTGTGTGCTGGTGTGTGGCACGGGCTAATTGTCAAATCAATTTTTATGTTTAAATTGATTTTGTGCGCGTTATTCAGGCATCAAAAATTCGTCTACAAATTCTTTGCTCCAAACATTGGATGCACATGCCCAATCTGAATCAATTGTCATGAGCATTTTTTCAGTGGAAGTGGTTTGATAACAAAATTTATCGGAAACACCCGGCATGTAACCACGCAACCGATGCACGTAATTTGAAAATGTGGACAGCGGGTGACTAAAAAATTTTGTGCCGTGTGCACATATGATTTGCTCTACGATTCCGTGGAACACGGGATTAATTTCCATAATGTCCTCATTCAACACGTCGCGAAAGGTGATCACGTTGTACTTCAGTTGAAGTGCATTGAATTCACTCAAATCCACCGAATCCGTTGCAATGTAAATGCACTCATTCATCGGATTTACAATGTGCGGCTCAATGTTTTTCATGACATCTTCTATGGGAATGCAGGTTGTTTTGTAATCGCAATGCATAAAATCCCCTCGTCTTGCGTGCATTGCATAGTACTCGCCATCGGCACCACCGCACCGTTCACGTTTTAACCAACTCACCACTTTCATGGCGGCTTCAAAAATTTCGGATCTGTAATGCACGTGCTTGTGCACATACAATTTCACGCGGTTAGCATCGTGTTTGTTGGAGTGGCGCAACATGGAATAAAATGACCCCAACAAGCACTTATCAAAATGCACATATTTAGAATCATTTGACAATATTATCTCGGTCCGATTTGAAAAACATTTGGGAAGGACCGGATTCGGGTCCGGATTCGGATTCGGGTTCGGATTCGGATTACTAACATTAATGTAATTGTGACATGTGTCAAAGTTCGTCACATTATAAACCGTGCATGATTTATTCAACTCAGTTGCATCCGACTCTGCAATGTTTTCTTTATTGCAAAAGTCGGATAATGTCATAACCGAAATGCCCAAATCATTGAAATCAAAAAACAAACGCAAATCATGCATCCGATTGTGGACATTTGCTGGCAAATGGTCAATGTAGCACAAATCTGGCACGACTAATGCCCGGTTTGTGCAATATGCCAGCGCGCATGAAAGTTCAAATGAAAGGCGTACATTGCTCATTCCACCCGGCCAAGGAGTCACGATAATGTATTTGTCATTCGGCACATATTTTGAAATTGGATCGCAGTTCAATTGGTTCCAATACAATGCATCCGACATTTGAATGGAGGCGCTGGGTTTGATTTGATGCACCCGAGTAAAATAATGGTGTTCAATTCCATGAATCACTGCAATTGTGTTTTCATCAGATATGTAGATGTGTTTTTGCTCTTGCCCATCCTCCCATAAAACTGGGATAGTCATATCCCCCGATGTTAACATTTTAACACCCATGCCATTTTCCGTTTTTAAACAACTGTTTGCGATCGTTGTGGATTTATCGGTTTGAATGGGGGTTAATGTAAAGTCGGTCTCATTCCACCAATTGACGACACAGTTCGAATTCCATGGAGGATAATAAAACACGTCATTATTTTCAAGCGTCATTGTTTTTTTATTACGCAAACCTGGATGGTTCGGTGTTGTATTTAATTTACTATAAATGGCATGAATGTCCACAATGTCCCCCACAAAATTACAGTCCATGGGGGAATGGGGTGGAAACGGTTTGCTATTCTCCAGCAGTTTGCCGCTGCCGTAATGTTGAATATAATTGTCCTCTTTGAAAAAAAATCGTTCACAAATGACGCAGTCCACGGCGTAATCATCCACATTTGATACTTCATTGGAAAAATTCATAATAAACTCCATTAGCTTTGATGATGAACCGGAAAGACGTTTACGCTTGACATCATTGTGAATGCCAAACATGCCGCCAGCAATCGTCCAATAATGTTGCACATTGTCAGTCATGATGTGCAATTCTTTTGTGGGATAATTTGTCAACCAATCCGATACGGCAACCTGCTCTCGTTCATTTAAAATGGAATCCAAATCTCTGGACAGCCACACGGACACATTCTCATCATCGTGCGGCAAAAACCGAAGTGCCCGCAAACAAATGTTGGTTTCCACCAAAATCAATTCAAGGTCCGTGATTTGTGATAATTCATCAATGATGTGAACCGGTTCATCAAACGGCATGTACACGCGCACAATCCAACCTGGATACAGTTTTTTCGCCAAATGATAATTCACATATATGCCTTTGTAAAATCCGCGTGAATTGCTATAATGTGAAGTGGTGCCATACAATGAAAAACTAATGATTTTCTTCTCCAACTGGGGTTGAACATTAATGCATTTTGAATACTTTAAATAGCATTTCGTATTCATGAAACTAGTGTGTATTATGTGTATTGTGTATTATGTGTAGTGTGTATTGTGTATTGTGTATTATGTATTATGATTATGTATTATTTATTGTATTTAAGACCCTCAATGCGTCCATATGCGAGTGTGAGTGCATGTCATCCCCCGTGCAATTTAAGGACAAATGCAAATTCAATGTGTAATATGTGTCATAATATAATATATTTTGACATATATTTGTTGGGGTTTGCAATAATGAGTTCAAAAAAACAAATCACAATTGATCCGTCCGGGTTGAGCGGCGGTGCCGCGCACAATGTCACGATGAAACGGCAACGAAAAATGAAACCGCCGGTTGCGCTGCTGCGACCCAGCACCGTGAAAAAAAACTTGCTTGAAAAGATAAAGGACTACAAGCGGCGCAATGAAGAAACGGCTGCACCCGACCAACCGCAACCAAAAATGACGGACACGGATTTGGCCAACCAATTCAAAACGTCGTCCAATTATTTAGAACAACTCATGCACCGAAAAAAAGAGGGCCGGAAGGCCAAACTTAATCCAGTCATGCAACAACCCGCGACTCAGCCCATGCCTATGCCCATCATGCATCAGCCCATGCCCATGCCCATCATGCATCAGCCCATGCCCATGCCTATGCCCGTGCCTATGCCCATCATGCATCAGCCCGTGCCTATGCCCATCATGCAGTCAATGCAATCATCCGACCACGAAATATCATTGGAGCTGCCCCCCGAACTGCAGATCAACCCCATTCCCATTTTTCAAGAACCCCTCCCCTTGTACATGCCCGCAATGAATGCATTCACACCCGCACCCGTATCCGCACCCGTACCCGTAACGCAGATAAAAAACGACGTCCCATACGGCTGTTTGCGCAACGGCAATAAACCCACGTATCGCACGTATCACCGAAAAATTCAGCCCCCTCCGGTGAACCAGCATAATCACACGATGAAAAAACCGATTGCAACGGACATAAACGCACCCTTTGTCGCACCCCTCGCGACCGAACTTGACGCGGAGGAAACGGCAATCATTCAGGAACGGCAGCGCAAATTGAGGGAGGTGCAAGAAAGAGCATCGGCATCCGCAACAGCAGCAGCATCGGCATCCGCAACAGCAACAGCAACAGCATCCGCGTCTTCTGAAATGACCCCCCCCCAACCCGAACACACGAAAATACGGATAAAACAAACCATCACTAAAAAATACAGGCTGGGCCGATCGCCCGGCGGCAACGTGGTGGGCGTGCTAATAAAAAACAACGACACCCGGCGCCAGGTGCAGGAAGAGTGCGGCCTCTTGAAACGCGAGCCAATCATAGACGTCCGCAAGTACTTGCACGATCACGGGATGCTGAAAGTGGGCTCCGACGCGCCGCCGGACGTGCTCCGCAACATGTACGAATCGGCCAAACTAACCGGCGACGTCAACAACATCAACAAGACCGTCATCCTGCACAACTTCATGGCGAATGCAACCGCATGAAACAACACACCAAACAAAAACACAAACCCAAATGCATTTAAAGAGAGAAATTCATATGCATGTAACAATGCATACGAACGATATTGTATGGCCCTTATCAAAGAATATTTCCGCTTGTCCAACGAAGCCAAAACCAAGTACGGACCCAAGACCGTGCTCTTGATGCAGGTGGGCGCGTTTTACGAATGTTACGGCGAGATCACGGCTCGCGCACACATTGACGAGTTTTGCCGCGTGTGCGAGCTGGCCTGCGCCAACAAGGCGCCCGGCGTCGTCATGGCGGGGTTCCGGGATTACAGCCTGGAAAAGTATTTGAACCGGCTGCAGGAAGCCGGCTACACGGCGGTGGTGCATTCGCAGGACGCGCAAATCAAGGAGGAGCGCGCCTTGAGCGGCGTCTACTCACCCGGCACGTTCTTCACCGGCGAATCGGCGGCGCTGTCCAACAGCGTGGCCTGCATTTGGCTGGAGCGCATGCGCGGCAAAATCGTGATCGGAATGGCGAACATTGACGTGTTCACCGGACGGTCCAGCGTGTTTGAAGCGGAAACGGAGCCCCGGCACGCGCCGACCACTTATGATGAATTGGAGCGCTTTATTTCGGTCCACGCGCCGAGCGAGGTCGTATTAATTGCCGCTAATTTCTCTCCAAAAGAAGTGGAGGATTTGCTGAATTTCGCGGGGATTGCCGCGTGTGCCCGGCTGATCCATCGTCCGGGTTCGGAAGATGCCGCCGTGCAAAAATCCAGGAAGCAGGTGTATCAGCGCGAAATCATGGCCCGGTTTTTCGGCCATGTGGGTTCCGGTTTGCTGCAATTCACCACCTACGAATTTGCCACGCAGGCGCTCACGTACTTGCTGAATTTCGTGCACGAGCACAATCCGAACCTGGTGCACCGCATTGCCGAGCCCGCGTTTGAAAACTGCACGGACCGCATGGTGCTGGCCAACCACACGCTCAAGCAGCTCAACATCATAGACGACGACAACGGCGCCAAAAACAAGTACTCCTCCGTGTACCGGCTGCTGAACAACTGCATGACGCCGATGGGCGCGCGCCACTTTCGCACCCGGCTGCTGAACCCCTCGTCCTCCGCGCCCAAAATCCAGCGCGAATACGACATCACGGCGCACTTGCTTTCGTCAACAGACGCCTGGCGCCCCCGGTTGGCGCAGCTCAAGGACTTGGAAAAGTTCAACCGCTTGATCATGATGCGCAAGTGCCCGCCGCAAATGCTGCACTCATTGTATGGCAACCTGGCCGTCATCGGCGAGCTGCATGCGGCGATTGACCCCACCACTTCGGCATATTTGGACGCAATGAATCCGAATCCGACCCCGAATCCGAATCTGAATCCGTTGGAAGAATCCGTCTCCGCCATGCGCCAGCACTTGGACACCGCGTTCCACATGGACAAGTGCGCCAACGTGGGCGCCGACTTGGGCGACTGCGACTTTGTGCGCCCCGGCATCAGCGCAGAATTGGACATGCACCGGGCCCAATACGAATCCGCAAATAAAACCCTAACCGAACTAAAAAATTATTTGGATTCTCTCGTGTTGTGCGGGGAGAAGGGCCGGGCCAATGCGGCCTCGGAGGTCGTCAAGCTCCACGAGACGGAAAAGGGCGGCATTTCGCTGCAGGCCACTAGCCGACGCACCAAGCTGCTGGCCGACCAAATCCGGCAGCAGAAGCTGGACCAAGTGCGCATTGGACCCAACAATGATTGGTTCTCGCTCTTGGCGCTCACGTTTCCCAAGGCCACCAGCGCAAACCACGAAATCACGAGCCCGCAACTCAGCGAGCTGTGCCGCAGCATCGTTGCGTCCAACCAAAAAATCAAGGACGTCGTGGGACAGATTTACGCCGACTTTGTGGACAAGCTGCGCGAGTGGGACCCCGTGTTCCAGCAGCTCATCCACTTCACAACCACGCTGGACTTGCTGCAGAACCAGTGCCACATTGCGACAAAATACAAGTACTGCAAGCCGGTCATTGCTCCTCCAACAAATGATGAGTCCAAGTCGTTTTTTGACGCGCGGGACCTGCGCCACTGCCTCATTGAGCGGCTGAACGAGGATGAAACGTACGTCGCCAACGACGTGGCGCTGGGCTTAGCGGGGGGTGGCAGTGGCTTCGCCCACCGGGGCATGCTCATCTATGGCACCAACGCCGTCGGCAAAACGAGCCTCATTCGCGCCGTCGGCATTGCCATCATCATGGCGCAGGCGGGGCTCTACGTGCCGTGCTCTTCGCTCACGTACCGCCCGTACACCACCATTTTCACGCGCATCCTGGGCAACGACAACCTGTTCAAGGGCCTGTCCACGTTCCAAGTGGAAATGAGCGAGCTGCGCGTCATCCTGCGCACGGCCACCGACCGCAGTCTCATTCTGGGCGACGAGCTCTGCAGCGGCACCGAAATGGACTCCGCCATTGCCATCTTCGTCGCGGGACTGACGCACCTGCACCGAGTGGGCTGCACCTTCTTATTTGCCACGCACATGCACGAAATCAACGGCTACGACGAGGTGCGCCTATTAACTAAGATGTGCATGAAGCACTTGACCGTGACGTACGACAAGGCGCGCGACACCTTGATTTACAATCGCACGCTGGCGGACGGCCCCGGCGCCAGCATGTACGGGTTGGAGGTGTGCAAGGCGCTGCACTTGCCCGACGCGTTTTTGGAGTTCGCGAATGCGGTGCGGCTGCGGCATCGCGCCCCGCCCTCCGACATCGGCATCCTGTCGTTTGAGCCGTCGCATTTCAACGCGCACAAGCTGAAGGGCGTGTGCGAGCGGTGCTCTTCAGAGCTGGCGCAAGAGGTGCACCACTTGCTGCCACAAAAGGACGCGGACAGCCGGAATTACATTGGCCACGTGCCGAAAAACCACGTGGCAAACTTGATGGCGCTGTGCACCCGGTGCCACGACGAGGTGCACGGCGCAATATAATGCATGAATTATTGGGATGGTGTACATAACTCAACTACAAAAAAAAAAATTGATTCCAATTTTAGCATTTGAATCAATGTTGCAATCACCCCCGTAACAAATCGTAATCGCGTAATGAATCTCTTTATTCTCTCGTTGATCCCGACCGAAGCCGCCGAAGCCTACATGGACAAGCACGTTAACAAGATCCTGTTGGAGGCGGTGCAAATGCTGTGCACTGCGATGCACGTGTTGGCGCCCGACACGCCGATCAAGGACCAACTTTACAAACAAGCGCATTTGAATCACCCCGTCAGCATCTGGGTGCGCACCTCTCGCGACAACTTCATCTGGACGCTGGACCTCGTGGAGGCGCTGCACGAGGAGTGGCGCTTCCGATACGGCCACCCCGAAACCAAATTTCACCGGTCGTATGAGGTGGCCCAGTTGCTGCGCCGCCACGTGCCGCGTGACGCACTCTTTCCGTGCCCGCGGGCGGGACTCACGCCCTTTGCGCTGGCCATGCCCGACGAATACAAGGCGCAAAATGCGGTGGAGTCATACAAGGCATACTACATGTCGCCCGAAAAACGGCGCATTGCCGCCTGGAAGAAGAACCGGACCGCCCCCGAATGGTATTCGTTTTCTGAAACTCATTCCCCAAATAAATAAAATGTGCACATTATATACTTATATACATTTTTTTTGCAGTAAACAATCCACCATGCAACCCGCACAAACCGCGCAACCAGTGAGCACTAACATCAATTTGGGAGAAGTGGCGAATCGGTTCGGCCAGTACTTCATAGAAAACATCGCCGCCATATCCATTGTGGTGGTCGTGCTCATTGGCGCGCTGGTGTATCAGCAAATCATGCACGTGCAGCTCGGGGCGGACATTACAGAAAATGAAACAATTGGCACAAGTAGTAACGGCACAAGTAGTAACGGCACCGGATCAAAAACGGTTGTCGTGGAAACGTTTGACCAACCCGATTCGCTGGATGCAAAGATGCGGGCCGGATTTTGCAAGTCACATTTAGGCAAACCGGCCGAGTTGGAAACCGCGTGCGGCAAGCTGAGCAAGCACTCCTGCACGGCCACGTCGTGCTGCGTCTGGGCTAAAATGGATTCCAAGGAGTCGTGCGTGTCTGGGAACCAGCACGGCCCCATTTTTAAGCACGGATCAAGCGGCGCTCCCAAATCGCTGGACCACTACTACTTTGAGAACAAGTGCAAAGGAAACTGCCCGAACGAATGAAAAAATCAAAAAAAATGCAAAAAAAATATAAAAATGTTGCGTTCATGTATAAACCCGCAAACCACGCAAAACCACAATACAATGTCATCATTGGGACATTCATCGGTTCACGCCCCCTCCAATCAGATTCTGCAACCCATCATAAGCGGCGGTGCAAACCCTCCAAACGCGCATTTTACCAACGCGTACGGAAGCATAGTTGGCGGCATAACCGGATGCGGTGGCGCCGGCGGAAGCGCGGCGGCCCTTGCCGGAGACTCCGGATACAACCTTGTTTCAACACAATCGGGTGGAAATATCGGGGCACACCGTCAACATCGTCGTGGAGGATATAAGAAGCGCAGCCACAAGCGTTGCAAGTGCCGCGGAAAGTGCCATTGCAAAGGCCAAAGCAAGAAGAGGCGCGGCCAAAGCAAGAAGAGGCGCGGCCAAAGCAAGAAGAGGCGCGGCCAAAGCAAGAAGAGGCGCGGCCAAAGCAAGAGACGCCACCGCGGCGGCATGGCATCATTTTCGCCCGCCTCGTTTTCCGGGCCAAACCCCCCTTACCATCAATACGGGAGCAACATTCCCAATTCACCTGTTTTTTCACTGGGGGGAGCACTGTCGCCGGCTCTAAGTGGCCTGGCAAGTCCACCACCCATTGACTCTGTCGTCAATCGTTGCAGTTGAGAGAGTGCGATTAAATAATATATTATTTTATATACAATATATAACAATATACGACAATACATAACAATACATAACAATACACGCACATAACCAACCCAAAAACAATGTCTTGCACCGCGCCGATTGACATACCGACCTCGCAAACTGTGAACACGATTTCCGGGACATTCAACTGCATTTACGATGCAGACATGTTGTCCGGTCAATCGGTTACGCTGGCAACCGATTTGTCCCATTTGACGATCCCGTGCGGCGCATCCCGCAACAACAGCAAGGTGTCGTTTTACACGGCAGGGATGTACGTCCCCACTGAAATCCGAATTTACACGCCATCGCTGCACACGTATAACGGCGCACCTGCCGACGCGGAACTGCTCATTATACACTCTGCCGTCCAGCAAACCCGCGGGTCGGACGGATTGATTGTGAGTGTGCCCATTTCCATCGGGGGCACAAGCGGAGGAAGCGGCAGCGGAGGCGGCCTGGACGCCATCATTCAGGCCGCCAACACGCTGAACGCCAGCACAGTTGCGCTCACGCCGTCTGCTGCCATCAGTCAAGACGTGAACGCCAACGATTTGATTCCGTCAAAAAAGTACTATGTGTACAACGGGTCACTGCCCTACGAGTCGTGCGGTGGAAATTATTATTACGCCGTTTTCACGGACCCCATTGCAATCACGGGCCCGATTAACAACCTGGTGGCCAGCGGCATTGCCGTAACCCCGGCCCCGCCGCTGCTGCAAAAAAGCAAGAGCGGGCCAAACACGGGCAGCGGCGGGGACGACGACGACGAACCCGCGTTGTTTGAGATAATACAGCAGCCGGATTGCGGCGACGATGGTGACACAAACAATGGACTCAGTGGAGGAGCCATGGGAGCCATGGGATCAAGCAACTTGAACTTCAACGTATTGTACGTGCTGTGGGGACTTTTAATTTGCGTTGTTTTGGGGGTGTTGTGGGTCATGTGGGGTTACATGGGTGGATCTGTGTCTGTTGCGTCTTTTGCGTCTGCTGCTAAGGCTGTGGTGCATGTTGCGGTGGCTCCTGACGAGGTTCTTTAAATGAACCCCAGGTTAACTAAACCCGCGTGTATCCCAGCGACGTTTGGTCCAGTTGGTTGGGATGAAAGGATGAGGTGGCACTGCCGACCGCGGTGTCGGCCAGCGGCGCCCGGATCGCCACCATTTGTTCTTCCAGGGTGACGGGAAACTGGTTGAACGCGGAGAGTTCCTCGCTCTTGCGCTTCTCGCTTGGGACGTATGACTCAATTGCTGCGCTTCCGTTGGCGCCGGAACGGCGAATCAGCACGTACGCTGCAAACAAGCCCAGTACCCCGACCACCGCGTGCGAATGCATGAAGAGGGACAGGGCAATGACAACCACCACAATGTTGCCTAAAGGCGTGTCAATGTAGGGGGCAATCGCGTCCGGGGTGGGGACGTTCAAAACGACGTACAAAACAATGAGCACCGTGAGCAACAGCTCGTGCTTTTTCGCGGATTTCAAAACAGAATCCATTGAATCGGGGAGATAACGTATGTATAATGTATAATAATTATATATTTTATAATTATTTGTTATGATTTAAAATTGAACCAAACCATGAACACAACCCCATTCATTCATTCATTCCGCAAAGCATTATCACAATGACGTATTTGGGCCCCCGCGGATACACCATCCCCAAAGAGAACTTGGACGAAGACGAACGCAAATACATCCGCACGGAACTCACGATTCGCCCGCACATTCCTAAAGCCCCCGTGCAACCCGCCGCCTATCCCGTTTATCGCGAATCTCCGCTAAAAATGTACGTGCCGCGTTACTTCGGAATCGGCGCGTACGGCCCGCCCGACGCCATCCAAATTGGGCCCGGCAACACAATAAATGTTGCCGTGACGTTCCAGGGCGACATGCGCGACTACCAAAAAGACATCGTGCGAAAGTATTTGAACCACGTGGGCACCGGCGGCGGCGGCCTCCTGGACGTGGACCCCGGCAAGGGCAAGACCGTAATGGCGCTCTACATCCTGGCCCAGCTCCGCCGAAAAACGCTGGTGGTCGTGCACAAGTCCTTCTTAATGAACCAGTGGATAGAGCGCATAGAGCAGTTCCTGCCGGGCGCGCGCGTGGGCCGCATCCAGGGGCAAACCGTGGACATTGACGACAAGGACATCGTGCTCGGCATGCTGCAGTCGCTGTCCATGAAGGAGTACCCCGCCGACATGTTTGACAGCTTCGGCCTCACGGTGTTTGACGAGGTGCACCACATGGGCGCCGAAGTGTTCTGCCAGTGCATGATGAAGGTCACCACGATGTACACGCTCGGGCTGTCGGGCACCATGCAGCGCAAGGACGGGCTCACGAAAGTGTTCAAGATGTTTCTGGGCGACGTGGTGCACAAGGAGAAGGCGGCGTCGGAGCACCGCGTGATAGTCAAGGCCATCAACTACTGCGTGGACGACGCCGCGTTCAACGAGACGGAATACGACTATCGCGGCAATCCGAAATTCAGCACCATGATTTCGCGCGTGTGCGATTACGCGCACCGCAGCGAGTTCATTTTGCGCGTTTTACAAAAAGAGCTGGCCGAGAACCCGGAGCAGCAAGTCATGATTCTGGCGCACAACAAGTCGCTGCTCACGTACCTGCACAAGGCGATTGAGCACCGGGGCATTGCATCAGTCGGGTACTACATCGGCGGCATGAAGGAAGCCGACCTGAAGGCCAGCGAATCGCGCACGGTCATCATCGCCACGTACGCCATGGCGTCGGAAGGACTGGACATTAAAACACTGACCACGCTGATCATGGCGTCGCCCAAAACGGACGTGTGCCAGTCTGTGGGGCGCATTCTGCGCGTGAAACACGGCCGCCCGCTGGTCATTGACATCGTGGACCAGCAGGACATCTTCCGGAACCAGTGGCACAAACGGCGGGCGTACTACGTCAAGCAAAACTACGACATCTTGATGACGGACAGCACGACATACGATGCCCATGCCCACAATCCAGTGGAATGGACGCCGAATCACGTGGCCAAAGCCACGGATGCCAAGGCTAATGCTAATGCTAATGCTAATGCCAAGGCTAATGCCAAAGAAAAAGAAACAAAAGGAGCTAAAGGATCTAACGGCTGGGTTGGACTGCCAATTGAATAGATCCACGGGGCACTAAACGTAAATGTAAACGTTGTACTTCAAAGATTGAATCACATAAAAAAAGTGTTAGTATTTTTTATGTTTTTTTTGTTTTTTGAGAGCCCTTTATGCGTACGTAGCCTTCATATGTACAAATGCATGCGCCTTCTGGTCTGGTTCTGGTCCATGTAATAATCAGCCAGTTCCCTGTAATCTTCTTCCAAATCTGATGCAGAAGCTTCTTCGCCTTCGTTTGCGCCTCCTTCGTTTGCGCCTCCTTCGTTTGCGCCTCCTTCGTTTGCGCCTCCTTCGTTTGCGCCTCCTTCTGCTCTGTATTCGTCCGGATTTTCCCGCTTGAAATTGCACGAGACGCAGAGATGGAACGCGGGTCCTTCAATTGGAGTGAGCGTATGATACGTCTCCGTAAATGTGTTGCCACAGTCGCGGCAATTCACAGGTGGCGATTCAGTCGGCGTTTCAGTCGTTTGTGCCTCTTCTTTCGCTTGTGCAGCGGTTGGAATGTAGGGGATGAAGATGGAATCTTCCGGCGTCGGCAGAACCATGGGACTGTTTGCAAACCGAAACAGGTTGGAGAACGCCAGCAAGTTGACCAAACTCCACACTTGTTTGATGAGGTGATGCAGGCGGTCAAACGCATCTTCCACAAAGGACGCATCCTCGCTGAATTGTTGCCACAATTTGGCATGCATTTCAGGGGTGCATTCCATGGCGGCTTGAAACAGTGAGCCAAGCATCCGCAGTGTCGCATTGACCTCCGAGAAACTGTTGCCCACACCGAGAAGAAGTTGTGACGCATGACGCTGCTCGGCATTCATTTCGTGCGTTTGGGTTGGCACTTGCCCGTCAATGTAATCATCCGTGTTGTCAAACGCGTCCTCGTGGTACCTGCTGGCGACGTAATTCACGTGCTGCAATGTTTTGATTGCGCACGCAAACTCGCGCATGTAGATGTCGGCCAGTATGCCAGCAACGTTGATGTTGGAAGGGTCCAGTCCAGTCAAGATGGGTCTCTGGTTGCGAACATGGCCACGCATGTTGGCGGCAATGCTCTGCGTGATGAATTGGTAGTTGGCTCTGGGGTTGGAACGAATGTGGGCAAACATGTTGTTGTCTTAGTAGTTGTCTTGTTGTGATACACTGACACTCATTAGCATTTCAAAAATCAGAATCAATTTTTTTTGGAATGCATTGAAAATCCGACCGACATTTTATGAATTTTTATGAATTTTTATGATTTTTATGAATTTTATACATTTCATACAACTTAATTATATCACTGCATATATGGTCTCATATAAAATGGTTCCAAAAAGTTCCGCAAAACACCTAGCAACGCGTCGATTTTCCCAAAAGTGTTTCGTCGATGTCGATTTTGGACATCGATGATGTCCGATTCTCAAAATTTTTTCGACTCTTGTGCAAATTCGAATCGAGAAAATAACAAAATTATTTTATGTAATAATGGGTAAAAAAGAAGAGCATAATGGTCACATAAAAAATGGCGCCAAAAAAAACGAGTTTTTGGACCGAAAAATTGCGACATATGACACCGAAAAATGCATATCTTTTGTTTTATCAAATAAAACAAATATATGCAATCTAGCCAAATGTGGCGCGAACAAACATTTTTACCACACCATAATGCATGCAACGTTCGTGAGCGAAGTATGCGTGCATATTTCCGTTTTATTACTAAAACAAAACATATGCTGACACTGTAAGCGTTTTCCGAACGATTGTTTGTCCACACCAGTTATGGTGTAAAATTGCGCATTCTTTATCCCGTTTTAAAACCCTACATAACAATATGCAAATGCACATAATTTCATCTATTTGATATGTGACCTGCTTGATAAAAATGAAAACAAAGAACTGATCGCAAATATTGCATCATATATCATGCGGAATATTACGGTCCCAAAAAGTTCCGCAAAACACCTAGCAACGCGTCGATTTTCCCAAAAGTCTTTCGTCGATGTCGATTTTGGACATCATCGATGTCCATTTCTTGAAACTTTTTCGACTCTTGTGCAAATTCGAATCGAAGAAATAACAAAATTATTTTATGTAATAAACATGTAATTCTGAGAGCATAATGGTCACGCAAAAAATGCACCTGAAAAAAGTGAGTTTTTGGACCGAAAAATTGTGACATATGACACCGAAAAATGCATATCTTTTGTTTTATCAAATAAAACCGAAAACATTCAACCTAGCAGCCATCGCTGGGTCTGATATTATTTACCACATCATACCGCATCACATGAGTTGCGATGATTTTGCCGTGCATATTTCGGTTTTATTGCTAAAACAAAACATATGCTGACACCATAAGGCAAATGAACCGTATGATTCAATGACATGAATTGTCGTGTCAATTTCGTAATTTGGACATGGTTTTAAAACACGCCATAAAAATATGCAAATTGGGTGTATTAAGGGAAATTTAATATTTGATTATGTAAAACGCTTAAACCTATTTTGCACCATTTGCACAATATCCAGATTTTAAATGGAACTGTCAGACGACACATCGTCACGATTTGAATGCAAGATGTGCAATTATTCGTGCACGAGAAAAAGCAGCATGTTACAACATTATGACACCGACAAGCATAAAATTAAAATCAAAACAGCATCGGCTCAATCATCCAACGCGTGCGCGTGTGGCAAAACATTTGAGTTGCGGTCCTCTCTCTACAATCACAAGAAGACGTGCAAGGCAATGAGTGCGTCCGATGCATCCGACACATCTTCAACCACATCCATGTCGCTGACTGTGGTGGAAAAAGAAATTGCAATGGTGGCCAAAAAGACGCAGGATATTGCGGATAAAAACGAGGAGCTGATGGATTTGAAGACCATGGTGCAAATGCTGCTGAACGACCGGAACGCGATGTTTGACAAAAGTCACGACATTATGGCTAAGAACCACGAGATGATGACCAAAAACCAGGAGGTGCTGCGCGAGATGACGCAGCAGAACAAGCAGCTCATTCAAACCATCCAGGATATGACGCCGCGCATTGGCAGCAACAACGTGGTCAACACCACGACGCACAACACGCAGTTCAACCTGAACATGTTTTTGAACAACGAATGCAAGGACGCCATCAAGCTGAGCGATTTTGTGAAAACTCTCAAAATCACGCTCCAGGATTTGGAATACACGAAGACCAAGGGGATTGTGGAGGGTGTGAGCTCCATCATTGTCAACAACTTGAAGGGCATGGATGTGCACCTGCGCCCCATTCATTGCACGGACTTGAAGCGCGAGACCATGTACGTGAAGACGGATGAGTGGATCAAGGACGAGGACAACGAGTACGTCAAAAAATTCATTTACATGGCGTCCTGCTATCAGACGCGCATCATTCAGGAATGGATGGACGCGCACCCGGGGTGGGAAACCAAGGAGAAAATGCACATTGAATATCAAACGATATGCAAAGAGCTGTACAAGAATATTGAATACGACGACAGCGCGCACAAGAAAATAATCAAGGCGTTCATCAAGGAGGTGCACATTCCACGCACGGGGTTGCAATGAAATGCTGGATCGGATCGGATCGGATCGGATCGGATCGGATCGGATCGGATTCTTAATGTTGCGATTCATTGTTCATGTTTCATATTAAGCGCGTTACGATGCGGCAAATTTAGTTGCATTTTATAATATAACCTCGCAGCATTTCAACTACAACTATAAATACGAAACAATGGGTCAAATGTTGTCTCGCGAGGACGAAGAGTGCGAAGATGAGCAGCAGCAGCAGCAGCAGCAGCAGCAGCACGCGCCCGAAGATGAACGGCCCCGGCAGCGAAAACGTAATACAGGAGCAGCAGCGTTGCGTTCGCGAAAGACGCGGCCGTCGGGCCAGGGTCGCACGCGGCGTCAATCATCAAGCAGGGTGGGTTGATACGGCGGCGTGAGCGAGTTCGTTTTGTGTCCGTGGTAAAGACAGTTGGCGACGTCGACTGCGGGGGTGTCGGGGCACGTCATGGGGTCCGACCCGTAAAAGTTGACGCGCCGTGCGTCCGAATTGAGCGAAATGGGTTTGGGTGTGGGCACAATGCGCATCTTCTTAATTGGTTTATCGTTGTACAATCCGCCGCAAACTTCGGGCGGCGAGCATTTGCCGTTGTTCGGAGTTGCCCAGTACCGCACGTTGTTGGTGTACTGGGCGTAGCCGTTGTCAAAGACGGGATAGTAGGACCACAAGTCGGTGGACGAGAGCTGCGACAAGCCGCCGGGCGTTTTCACGGGGTAGTCCTTATGCAGCAACGGATACGTGGACGCGTCGGGGAAGGAGCCGGGAGATAGTGGAACCGCAAACCCCTCTCTCCGGTTAGATTGATAACACAGGTGCAGCCCGAAACACATGACGGCAATCGCTAAAACGATGTAAAGCGCGTGAGTTTGCAGCATGGTGTAGCGTATGTGTAATATGTATAATATGTATAATATGTATAATATGTATATAATGTATGCGAATATAAAATAATGGAATTCGGGACATGCAACCAAAAATTGTTTAGGTGCAATAATGGTTTAAATAGACGCGTCATTGTTTGTAATAACGCGTCCAAAAGCAATCCAAAAAACAAATCTAAACTGCAAATGTGCGCGAATTACACCACGCAGAATGATTTGCTCATGACAAATTTAATGAAGTTCTATGATGAAGACAATAAATTGGAAACAATGCTGAAGATCATTAACGGGGAGTCGTCCATTTCGCTCCGCATCATTGACTGGTTTGCCACGAATTACGCCAAGAAGTTCTTCACCGTGTACGAAGTGGCGCCGAACCGGCGCTTCAAGGTGTACGTGGATTACAAGCTGAAGTTGAAGGCGTACAGCAAGCGCCGGTTTGACCCGTTTTGCAGGTGGGACCGCATCACGATTCCGTACGTGAACGGCACCTTCATTCAGACCACGATCGGGCAGCTGAATTTCTTCAAGTGGGCGCTGGAAAACGGGGTGGTTGCTTACATTGAAGCCCACTACGGGACCATCGAGGACGACATGAACGCGCGCAACAGCACGTCCCGTCGGAACAATGCGGATGCGGACACAGAGGACATAGAGGACACAGAGGACATAGAGGACACCGAAGACATTGCCAGCAACAGCGCCGGTAATAAGACCACCAACAAAACCCGTAAGAAGCGCGAGGAGCTCAGCATTTCCGCCACAAAGAGCATTAAGAAGGAGACGGTGAACATTGTGGTGTCCTTCAATTGAGCCAAAAGCCAAATGCATTTAAATGCATTTAAATGCAATTAAAGACATTTAAGGTCATATCGTGCAGAGATGGACACCGCAAACGCAACTGCAACTGCAACGAATCCGGTGCTGAAGGTGATTCCGTACACGGCCACGTCGTTGTCGGTGATCGGGCGCATGATATTCATGTTTTTGTTGTATAAAAACAAGAGCACGAACAGTTTGTCCCTGCTGTTCTGTTTTTTGAGCATTGTGTCGTCCAGCATGTGGATTTATTACAGCGTGCAAATGAACGATGCGCCGTTAGTGGTGCGCAGCAGCACGGAAATCACGCTGCTGTTTCTCTCGGCGATCTACATTATTAAGAACAAGGTTTCGCAGCGTCAATCGCAACAACACATTGAGTTGCAATGAGTTGCCATTGTATTTTCATTTATATTATCTGCAATGTACATGAAATAACCCACCAATGACGACTGTCCGCGTTCCGATGCGCTACGTTCCGCGCACACTGTCGCGCAAGGACCGACGCAAGCAAATTGCCATGTTGAAGCGGTCGCGCCGGCTGTACAATCGGGGTGAATACTATGGGCGCACAACGAAACTGAAGTCGTATCCGCACGTGGCATCCAAGTACGTGGTTGTCGCGCGTCGCATGTACAACATGGAAAAAATTGTGCCCAATGCGGCACTCGCGGCAGCCACGGGGTGCTCGGTTGGCTCGCTGCGCCAAATTGTCAAGAAGGGCGAGGGCGCGTTTTATTCGTCGGGGTCGCGCCCGAATCAAAGCCCGCAGTCGTGGGGCTACGCGCGACTGGCCAGCGCCATCACGGGGGGCAAGGCGGCTGCGGTGGATTACGCCATTTTGCAGAACGGGTGTAAACCGCGCAGTAGAGCGCTGCGTCTGGCCCGAACTGCCAGAAAAGGGGCCGCCGCGCGTAAAATCAGCATTTAAGTGAAAATCATGTGGCCGAATATGATATTAAAAGCATCACACTGTCTTACTGAAGGCAATAAAGTCAATAAAGTCAATAAAGTCAATAAAGTCAATAAAGTCAATAAAGTCAATAAAGTCAATGAAGGCAATCGCGGTGTTTCAAGGCAGACTAAAAGGCAGCCACGTGTCGTTCAAACAGGACGACCCGTTTTCCCCGGTGAAGGTGTCGGGTCACATTGAAAACCTGGCGCCGGGAAAGCACGGGTTCCACGTGCACCAGTTCGGCAACTTGTTGAGCAGCGACTGCACCAGCTGCGGCGGGCATTTCAATCCCACGAATGCGGAGCACGGGTCGCGCACCAGCGTAAGCTCGCACGCGGGGGATTTTGGGAACATTACGGCGTCACATGACCGGCATAGTACGTTCCATTTTTCCACCACCAAGGTGTCTCTGTTTGAGGGGGAGCTCTCCATCATCGGGCGGTCGCTTGTCGTCCACGAGGACGAGGACGATTTGGGCAAAGGCGGGCATCCGGATTCGCTGACCACGGGGCACGCGGGGAAGCGCATTGATTGCGCGGTGATCGGGTACGACAAGGAATGATCATATAAATCACATAAATCACATAAAATGTGCGTATGAAAAATTAATTAAATACATGTCCATTATTCATTTAATTAATAAATGCATCATGGGTTCCAGTGCATCCATTGCCAAAGTGAATTACGAGGACATGCAGTGCATATGTCGGACGGCGAACCCGCTGGACCAGCACAAGTATTCCAATTATTACGCGACGTCGCATCCGTGGTTGCTCATCAACACGCTGCCGACGGGAATGCAGGGGTGCTTGATTCCGGGCACGCTGCCGATTGACGAGGAGGAGGTGTGCATGAACGCAATGCTGCATGAACCGAAGGGGAAGGACCGAGAGATAATCGTGTACGGGAAAAACACGAACGACGACACGGTGCTTAAAAAATACCAGCAGCTGATGGGTCTCGGGTTCAAAAATGTGCGCGTGTATCCGGGCGGCATGTTTGAGTGGCTGCTTTTGCAGGACATTTACGGAACGACTAGTTTCCCCACGACGTCCAAGGAGACGGACATTCTGAAATACAAGCCGCCGTCCCTGCGTCAAAAGCTGTTATTGAATTGAACCACAAAAATAAAAAATAAAATAACACGCATAATGTAGATTATTGTGCACATTATTGCATGTCTGATTCCGAACCCGAATGGCGCATTGCAAAAAAGTCAACGTGGAAACCGATCACAACTGATTTAGGCAAGGGACAGATGAAGTGGCTGTATGATGCGCTGGCTCAATCCTCCACAAGAGAAGAAAGAGAAGTGGTGTTGCGACGCGCGGTTCACTTCCCTTATTCAATGTTTTCAAATTTAATTAAGAGCGTGAATGATGTCTTTGAAAAACACCGCACTTGCCCTCCGGCAGACTACAAACATGAGTGCTACAAAGAATTAAAACACGTGTTGAATGACTTTCAACAAGATTTAAAGGATAACCGAATTATCAGTGATTCCGGCAAACCTCTGCGGTTGACATTGAAACGAACGCCCAGGTCACCAACCCCCAGGCCACCAACCCCCAGGTCACCAACCCCCAGGCCAACAACGCCAAGTCCATCGCCATCACTGTTTCTGCATTATAATCCGGATCCTTTGCCCATCGGACCAGATACTTACATGAGGAACATACCTGATTTTAAACTCAGAATGTTTGCCATAATGATGTTGAATAGTGCAACAGAAGAAGAAAAAAGAAAATTTATAAAAAAATACATGGTCATCAAATATCATACTGATGACTCAGACATACCGATGCCTGCTGATGTAGAGACACTTGATAACGTTATTTCAACTATTTTGAGCAAGCTCCGCGGTAACGCATCCACCCAAATAAAAACACAAATGCTGTTGGATTATTTGAAAAGGTTGAAAAATTTTACCCCAGATCCCGCACTAATTTACGTGTTGTACCCATTTCAAGATCCTAATCCAGCCGCTTTGCCCATCGGAACAAATACGCATATGGGGAACATACCTGATTCTAAACTCAGAATGTTTGCCATAATGGTTTTAGACCGAAACACAGTTGATGAAAGGAGACACTTCATGCAAAAATATGTGCATGTCGACGAACCATTTCCTCAGTTAGTGGATGAAATAGATGAAATGATTGAAGACATTGTGAATTACGATGACGATGTGAACACAGACTCTAAAATTAAATACATGTATGATCATTTATTGCAGTTGAAGAATGCTTATCCGGTAGCAATCCATGTGGTATACCCGTTTCCGGTCATACATTCAAAGTATTCAAGTGAAATCCGATCTCGCAAGCGCAGAGGAGGAAAACGACGAATTCAGCGGCGCACTGCGCGCAAATTAAGATGAAATGCAAATCGCGTGGTATTATATTATAGACATGTGTTTATAGTATAATACATACTGAAGCGAATGATGTTTCATTGGGCTGCCTGCATTGGCTTCATTCAAAGCTTGTTTTTAGCGGTTGTGAATCCGCCGACCTTGATGCGCGCGGTGTACACCGGTTCCACGCTCGTCAATGTGTATTATTACGGCTTGAGCGCGCAACTGCACGAGCCCAGCCGCCAAACCATGCGGCTCTACGTTCCCGACGACGAGCAGTGCATCATGCGGCTGTCCCGCGCAGCCAAATGGGCCAGCCGCGGCCTGCATGTCGCGTCCGTTGCAATGGACGTTGCGTACATCGTCGTTATAACCGACTACGACATTTGGCTCACCATGATGATGTTCATTTCGTGCGGGTTTTATCCCGCGATGAGACTGCTGCGGTGGTGCGCGCCGGAAATCAACACCGCCGTTGCGCAGCGCCTTCAGCACGGCACTAATGGCACCAATGGCAACAATAACAATGCACGAACCCCCGTGCACGCCGAATATTCGCTGCTGGATGACACCGACCATCGGAACACAGTGCAGCAGCGCTTCATGATGAAAGAGGTGCCGCGCATGCTGGCCATGATTGCGCTGGGTGCGTGCCACATGGCGCTCATGCTGGACGTGCGGGCGTCGTGTGCGAATGCCAACGATGCAACAAAATCATCTGCCATTTTGAACTGGATGTGTTGACTCTGCAATTTAATTATCAAAAATAAAAATAAACCCAGGTTGTTTATTTTTAGTTGGTTTTTTAAAGTTGATCAATGAAGCGCATGATTTCTTCCACGCGACGGGTTGCCATCTCTCCAATTTCCGGGTTGGCGTCAATGACCAGTTTTTTGCATGTCAGGTCTGCATTGATCCATGCGTCGTGATAGTCGTGGCACTTCTGCACGTATTCCAGTGGGATGGTCTCGCCTTCGCGCCCTCTTTTGTGAATGCGCTGCATGCATGTGTCGGGATCCGCGCGAATGTAGACGAGGCCCGCAACCGGCAGATCGCGCACAAACTCGTCAAACCACATGTTGTAAATGGTATATTCATCATATTCAATGTCGCCGCTGTCGTAGAGCATTTTGGCGAAGATGTTGCGGTCGGTGTCCACGCTGCGCTCGGTTACAATGACGCGACAGCGCCCTGCATTCGCACGAACCGTTTGGCGGAGGAGAGCCAGGCGCGAAATGTAGGCCATCATTTGGAATCGGAACGCAAACGCCTTTTTGTCCTTGTAGAAATTGGTCAAGATGGGCACTCCTGCCGCGTCCTTAACATGGCGCCATGAATCCACGGGCTCCTCCACGAAGTGCACGTCGTCGCGCCCTTTGTACGCCTCCTTCAGCATGTCCCACGTGGTGGACTTGCCGGAGCCGATGTTGCCGTCAAGGCTCACAAGCAAAGGCACAAGCAAAGGCGGGCTCACAAGCAAAGGCGGGCTCACAAGCAAAGGCGGTTGTTGTTGTGGTTGCGTAGATGATTCAGAATGTGTCATGTTGTCTGGAACGGGGATATGTTCCATTGCTGCATTCGTTTTAACTGGGTTAAACCAAAATCAATTTTTTCGGATAACCCCCCGCATAAACATTTTGCGAAGGCATTTAAAGAAACGGCGACACAAGTTTATAACTTGTTACCGCATTGCAATCATGGATTTCACGCAGGGCAAACTAACGAAGAGCGAATGGGACAGCGTGGAGGTTCCCGAATCACACGACGAGCAGCAAATTTACCAGCTGATAAAGGACGGGTATCACGATGTGAACATTGTGCGCAACCCCAGCCAGACGTTGTTGCAGTACATGAAAATTGCGCCGTCGGACGAAATGCACGCGCACATGCACGAGCTGTACTTCAAAACGCACGTGGACGAGATGAGCGAGGCGTTCGGCCTGACCGAATTTGAAACCGACACGGACAAGAAGAAGCTGGTGAAGAAGGCGGACCTCATCCGCATTCAAAACACGAACAGCAATTTGGACGACCAGAAATCAAAGATTTTTGAATTTGTGCTGCTGGCATTACTATTAAACATGTTGAACAACAAGTTCCCGCACATGTATCCGCACTGGAGGGACCACCTGCAAGGCACCCAGAAGAAGAAGGTGCAGGCACCGACCGCCGTGCCCAGCCGTCCCAAATGGATGTACTACTATTACAGCATTTGCTTGCTTCGGCGCAACCGGATTGAGCACATGAACCCGCACGTGAACGCGTTCATTGATCACGTGACCAATTTAGTGGAGCCGGATTTTGACCCGGCGGTGTTCATTGCGAAAGCCCACGACTACGTGGAAAAAAACGACTTCGTGTTCAAGTGCGGCGACGTCAAGCTGTACGAGCATCAGAAGCAGATTTTCACGACGTTCAAGAACGACGCGTCCAAACCCAAGCTGGTGCTCTACATTGCGCCCACCGGCACGGGCAAGACGCTGACCCCCATCGGATTGAGCGAGCAGTACCGCGTGATTTTCGTGTGCGCCGCGCGCCACGTGGGGCTGGCGCTGGCCAAGGCCTGCATTTCCGCGAAGAAGCGCATCGCGTTTGCGTTCGGGTGCGGCAGCGTGGACAACATTCGCCTGCATTATTACGCGGCCAAGGACGTGGTGCGCGACCGCCGCACGGGCGGCATCCGCAAGGTGGACAACAGCGTGGGCGACAACGTGGAGATCATGATCAGCGACATCAAGTCGTACCGGCACGCCATGTACTACATGAACGCGTTCAACCCGCTCAACAAATTATTGTTGTACTGGGACGAGCCCACCATCACCATGGACTACGCCGAGCACGAGTTTCACTCAATCATCAAGGCCAACTGGACGGAGAACATTGTGCCGAACGTGGTGCTGTCGTCGGCCACGCTGCCGCAAGAAGCGGAAATGGCGCCCACCATCATGGACTTTCAGGCGCGGTTTTTGGGCGCGCAGGTGCACAGCATTGTGAGCCACGATTGCCAGAAAACCATTTCTTTAGTGAACAAGGACGGCTACGTGCAGCTGCCGCACCTCATGTTTGAGGGCTACGACGACATGCGGGCGTCGGCGGCGCACTGTCGCGCCCACAAAACGCTGCTGCGCTACTTTGATTTGCGCGAGGTGGTGAAATTCATTGCGCACGTGAACGGGGGGCGGCTTTGGACGTCGGCGCGCTACGCCGTGGAGCGGCACTTTTCGGACATTGCCGACATCAACATGACGAACATCAAGGCGTACTACTTGGAGCTGCTGGAAAACGTGCAGGCGAACCGGTGGCCCGACATTTGGGCGCACTTCCAGGCGCAGCGCGTCCGCGCGCACGCGTCCAACGTGAACATCACGGCGCAGGACGCGCACACGCTGACGTGCGGCCCCACGCTGTTTTTGGCCAACGACGTGGAGAAGATCGCCAAGTTTGCGCTGCAGATTGCGCAAATTCCGGAGTGCGTGATGGACGACTTGATGGACATCATTGAGCACAACAACGGAATTAAGGACGCCATGGCGGAGCTGGAGCGGGATATTGAGGACGCCGTGGAAGAGGGAACCGCCAAAACAGGCGGAAATAAGGACAAGGACAAGGACAAGGACAAGAAAACCAACAAGAAGGTGGACGACATACAGTTCAGTCCGGAAGTGCGGCGCATGAAGGAAAAAATGGACGATTTGCGGCAGCAGGTGAAATGGGGGGCGTTGAACGACATGTTTGTGCCGAACCGGGCGGAGCACTTGAAGCGGTGGGCGCCGCATCTCAGCGACGAAGAGATTGCGTCGGCGAGCCCGTTCACGTCGCGCGTGGAACCGGAGGACGTGGAGCGCATCATGGTGCTGCCGATTGAAAACATTTGGAAGGTGCTGCTCATGATGGGCATCGGGGTGATGACGGACCAGGCCAATTCCAATAAAACTTACACGGAGATCATGAAGGAGCTGGCGCAGAACCAGCGGCTCTACCTCATCATTGCGTCCACGGACTACATTTACGGCACGAATTACCAGTTCTGTCACGGGTACTTGGGCAAGGATTTGAGCGACATCAGCCAGGAAAAAATCATTCAGGCGCTGGGGCGCATCGGGCGCAACAAGCTGCAGCAGGAGTACAGCATCCGGTTCCGCGACGACGCGCACTTGGTGCAGATTTTTCAGGCGTCGGCGGTGGCTAAACCGGAGGTGGTGAACATGGCGCGCCTGTTTTCATCATGATTTAAGAGCCCAGAGGAAAGATTTCGTACTGGGCTGCGTCGTTGTTCCATTGGCCCACGATTTGTTTGGTCTCGGGGTCGTGCAGGGTGGAGAAGGGTTGGTCGGGGAGCTTGCAAATCAGGTACTTGGTGCCGTTGATTTCAAGGGGGTAGAATGTGGGCATTGAGTGGCTCTTGTTGTTGCTGTTGCTGTTGATGTTGTTGTTGTTGTTGTTGATGGCGTCGTTATTCATTTATCCGAGATTTATTTTAAAATGCAATCAATTTTTTATATTACTTTTCAGAAAAAGAAATATAAACACAAATGTAGTACGAAATGAATGCATTGCAACCACCCATGTTGAACGAGAATGAACTTCACAAATTTCAGTGCGGCAATTGCCGCAAATCCAAGCTCGTGCTGAAGAAGCTGGCGGACCAGCAGCAGCACGGGTTTGCTTGCGACGAATGTTGGGCCACAATTGATAAACGGTCTAGATACGGCTGGTGCCAAATTGGATAAAATTTGATAAAATTTGATAAAATATATAATAATAATTGTAATATTGTAAACCCGATGCATTACAAATTTGTCATTTATGCAATCACGGTCGCGATCATCACGTACATTATTTATAAATACATTCCCAATGAAGTTGCCAAACCAATTCCCAATTTGAAAAATCACAAAATCAATGGTACCGATAATGATTCACTGAACATGTTTGCAAACATGAGTGCAGTTGTGGCATTTGCAATCACGGGGGTGTTCGCTATTTACACTCCAACCATTGATTTGTTTGGTGCAATTGTTTTAGGAGTCATTACTGCAATTGGAGGAGGAACCATTCGCGACGTAATCATGGATGTTCCTATGTTTTGGATTAAAACGCCAATGTATGTGTGGTTGTCCGCAATTGCCAGCACAATCACATTTTACAGTGCATCCATGCTTTCACAATCTCAATTGTACGAATTTATTCTTTACATGGATGGGTTTGGTTCCGCCATGTTTGGCATTCAAGGTGCGCGCAAGGCTTGGAACCACACTCCCCATAATTGCACATTTGCCATCATTATGGGAGTGATTAGTGCAATAGGTGGAGGATTGATACGAGACATTTTGTCTGGAAACAAAACACTCCTAATGTCGCATGAGTTGTATGCGGTTCCTGTGTTATTTGGGTGCGCATTATACGTTTTCCTTTTGAAATACTCATCAAATTTAATAAATGAGAATGCAATTACCATTGTTAGCACATCGTTTATATTTTTGTTTAGGGCTGCATCCATTAAGTGGCATCTAACCGTCCCAAAAATCTTTATAGGAAATTCGTAGTAATTGGTTTGGGGTGCGACAATCGTGCAATTTTGTCCCATTTTTTTCGGTCGGTGTAATAATGAACCCAACTTCAACTTTAATGTGGCGGCCGCCGTATCCGTCCGAAAATTTGAAAACGCCGCGATTCGTGCAAACATATAGCACTACCAACCCGTACGCCATTAAAGCACAATCACAGCAATCAGAATCATCACAACAATCGCAACAATCACAGCAATCAAAACAAGTGCACAACTTTCAAGATTTTCAAGAACTCAAAAATTCAAAACGAGAGAATAACAGCGACAAAATATACGAACGCGGGCTAACACCGCAAGTGGGCATGAACCCGTTTTTACAAGGCAATAACTATATCCAGGATTTAGAAACTCAGAATGAGTTTTTGAAACCGATGAACTCTAATATTGATTCTAAATGAATAAAATGTCGTTTCAAAAAATGGTTGAAAATGAAAAAATTGAATTGCTTTTCATTTTCAGTGTCGTCAGTCAGTTCCAAGTTCCAAGTTCCAAGTTCCAAATTTCAAGTTCCAATTTCCAAATGAAAAATTCTCAACTCGGCATTGTGGCGGGCAGTGATGCATTGCTCCGCAACCACATTCTGGCGGTTCAGAGTGAGTTCGACGCGTGTGTTGCAAAGGCCTCGGATGACATGCGTCGCAAATACGTGTCGTCCATTACGGCGCTGTTGAAAGACGTGCGCGATCATCGCAAGATGGTGATTCGGACGGTCCAAGTTCAAAACGCCCAAATCAACAAGTACCGGAAAAGCATTCGTGACGGGCGCAAAAACGTGAAACGCGGCGCCCCTGCTTCCGTGGAAGCGTTCACCATGGAGACCATGGTTCAAATGACGCTGCGAGTGATCCAAGACCTCAAAGACATGATGCCGGATCTTACTCGGCCACTCGTTCAGCGGATTCACGCCAACCTTCGCAAACTGCAGGATCGCATGCTGCTGTTCTCAAATGCAGTTAGTACCAGCACCGAACATGCAGACAGTAGTTGCCAGTGCCAGTGCCACTGCAATAGCTTCGGCATAAGCTGCCATGCATGCCACCAAGGCGCACACGAACAATGCAAGTGCAACTGTTCAAATTAATACATGCATAAAAACAAAACAAAACAAAACAAAACAAAACAAAAACAAAAAAAACATTTTTTTTATTGCTGTTTTAGTTTGGTTCCTCCATGATATGAATAGCCGTGACCTTCTTTTATCATTTGTGCATTCACGGTGTGTTCAAACTCATGCGATGAACTGGTTGCGTCATCATCGCACATGACCGAGACCAACAATCTGCCGTACTTGTCAAATTCATGGCAGCGAACCTTGAAATGATCTTTTGCACTCAACAGTTCGGCCAACCTGTTTTTTGCGATGATCGCATTTTTCTTGATTTCCTCTCTGTTTTCCAATGACAACGACGGCTTCATTTCTGGACTGTCATAGCCAAACATCCTTGCCTTGAAGTGATACACGGAGTCGTAATGCGAAATGATGATGTTGAATGTGTCGCCGTCGTAAAAATCAACCGCTTTGCCATACGTGATTAGCCCGTTGAATGAAAACAGGGGGGTGTTCGCCTTATTGGCTGCGGTTAGTCGGTCTAGATTGTAGTTCATGTGGAGTACAAATGTGGTATATCATGCATGGCATCGTGTCTTTAATATTTTTATTATTTGATTTACAACATTCTTGCGTGAAATAATATAAAACGCGCGCGCGGTATACTTGTACATCAATTATGACCGATTCCGAAACAGACATGCGCGTCATTAAGCGCAACGGCGACCGCGAGGTCATTGCATTTGACAAGATACTGGCCCGCATTCGGAACGTGGGTCAGCAAGCCGGAATTACGGCAGTGAATTACACCGCCCTCGCCATGAAAGTCATTGACCAGCTGCACGACGGCATCCCCACGACCAAAATAGACGAGCTCACCGCCGAGCAGTGCGCCACCATGGCCACGCAGCACCCCGACTACGGCACGCTGGCCGCCTACATCATCGTGTCCAACCACCACAAAACCACGCCGGCCACGTTCTACGAGGCCATGCGCCAGTTGCACGAGTTCACCGACGTGCGCGACCAGCCGTCGCCCCTCATCAGCGACGAGTTCTGGGCCGTCGTTTGCACACATTGTAATGAGCTGGAGGCCATGGTTGACGCGTCGCGTGACTTTCTCATTGACTACTTCGGGTTCAAGACGCTGGAGCGCGCGTATTTGATGCGCACAAACGGACGAACGGTGGAGCGCCCGCAGTACATGTGGCTGCGCGTGTCGGTCGGGATCCACGGGTCGGACTTGTGCAAGGTGCGCGCCACGTACGACTTGATGTCGCAGAAGTACTTCACGCACGCCACGCCCACGCTGTTCAACGCGGGGACGCCGAGACCGCAGCTCAGCAGCTGCTACTTGATTGCCATGGAGAGCGACAGCATTGAGGGCATTTTCAACACGCTGAAGGAGTGCGCCAACATTTCCAAGCACGCGGGGGGCATCGGCGTGCACGTGCACAACATTCGGGCGACGGGGAGCCACATTCGCGGGACGAACGGCGTGTCCAACGGGCTGGTGCCCATGCTGCGCGTGTTCAACAACACGGCGCGATACATTGACCAGGGCGGCAAGCGCAGCGGCACGATTGCGGTGTATTTGGAGCCGTGGCACGCGGACATTACGCACTTTCTGGAGATGAAGATGAACCACGGCGACGAGGACGCCAAGGGGCGCGACCTGTTTTACGCGCTGTGGATGCCGGACCTCTTCATGCGCCGCGTGAAGGCGGACGCGGAGTGGAGCCTGTTTTGCCCGGACGAGTGTCCCGGGTTGTCGGACGTGTACGGCGACGAGTTTGACCAATTATATGTGCGATACGAGGCGGAGGGTCGGCATCGCGGCAGGGTGAAGGCGCGCGACCTGTGGTTCCGCATCCTGGACAGCCAGATGGAGACGGGCACGCCGTACCTGTGCTACAAGGACGCCGTTAATAAAAAAACGAACCAGAAGAACGTGGGCGTCATTCGGTCGTCCAACCTGTGTTCCGAGATCATGGAGTACTCGGACGACGCGGAGACGGCGGTGTGCAACCTGGCCAGCATTGCGCTGAACCGGTTCATAACGGGGAACCAAGGTTCCCCGCACCCCTCCTTCACGAGGAACCAACCGCACACAACGTCTCGGGACGAGACGTGCCTTGGCACCTCCGCTAAGCTGCCTTCCTCCAATGAAGAAGATGGGTGCGAGGGGGTGCGGGGGGCCAAGGCACGGCTCGTCGTGCCGAGCCGTTGTGCGCTTATCGCCCCCCGGTTTGACTTTGACAAGCTGCACGAGGTCACGCGCATCGTGACCGAGAATTTGAACCGCGTGATTGACGTGAATTATTACCCCACGCCGAAGACGCGCGTGAGCAACATGGCGCACCGGCCCATCGGCATCGGGATCCAAGGGCTGGCCGACACGTTCATGCTGCTGGACCTGGCGTTCAGCAGCGACGAGGCGCGCACCCTGAACCGGCGCATTTTTGAGACCATGTATCACGCCGCGCTGACGGCGTCGTGCGACTTGGCGGAGAAGGACGGCGCGTACAGCACCTTTGCCGGGTCGCCCGCATCGCAGGGCATCCTGCAGTACGACATGTGGGGCGTGGAGCCAGAAGCCGGGCGGTATGACTGGGCTGCCCTGAAGGATCGCATCATGAAGCACGGCCTACGGAATTCGCTGCTTTTAGCGCCCATGCCGACCGCCAGCACGTCGCAAATCCTCGGCAACACGGAGTGCTTTGAGCCGATTTCCAGCAACATTTACACGCGCCGCACCATGGCGGGCGAGTTCATTCTGGTGAACCGGCACTTGATTGCGGATTTGCAGGCGGCGGGCCTGTGGAACGAGGGCGTGAAAAACAACATCGTGGCGAACAAGGGCAGCGTGCAGCACATTGGCGGGCTGAGCGAGCACTTGAAGCGCAAGTACTGCACGGTGTGGGAGATCCCGATGAAGCACGTCATTGACATGGCGGCGGACCGGGGCGCGTTCATTTGCCAGAGCCAGAGCATGAACCTGTGGATGGAGGACCCGAACTACGCGGCGCTCACGTCCATGCACTTTTACGCGTGGTCCAAGGGGCTCAAGACGGGCATGTACTACCTGAGGCGCAAGGCTAGGCACCAGCCGCAGCAGTTCACCATTGAGCCCGAGTCCAAAAAGGGAGAAAAAGAAGGAGAGCAAATAGACGAGGGATGCACCATGTGCTCGGCCTAGATCCGCTTATAATTAAATGTTCATCATTTCAATGCATGATGATCATTTTCATTCCTCCCACACATTTGGGTCAAACATGTGGCTGTCAAAATGCCGACCGCAAAAATCAAAATTATCATAACCACTCCGTTTTATTATGTAGATTGCTGCGGCATCTATCAATTCCGGATGTTCTCTGATCATGAATGTTTCATATTGGGTTTTGATTTGGTTCAAATTTGTTAAATACAGCATGATGTCATCATCTATTCTCTCATCCGCATCATCATCCAAGCCATGCAAATAATCATGCGCCAATGAAAGATTGGCCCTGTCGTGATTAAACGAGCGAGGGAATGTCATGTTCTGTGTGCTAATGAATTCAAGAAACAACATGTAAAACTCATTTTCATCTCTTAATTCATAATAAGCATCCAATAAAATGGGTAACTTTGCTTCGTGTTTTTGTATTACCCTATTTGCATCCCGCAATGTGTTCATGCAGGTTATATAATCATGATTGCTTAAATGTTCTTTAACGTCATCAATGATATTCAAAACGAACCCTATATTAATCGGCATTATTCGTACATTACTGCATGTCTTTATTTTGTAATATATGCACAATAATATAGTAGCGTTGTATAAATGCATCAAACAAAACACAAAAAATATAGGGCACATAATATTAAAAAAAGCAATAAACGTAAAACTATCAAGAAGCTTACCCCCAAGACTGATGTCTGCACCTATAAAGGATCGGATGGGTCAATCAATGTCTCAAAATACACAAGGTGTATTGCAAACGATACACTAAGAAGTCAGTTAGGCAAACCCAAGCACATCTATGAAATCAACGACAACGCCGCGTGTCCGTTTGTGGTGGTTGATTATGGTGGCGGGCGCGCGTCCATTTACAATAACAAATTGAATGAATTGAGGGGCGAGTTGAAGGGCAAGCTCATGGACGTGAAATATGAGCAGCTGTTTCTGGGGGAAAAGAATGACCCATATTGGAGAGCTTTCGAGAAGGGCAACAACATTCTCATGCAAACGGGCAAGGGCAAATACCTCTTTGTGGGCAAGGGCATTCTCTCATTTTCATCCATGAAAGGCGATACCATTCGCCGGTTTTATTCGCCGATGGGTGGAAACTATGACTCCTTTCCGTGTGCGATAGGCGACAAATACGTGTATTTGCTGAATGAAAAAAAGTGCGCGCCCATTGGCGAGTTTGACATGACTAAAGACGTCATGATACAGTATTATTGCTATGAAACGGGCGGCGAATGCAAAACATACAAGACAAGCGCGCTGCCAATGAAAACGGTGTATAAGCCGTTTCACGGGTATTATTGAAAAGTGAACAGAAATGAATATAATAATAAATATAAATGCAATAAGAAATTGTATTTATGTGCAATGGATGTAATGCCGACCCAACAAGTACAGTTAAAACAAATGAATCAAATGAATCAGATGAACCAGATGAATCAAATGGATCGTTTGCCGCCCGAGTTCTTGATGCCGGTGCCGTTTTGTGAATATATGTGCGATTTTTGTTGTTGGGCGTTTTGCGAGTGCGGTATATGCTTCTTGTGCGATGACATTTAACATTAACATTGTTACGTGTTAATCATCTTTGGATGGTTTGGGTGGCGACGGCATTTCCGCCATGTCGCCGAATTCGCCGAGGTCGTCGCGATCGCACTCAATGGTGCAGTGATTGCGGAACAGCGCGCGGAATTCGCGGCTGCTGCGGCACAAATCGGCATTGTGCGACAGCATGTGGTAGCATCGCAGCGTCACGATGGTGTCAATCTTGGAGTTGTGCACATTTTTGGGGGTGCGCTGGAACAGGTGCTCGTGCAGCTCCAGTAGTTTGGGCCACTTGTAGCCCATGCCATGCGGCGACGGCAGCTTGCACAAATTGGTGCCGACCCGCATGGTGCAATAAGAGCTCGGGAACTGCAGCGTCATTTGGTGGCGTTGGGCCTCCATTTGCAGCATGCTGCAGTCAAACTCGTAATTGTGCGCGACGCACTTGCCGCACTGCATGAGCACCGTCTTGAAATCAAAGAGCGCCAGACGGATGTCTATGCCATTAGATAATGACAGTGCGCGCGTGATGCCGTGAATGGCGACGCTTTCATCGGGCAGCGGAATGTGCGTGCCGAGGCTGATGATGACGTCCTTGAAATCTTGGATCTTGTCGGTGGCGGTGTCGTAGATGAGGTAGCTGAGCTGAACAATGTGCGGCCATTCCGCGGGGTTCATGCATTGGCGATTCTTGGGAGGCAGGCCGGTGGTTTCGGTGTCAAATACCATGATCTTCATTTTGGTTCTGTGTGTGGATTGCGTTTGCGAAGTAGTTAAATGCAACCATTTGTGCAATCAATTTTTAATGGAATGAACGGCGGACTAAAACAATTTAGTAGAATAATAAGCGATTGCCCAGCCAATGCATGCATAAAACTGGTCCCCGACGCGGTTCAACCCGGAATCGGCATGTGATTTCCCCCCCGGCCACAATTTGAACAACCGAATAACCCGCATTCCCTGCTCCGTGTTTTCAATCACTTCAAATGCAGCGTGTGCAACAAACCAGGCGGCGAATGTTGCATTCCAATAATACGCGACAATTCCGGATGCCAAATGAAGTAGAGAGAATTGGTCTGTAAAATGAATTCCCATGGGTTCTGTTGTCAACTTGACGTGAATATATATTATAATTTAATATAACATAAATTATATATAGTACCTAAATATAGACATAATTTCTCTCGGAATGAATCTTACAAAAGTGCATTTGTTCGTGATACTGCTTTTAGCGCTGGTGCTTTGCTCCTTTTTGGGTGGAGCTTGCGGGGATGCTGGTTTAGAGGGGTTCAACATGCCGTCGGACAGCAGCCCTTACAAGGGGAAGGGGCAATACTCCGACAAGTTTTCAAGTTACGGCAACATGTATTCGGCCAACAAGCAGTATGCCAAGGGGCAGGATGCGTTGTACGACCGCAAGGACAAACCGCTTCCGCCTAGTTCAAATATGGGTCCGCAAGATGATTCGGACGATTCAAGATACGCGTCATTTTCTGCGGGTGCAAGCGCATCAGCAGACGCAAGCGGAGCGGGTGCAAGCGGAGCGGGTGCAAGCGGAGCGGGTGCAAGCGGAGCAGGCATTCCCGCTAGTCAAATCATTCCCGGACAGGAGGACATGTACATGTTGAAGTCCAGCATTGTTCCGCCGGTTTGCCCCGCCTGCCCGTCGGTCAAGTGTAATAACGGCGGCGGTAAGAACGGCGGCGGCAACAGCACGCCGGCCAAATGCCCGCCATGCCCGCCGTGTGCGCGCTGTCCCGAACCCTCGTTTGAGTGCAAGAAGGTTCCGAATTACAACATCACCGACAACAACGTCCTGCCGCGCCCGGTGTTGAGCAGTTTCAGCCAGTTTGGCATGTAATGCATCAACTCATCAATCGCTGTTTCATGCACTGCCGGTCAATGGACAGCGATTCGGCGGATGCATCTTGCGGGACGATTTTAAGCACGCACTTGGAGTGCTTTCCGTAAAGCGGTTCGGTGCAGCCCTTTTCTTTCTTTTTGGTGGTTTTGTTTTTTTGTTGGGGTTTGAGCATGCGGGGTTTAGGGTCGTCCGTGCAGCGAGCCCGAAAGTGTTCGTAGCGTTCGCGCACGTCGCAGTACGAAAGCCCGGACGACTTGCCCAGCAGCTTGTTGACAATTTCGTGCAGTTCGTACACGTATCGGGAGAACGCGTCTCGGCTGGCCAAGTGGCACGCGCGCAGCGGATGATTCTTGAAATTGGTTTTCAAATTGTCGCGGCAGTATTTGCAGGGGAGAATGTGCTGCAGCCCGGTTATGAACGCGCCGTAGTTGCGCTTGTCCGCCGCGCTGGGATGCACGGGATAGTTGAAGCTCATGGTGTGCAAAAAGTGCCACATGGGCGGACCCCACACGGTGGTTAAGAACCCATCGCCCGACGAAAAATCATGGTCGGCAAACACGCGGCGGTTGGCTTTTCGTGATTTCATTAATTCATTATATTAAATTAAGTATATAATAAATTAAAACTAAAAAATGAACAGCTATGGTTCGGTGAGATTGGTTAGCAGTGCAATTTACAAACTGCTGCGCCATTTGAACTGGTTTTCAGACCCAGATCCAAGTCCAGAACAAGACCCAGAACAAGACCCAGAACAAGAACAAGATCAAGACCCAGAACAAGATCCAAGTCCAGAACAAGATCAAGACCCAGAACAAGATCAAGACCCAGACCTCACCTAAACCATGGTGTTAATAAATTTTTTCAGGGTGTCTTCGTCCACCTTGGCATCGTATTCAATGTTTTTGCCGTCCTTGGTCAGCACGATGGTGGGGTAGCCCTGGATCTTGTGTTCGTCGACCGTGGCTTGGTTGGCGGGATCTTCGCCGTCCACAACGACGAACTGGAGTTTGTGCCCGTTGACCACCTTGCCGTTGTATTCGTTTTCAACCGCTTGAAACTGGGGCATCGCATTTTTGCAGTGCGGGCACCAGTCCACCTTGAACAGTTTTATGGTTGCCACCGGCGGGTCGGCAACGCCGGAACTGGGGGCGTTGGAATAACCTTCGTAATACGAGTAATTGTTGGTGGATTTGGCATACCGGTTGTACAGCTGCTGGGCCAGCACTGCAAAAAACACGGCAATGAACAGGTATCCAACGATCTTTTTGTTGTGCATGATCCATTCGGCTGATTTTTTAATGGCTTCCATGGGTTATTGTGGTTTGTGTATTTGTGTATTTGTTTATAATAAATCCGAGAGAAATTATTCCATTCGCTTGAAACGCGTGTTGCTTGTTGCTTGTTGCATCATTTTTCCGCGTTTGGATTGGCTGCATTGGCTGTGCGGTCCACTAAAAACCGGGTGGCAAATGCGACGCCGTCTGCAATCCACGCTAAACGCTGGTCTGCATCCGACATGATGGAAAACCACTCGGCCGGCGTGATGCCGGGTTTCACGTGGCACGCCACTTCGTTTGGAATGCAGCGAACCGCGGGGGTGCGATTCACCATGCGCACGAGCTGCAGGTTGATGAACCGCAGGTAATCCACCAGCGACGATTGGTCGCTGATGCATTCGTTCGGGTTGTTCCACAGGTTTCGCAGCCCCAGCACTTCGTCGTCGCGGCACTGCGTGTCGTGCAAGCAGTCGTTCAGCGGATAATTGGCGATAATGCCCCCGTCAATGTAGCAGCAGTTGTCCCGAATAATGGGCTGAAACAGCACGGGCATGCACGCGCTCATTTTGATGGCGTCCATGAGCGGCAAATCGGGGTGCGTCGCGTGCGACAGCTGCACCTTTTTGAAGGTGTTCAATTCCACGGCGAACACGTGGAGCGAAATCCCCGAATGCGCGTGCAGCTCGGCCAGCGTGGTTGCCAATGACAAGTCCTTGGATGCAAGCAGCGGCTGCATGATGTCGTCCAGCAGCTTCGGCTTGGCCATTCCCTTGCACGAAAACAGCTCAAACATTTCCAGCGATTCCGTGATGACTTTTTCCCAGGGGCGCTTAATGATGTAATCGTCCAGGGTCGTCCACTCGTGCTTCAAGCACAGCATGGCGCCAATGAGCGCCCCAATGGACGTGCCGTAAATGGTTTCAATGTTTTCATACGCCCAAAACCCTTGTTTGGCCAAGTGCTTGACCGCGCCGTAAGACATCAACCCGGTGGGGCCGCCGCCACAAATGACGATGTGCTTGATGACCATTGCGTGCGCTTGTTGCTTGTTGCTTGTTGCTTGTTGCTTGTTACTTCTTTTATGACCGTGGTTGGTTGTGTTTATATGCATTTTGCGGTTTTCGTTCGTTTCGTTGAATTATTAAAAAATCTAAAGTGGTATCAAATGAGTCAATGGACAACATCTTTTCAAACCGGCATGAAGAAAACCGAGAGAGCGTTGAAAAACTGAACTTGGACGAATTATACGAGCAGAAAAAACAGGAGGATTTAGCAAAGCTGTACACGTTCAACCGCATCCTGACGCGAATACACGACAAAATCAAGGTGGCTGCCCGCCAAAAAAACAGCCAGCAGTTTTGCTGGTACTTGGTGCCCGAAATGTTGATGGGGGTGCCGAATTACGATAAAGATGCGTGCATCACGTACCTCATCAGCAAGCTGGAAGAGAACGATTTTGTAACCCGGTACACGCACCCCAATTTGTTGTTCATTTCATGGAAGCACTACGTGCCGAACTATGTGCGCACCGAGATCAAGAAGAAGACGGGCACCGTGATCGACAAGTTTGGGAACTACGTGTCGGAGGCGGATGAAGCGAGCGATGCCGCTGCGGGTGGTGGCGACGCGAACGCGATGATGCTGTACAATAAAAAGGGTGCCGCCGCTGTAACCGCTGCAAAAAAACCGGCGGGGGATTTCAAACCGATTGCGTCCTACAAACCGACCGGGAATTTGATTTACAACCAGGAGCTCTTCCGAAAAATAGAGGATCGTGTATAGAGGATTGCGCAATCATTCGCATTGTTGTAGCTCGGCCATGAGCGCCTCGTATTTTTTCAGCTCGATTTCCGCTTCCCTGATTTTGAGGCAGCGCAGTTCGTTTGCGGCGCAGCCGCGCTCCACCACGTCTTGCAGTTGCAGTTCCAGCGCATCCAAGTCCTCCAGCGTCACGGCCTCGTTAATGCAGCGGGCATCCGAATCCGGATTTGAAACGATGGCGCGCAGCATTCGGTCCAGCTGCGCCTTATTTTCTCTCTGTTTATTCTGCATGGTTTCCAATTGAATGGTGTAGGCGCGCTGCAATCGCGATTCTGCTTTTGATTTCGTTCCCGTTTTCGCTTCTGATTTCGTTGCTGCGTCTGCGTCTGCTTCTGCGTCTGCTTCTGATTGCATTTCTTGCAGGATGCGCGCCCGCAAGTCCGCAATGCGCACATAAAACCGGGCCAATTCGCGCGCCACCTCCTTCGCCGAAGTCGGCAGTTCGTTTAATTCGTCGTACGCAAATGTCGCATTAAACCCCTTTTTGAGCCGCAAGTGCATTTGAATCGGATTGCAGTTGCGCCGCAGGATCGCGTCCACAAGAAGGTCCTCAATGTCGGCCTGCGTTTGCGCATCCATACGGTGGTGGTCCATGAGCAGCGGGACACTGATTTCGGTTTCAAGCGCGCGCAAGTCATCCGGTCCCCCCTGCAACACGCGCACAAATTCATCCCTGACGTTCATGCGATGTAATCTTATATATACTATATATTTTTATGTAGTTTTATGCATATTACGAATGCGTTAAATACATAATGGCAAAAATTGAATTAAACACGCGGTCGCATGTTATGGTTAGACATCGTCATTGCACCAATGCATTCAATTAATGCTACAAGTGCCACAAGTGCCACAAGTGCCACAAGTGCCAGCACCAGCAAGACGCACAAGAATAAGAACGCGATTGCGCGTCCGAATAAGAAGGACATGTGGCAAAAATTGGAGTCGTTAATGGTTGATGAGGCGCGTGCCAGTGTGGAGTGCATCTATGACCAGCCGTGCGGACCCCGCGAAGTGTGCGACGCGTGCCAGTCCAATTTGGTCATCACGGAGGAGGGCTTTGCGACGTGCACAAGCGCAGCCTGCAGCATCATTTACAAGGACACGCTGGACCATTCCGCGGAGTGGCGGTTTTACGGCGCGGACGACAATCAAATGACGGATCCCACGCGGTGCGGCATGCCGGTGAATCCGCTGTTGGAGCAGTCGTCCTACGGCTGCAAGGTGATGTGCGAGGGGGCGTCCAGCTACGAAATGCGCAAAATACGCCGGTACACGGAGTGGCAGTCCATGCCCTATTCCGAGAAGGCGCTGTACGATGAATTTGAGCGAATCAAAAACACGGCGTCCAACGCGGGCATTCCGAAGATGATCATTGACTGCGCGCTGCGGTACCACAAGAAAATATCCGAACACAAGACGTTCCGGGGGCAGAACCGGGACGGCATCATTTCCGCGTCCATCTACATTTCGTGCCGCATGAACGACTGCCCGCGCACCCCCAAAGAAATTGCCACCATTTTCCACTTGAACAACAAGAGCGCCACCAAGGGGTGCAAGCACGCGTTGGCCATCATCAACGAGCTGGAGTGCAAGTTGGAGAACTCGGAGAAAACAAAGTTTGAAAAGACGAACCCGAACGCGTTCATTGAGAGGTATTGCAGCCCGCTCAACATGAACATGGAAATCACCCGGTTGTGCATCTTCGTGGCCATGTGCATTGAGCAGAACAACTTGATTCCGGAAAACACGCCGCACGCCATTGCCGCGGGCATCATTTATTTCGTGGCGCAAGTGTGCAACTTGAACATCACAAAAAAGGACGTGAACCGGATCAGCCAAATCAGCGAGGTGACGATCAACAAGTGCTTTAAGAAGCTGGACTCCATTAAGACGCAGCTGATTCCGCCGTCCATCGTTCAAAAATATTCGGTTGCATCCTGAAATTATTATGAATGCTGAAATTATATTGTTGCATCGTCGTTTTTTTCGTGAATATGTCAACGGGTCCGGGTCCAAGTCCAAGTCCAAGTCCAAGTCCAAGTCCAGTTCCTGAAATTGTGTTCATCGTGCCGTACCGCAACCGCGAAGAGCACAAGACGTTTTTCACGGTGTACATGAAGTTCCTGCTGGAAGACATGCCGCCCGAAAAATACCGCATTTACTTCGTGCACCAGTGCGATAATCGCCCGTTCAACCGCGGCGCCATGAAAAACATCGGGTTCCTGGCCATTCGCAGCCTGTATCCCGCCGAATACAAGAACATCACGCTGGTGTTTCACGACGTGGACAACTTGCCGTACACGAAGGGGCTGCTGAATTATGAAACGCGGCCCGGCGTGGTGAAGCATTTTTTCGGGTACACCTTTACGCTCGGCGGAATGGTTTCAATTAAGGCGGGGGATTTTGAACGCACGGGCGGGTACCCCAATTTCTGGGCGTGGGGCAGCGAGGACAATTGTTTAAACCAGCGCGTGATTGATGCGCGGCTCTACATTGACCGCAGCAATTTTTTCCCCAGCGGGCATCGCGCCATTCTGCAGTTCGTGGACGGGCTCATTAAAATGATTAACCGAAAGGAGACGTCGGCGGCCATGTATCGCACGTGCACGGACACGTACGCAACCATCCGAAACTTGTCCTACCACTTCAAGGACGAGTACATCAACGTGACGGCGTTTGACACGCAGCAGAACCCCACCGAGCTGCGGTTTGAGGAGTACGACATCGTGAAGAACAACGGCATCAACCGCATTCCCGTTCCGGCCATCGGTCTGCAACTGGGTAACATGGGTGCGAACATGCAGAAAGTGGCGCCAAGACGGCGTTGAATTTAAAATTTAATTCAATATCATATAATATAATATGCAAAAATATCAAATACAGGCATGTCATCTGCAAAAACACTGGACGACATCATAAAGTCATCACGCTATGTATTGCCAATAGGGACAATTTTAGAATTAGGCCCACCGCATCATGATCCCAATCCCCCAAATATTAAACATACTCTCGTTCAGTCTCTTTATTTACCAGGAGCACATGAGCATATGCACAGGCCGATAATAAGTATAGGACATGCGTCTCCCGCTGCTGAAGCTGCAGCCCTAGCCGGTGCTGCTGAAACTGCTCGCCTTGCAACTGCTCGCCTTGCAGATCCAACTGCATGGAGGCAGTGTGCTTTGCACAGATTCGAAGCTGACCTATATAATCTAGAAGCACGACAGAGAAATGAGATGCAGCGCCGAATGCAAGATCAGCATGGGTACACCGAATTTAGGGGGTGCAAAGAGGGTGAATTTGACCTTTGTGCTTTTGAAAATCCACGCACAGGGGACGTACGCGCATTCAAGAGACCATTTATACCGATTGGTGTCGAAGATCCATTATTAGTATCAAGAGAATTAACGGCCGCTCCGCATGCACCAGACATTGTGCGCGATCGCATCCTACATCCAGGGGTGTTGCAACAAGATCCATTAATGTATCGTGCTATGTGTTCTGCCATGAGTGCAAACCCAGATTTAACGAAAAGAAGTGGTTTAGCGTCCTTTCTAATCAGACGTTTAACGGACCCGATGTCAATGCGATCAAGTGCATATGACAAGTTAGAACCATCCATTTTAAAAAAACAGCCGCCGTCGCCATTCTCAAAAAAGGGGGGTAAAAAGCGTACGGGTCGTGCACGTTTACGTTTACGTTCCCGTTTCCAGTCGCGTCGTCGTCGATGATTTCAATAGCGGGCGGTGCAATAATTAAATATTGACATACACTATATTACAACCCGATGTCGCTGATTCGTCGCATTTCTGGCGATTTTCGCCACTTGTGCAAACCCGCCATGGTGTATTTAGCCGTGTCCGTCGTGGCGCTCATCGCCATCGCGTATCAAAACATGGGCCTGAGCAACATGTACTGCATGGGCGATTTGTCGTGCTACGTGCCCAGCACCGCCGCGGTCATATTCAGCGAAGCCCTCTATATCCTGTTTTGGACCTGGATTCTGCATTTGATGTGTCGCACGGGATACGCCTCCATTTCTTGGTTCATGGTGGTGTTCCCGCTGGTGCTGTTTTTTGTCTTGATCGGCCTCATGATGCTCGCATCCATGCAGATGTCCCGGAAAGGACGGGTCAAGCAAATGATGCCGATTGAGCGCCCCGTGCTGGCGAATCCCAGCGACTTTGACAGCTTTGGACCCATGTTTCCACCTGGACCGCCCATGCGCGAAAGTTACCAGAGTGGTGGGGGTGGTGGCTGGAACTACGGTCTCTTCTGATTCTGCACACACACGTACGCACACACACACACACACACACACACACACACACACACACACACACATACCCATACAAATTGTGTTTATTCACGGAACAAATAATAAACACAAATAGTAGATAAACGATACATAAATCTGCGCGCACGAAACACGAACGGATGTCAAACGCAACGAACACAACGAATGCAACGAACGCAGCGAAAGCAGCGAAAGTAACGGCAAGACACCGGTCCAATGACGAGAACGAGCTCATTGCAGAGGCGGTCAAAACCGCGGAAGAGACGCTGTCGTGGAGCATCATTGACCGGTATTTCAAGGACAACCCCAACGTGCTGGTGCGGCACCACTTGGAGTCCTACAACGATTTTTTGAGCAACGGCATTGCGCGCATTATGAAGGACCGGAACCCCATCATTCTGGAGAAGGACGAGAACAAGGAGACGGGGAAATACAATTCGGTGATTGAAATTTATTTGGGCGGCGTCCAGGGGGACCGCATTTCATTTAGCAAGCCCATCATTTACGACGGCGACCTGGCCGCCGGCGCGAGTGAAGAGAGTGAAGAGGCCATGAAAGAAAAAGAAAAATCCAGGGCGCACTTCATGTACCCGAACGAGGCGCGCCTGCGCAACATGACGTACGGCATGACCATTCACTGCGACGTGGACGTGATTTACCGCGTGCACGACCCCGTGCAAAACACCGTGCTGAACGAGCGCTTAGAATTAAAGCAGCTCAGCCTGGGGCGGTTCCCCATCATGCTGCAGTCCAACGCCTGCATTTTGCACGGCATGTCGCCGGAAGCGCGGTTTTACGCCGGCGAGTGCCGCAACGACTACGGCGGCTACTTCATCGTGGACGGCAAGGAGAAGTGCATCGTGTCGCAGGAGAAGTTCGCCGACAACATGCTGTACGTGCGCTCCAACGCGGACGACCCCGACGCGGTCTACAGCTACAGCGCGGAAGTGCGCACCGTGTCGGAAGACCCCTCCAAGCCCGAGCGCAAAATGGCGGTCAAAATGGTGGCGCCGGACGCCAAATACTCTAATCGGCAAATCGTGGTGGACATTCCCAACGTTCGGAAACCGATGCCGCTCTTCATCGTCATGCGCGCTCTGGGCGTGATCAGCGACCGCGACATCGTGGAACGGTGCATTTTGAACCTGGATGCGAACGCCGCCATGGTGGACCTGTTCGTGCCGTGCGTGCACGACGCGTGCGAGGTGTTCACGCAAGCCGCCGCCCTCAAATTCATCGCCACCTTCACCAAGGAGAAGACGGTGGCGCAGGTGCAGAACATTCTCATGAACTACTTCATGCCGCAAATGGGGGAGCTGAATTTCGGGGCCAAGGCGTACTTTCTCGGGTACATGGTGCACAAGATGCTGCTGGTGTCCATGAACGTGGAGCGTCCCACGGACCGCGACAGCTTCAAGTACAAGCGCGTGGACGTGCCGGGGTCGCTCATGTTCAACCTGTTCCGCACGTACTACACCGCGCACGTGGACAACGTGCGCCTGAAGCTGGACAAGAAGATCAAATACGGGCGCGACCGCAACGAGTTCGTCGGCACGCAGATCATGCAGGTCATCACCGCCGACAACTACAACGAAATCTTCGGCGAGCGGCTCGTTGAAGCGGGGTTCAAAAAGTCGTTCAAGGGCAAGTGGGCGGCCACGGTCCAGACGGACGACAAGTCCAAGCTGTACAAGGGCACCATCGGCGCGACGGAGGGCACCGAGGTGGAGGGCATCGTGCAGGACTTGAACCGCTTGTCGTACAACTCGTTCATATCGCACCTGCGCAAGGTGAACCTGCCGATGGACGCCAGCGCCAAAGTGTCGGCCCCGCGCCAGTTGCACGGGTCGCAGTGGGGCATCATTGACCCCGCGGACAGCCCCGACGGCGGCAACATCGGCCTGCAAAAGCACCTCGCAATCGCGGCGTACGTTACAAAACCGTGCTCCGCCCAGCCCGTCATTCGCTGGCTGCGCGACCTGGCGCACATGGAGCTGCTGGAGGAGTGCAGCCCGACGTACCTGCACCAGCTGACCAAGGTGTTTGTGAACGGGGCGTGGGTGGGCGCGCTCGGCAACCCGCGCGAGGTGATGCGGCTCTTTTTATTGCACCGGCGCATCGCGCTCATCCCGGTTCACACCAGCGGGCGCTGGAACATTGCGCACAACGAGCTGCAGTTCTTCACGGACGGCGGGCGCTTGTGCCGCCCCGTGTTCTACTACGACGAGGAGAAGCGCCGACCCAGCTACGCCCGGCGCGAGGTCATTGAACGCATCAAGAGCGGCAATTACACGTGGGACCAATTAATCACCGGGTTCGCCGCAAAGAGCGTGGACGCGCTGGACCCCTGCCGCATTTACGGGTTGGGCGAGTTGTACAAGGGCGCGGCCGACTTTGCCGCGCTGGACGGCAGCCAAGCCGTGATTGAGTACTTGGACACGAACGAGACGGAAAGCGCGTACGTGGCCATGTTCCCGCGCGACGTGGTGCCGGGGAAAACCACGCACGTGGAAATCCACCCGTCGCTCATCTTCGGCGTCATGGGCAACCAGATCGTGTTCCCGGAAAACAACCCGTCGTCGCGCAACAATTTTTCGTGCGGGCAGGGCAAGCAAGCCGTGTCGCTGTACTCCTCCAACTACGCGTCGCGCATTGACAAGATGGGCGTGGTCCTGAACTACGGCCAAGTGCCGCTGGTGAAGAGCCGCTACATGAAGTACATTAACAACGAGCAGCACCCCTACGGCGAGAACGCCATTGTGGCCATCATGTGCTACAACGGCTACAACGTGGAGGACTCCATCCTGTTCAACGAGGGGTCGCTCAAGCGCGGCCTCTTTCGCACCACGTACTACAACATGTACGAGACGCGCGAAGAGGAGGAGCGCACGTACGACAAGCGCATCTGCAACGTGCAGGCGCAGGCGACCGTGCGCGGCCTGAAACCCGGCGGCGACTACAGCGCCTTGGACCGCTTCGGCTTGATCAAGGAAAACACGGAAATGGACGACAAGAAGGCGGTCATTGGACGCGTGACGGAGCAGTGGATCGCGGGCATAAGCGCAGAAGAGCCGCAAATGGAGGACGACAGCGTGTTCCCGAAGAAGGGGCAGCTGGGCGTGGTGGACCGCACGTTCATCACGGACGAGGCGTCGGGCAAGCGGCTGGCCAAGGTGCGCATTCGCGAGGAGCGCATGCCGGGCATCGGCGACAAGTTCTGCTCGCGCGCCGGGCAGAAGGGCACGGTGGGACTCATTATTCCCGAAGAGGACATGCCGTTCGCGGAGGACGGCACGCGGCCGGACTTGATTATTAACCCGCACGCGCTGCCGACGCGCATGACCATCGGGCAGCTGGTGGAGACGCTCATGGGCAAGGCGTGCGTGCTGCAGGGCGGGTTCGGCGACTGCACCGCGTTCGTGAACCACGGGTCCAAGCACCAGGTGTTCGGCAAGATGCTGACGGAGCTGGGCTACCACAACAGCGGCACGCAACTGCTTTATAACGGCATGACGGGCGAGCGCATGGAGAGCCAGATTTTCATGGGGCCGACGTACTACATGCGGCTCAAGCACATGGTGAAGGACAAGATCAATTACCGCACGCGCGGACCGCGCACCGTGCTCACGCGGCAGACGGTGCAGGGGCGTGCCAACGACGGCGGCCTGCGCATCGGCGAAATGGAGCGCGACGGCGTCATCGCGCACGGGGCGGCGTACTTCTTGCGGCAGTCCATGCTGGAGCGCGGGGACGAGTACTACATGGCGGTGTGCAACAAGTCGGGCATGATTGCCATTTACAACCCGGCGCAGAACTTGTTCATCAGCCCGATGGCGGACGGCCCCATCCATTTTGCGGACACGCTGACGTCATCCGACAATCAGGCGCTGAACATTGAGAACATGACGCGGTTCGGGCGCAGCTTCAGCGTGGTGCGCGTGCCGTACGCGTTCAAGCTGCTCATGCAGGAACTGCAGGCCATGAACGTGCAAATGCGCGTGCTGACGGAGGACAACATTGACCAAATCGCGTCCATGTCGTTTTCCACGACGACGCTGAAGTTGGGCGGCGCGGCGAACTTGATTCGGGAGAACAAGGCGGTGGTTGGCAATAATAAAGTGCCGCCCGTGTCGCCGAAGGCGGACAACCGGCCCGCCCTGCGCCCCACTAAAGAGGGGGAAGAGGAAGAGGAAGAACCGGGCAATGCAGCGGAGTCACTGGGCTGGCAGTTCGTGAATTTTGAGGCCAACGGCGGGGAGATTTATCAGTCGCTGCTCCGGGACGAGCGCGGGGCGCCCACGCAGATGTGGTCCGTGCAGCAGCACGGGGGCAAGTATCCCACCGAGCATCCCGAGGGATGGAACGCGCAGATGCTGTATTACAACGACGGCGTGCCCATTAAGGCCGAAGCGGTCGTTGACATGCTGAAGCGCATGCCGTACGCGAATAATTTCGCGCTGGCGGTGCAGGACATTCGGGACGAACAAACTTTAAGCGAAGCGAACCGAAGCGAAAGCGAAGCGATTGATTTGCCCAACATTGCGATGTCTCCCGAATACGAGCCCATGTCTCCGGTTCTGATGCAAGGTGGTGCACAACAATCACAACCACAATCGCAACAACCACAACAACCACAACAACCACAACAAATGCAACAATCGCAACAACCACAAATGCAACCCATGATGATGCAACAACCCATGGTCATGCAGCAACCCATGATGCAACAACCAATGGTCATGATGCCACAGCAAATGATGATGTCGCAGCCCATGATGATGATGCCACAACACATGATGATGCAACCACAACAATCACAACAACCACAACAGCAACAACAACCACAACAGCTGATGACTACAACCACCGGTTCAAATGCAGGGGAATTGATTAAGGAGCAACTTGGCAACGGCAACAGCAACAGCAATAGTAGCATCAACAGTTCCAGATCCATATTGGACATGGAACCGGAAAACCCAGAATCTGAAAAACCACAGGATGATAGTAAAGGAGAAGGCAAACGTGTCATCAAATTAGGATAAGACAATTGAGCGCCCAACTCAAAAAAATTTAGTATGTGTTTAATGTATAACCAATAATCACATCTTCCACATGCTGAATAAATATTTGGTTGAGTTTTTAGGAACTCTGTTTTTCATTTACATTATTTTGGCAACTGGTAACGCCATTGCCATCGGCGCTGCATTGGCAATTGCCATCATGGTGGGTGGTCCCATTTCGGGCGGCATGTTCAATCCCGCCGTGTCCATTGCCATGGTTGCAGCCGGCAAGCTGTCATCCAGCGACTTGGTGCCTTACATCCTGGCCCAAGTGGCAGGCGGCTTGGTTGCGCTGGAACTGTTTAAGCGCGTCAAATTGTGAATTTGGCAAATTGGCGAATTATGAAAATTATATATGTCGTGTAATGTATATAATTTGCAATGACAACACGTAAGAGGAACGGCAAAAGCAAAGGCAAGGGCAAAGGCAATAGCAGGCGTAATGGACGCACGAAACGAGGAGGATTTTTTGGTATATTTGAAGACTCATTTTCATGGTTTGGAAACAACTCCAAAACAAACGAAACAAACGAACCAGATTCATCCGCATCAGGAACAGGAACAACAGGAACAACAGGAACAACAGGAACAACAGGAGGATGGTCTGGGTTTTGGAATAAAATTAAACCACCTGTTACTCCAACCACCACAACGGTTATTCCTGGACGACCAGTGACACAACAACCACCACAACAACAACAACCACCACCACAAGACGTGCCAGACGCAACAGTAACACAAGATTCAACCACAACATCTCAAGCAGATCAAGCAGATCAAGCAGATCAAGCAGATCAAGCAGCAGCGTTTCAAGCAGTACCCGTAACACCCGTAACACCAGTAAAAGGAGGAAGACGCCTGCGTCTTCGCACTAAAAAACGCAGCTGCAGATGCAAACGCAAGTAATTGGTTCATTTGCCGACTCGTTTTGTAAGGCCGTACAAAATCACCAAGCACAAAAATCCCAGCATCATGTAATACACGCTGGACAGAGTGCCAGCGGGAATGCTGCCCATGCGCTTGGTGCACGGTTTGCGCATTCGGCGCTGCCGCCGTTGTGTGAACGCCTCGCGCTCAGTGCCCCCCGAGATGGGGTTCGTCTTGTTCGGGAACCAGGATGCCGGCATGTTTTGGATGTCCACCGTCGCCACGTAGTGGGTGTCCGTCGACGACTGGTTATTCACGTCAATCGTTTCCAGCGTCACGCTCTGGCAGTCCGGGGTTGAACCCATTTGAAACGCTTGAAACAGCATCATTGGGTTAAGGCCGGCCGCGCTGGACATGGTGCCCGGAATCAACCCCTCAAAATTGGTGAATTGCACCCCGCCCAGTCCCGACGAAATGAACGGAATGTTTCCGTCCGGCACGTTGTTCACGTAGAGGTAGCGATCCACGACGCTGCCGTTGGCGGAGTCGTTGCTCACCACTTTGCATTTGGCCGCCGTTTTCAAAAAAAACTTGTTTCCCAGCGGTTGTCCCGTGGCAGACGCATCCCCCTCGCCAGAAACCAGCAATTCCACATACGAAACGAGCGCACCCACGTCGCTGGCTAAGATGTCCAACCCTCCGTCACTGGACACTCCTAGCTCGATCGGGGTTTTGATCTGATTGAAGTACTGGTAGTCCGGACCCAGCAACGATTGTTCCATGTTATCTAAATCCCCCATGACATCTTGGAAAAAATTGGACATGATATGTTTTATTATTATATAACATATACATTAAAAATGACTCAAATGTATGAAAAATGCATAAGCTCTTACCCGCTTGTGCTTTTCATCGCAATGCTTGTCTTGTGCAACGTGTACCGGGTGTCCTACATCTACGTGATGGGCTTCGGCGCGAACCTGGTTGCCAACTGCGGATTGAAACTGTTTTTCCGTCGCGTGATGGGCAGCGCCGGAAATCGGCCCGTTCCGTATGAAACCCAGAATGCCCTGGTCCCGTTTACCATCCGCAGCGCAAATGCGTACGGGTTTCCGTCCGGGCACGCACAAACGGTTGGATACTTTCTAGCATTTGCACACCGGGTTTTGCCGTGGCGAACGTGGCGCCCGGCCTGGGTTGTCGCCGCGTTGCTGGCTGCGGCATGGTTGATGTGGACACGGGTTGCATTCCAGCGACACACGCCGGTGCAAGTGCTGTTCGGGTTTACGTTCGGGGTTGCGGTGTTTCAAGCCGTGCACCAAGCCGTGCAATAGCCGCTTACCGCTTAACGCTTACCGCTTAACGCTTACCGCTTACCGCTTACCGCTTACCGCTTAACGCTTACCGCTTAAGACGTGTTGATCTGCGGAATACTGGTTTTACTGGGGTCGTCCTGATTGATGTTGGCATGCGTGACGTTGTTCATTTGACCCGGCGTGTCGCTCATGGTTTTCAACAGCATGTGCGAGTTCCCGTTGATCCGGTTGGTTTGATCGTCCACCCCCGCCTTCAATTGGTCAAACGTGGTTTGTAAAACGGTGGTTTGCTTCTTAATGATTTGAACGTCCGCGCTTGTGCTAGTCGCGCCGTCTCGGTCCGTCGTCATGCCCTCCGGCGAGCCGTTTCGGATTCTTCGGTAAAGCAAAATGAGAGAAAATCCCAAAACAATGCACAGAATCACGATGACAATGTTGTAAAGGACGTCGCTGGACACGTCATCGGGCACGAAAAACAGCAAGGAATGCAGAGAAAATTTCATGATTGGACATGCATTACGCCGACATTATTTTTTACCCAACTGTCATTATTGAGTCCGGATGTTTACTGTTTACTGTTTACTTTTTGAAGCGGCCAATTTGTTCGTCATGTCGGTTTGCGACTGCACCACTTGTTGAATGCTTTTCGTGTTGTTTTGAATGCCGGTTTCATTTTGCAACATTTGGGTTTTCAGGGTTTGCGCCGTTTGCATGAGGGTGGCAATTTGTCCCTTCAAAAGTGCAATCTCGGCCGTGTTTTCATCTATTTGCGCTTGAGATGAGGGGGTTGCTGCTGTGGGTGCTGCTGTAGGGGCTGCTGTAGGGGCTGCTGTAGGGGCTGCTGTAGGGGCTGCTGTCGGGGGCGACGTCGCGTCTAAACCTTCTATCACCGGACCCCAGGACGAGCTTGATTTAGAATGAAACACATGAAACAAATGAAACAGTAGCAGCCATGCAAAAAACACTATAAACACGCCGTGCATCACCAAATGCAGTTGAACCATGTTTGTTTTTGTGTGTCCGTGTGTGTGTGTGGCGCGATAAATAATATATATGTAGTTATTATATACTGAATATATATTTATTGGAATCATTGACATGGCCACGCTCAGAATATCTGACGGCATTGGCTGGCGCCGCTCCAACAGTTTGATCACCACAAAGCGGTTTCACGGCGCCACAAAATCGGCACCCTCCACCACGTTCCAGGTGGTTCCCGGGTTTAGTCGCCCGAACGTGAACGGCGCACTGGTGACCGTTCCCATCGGTGCATTGCGCGACGAAGCCGCGCACGAGTTCAGCGGTCCCGTCATGAAGGCCCGCCCCATGAAGCACTGGCGGCGCAAGCTGCAACCCACCGCGAACAGCGGCAGCAGCGTGAACTCCGTAACGCTCGTCATTGACACGCCCGGCGGCACCGCAAAGTCGGGCAACGGCGCGACGTGTGACTGTTCCACCACGGAAGCCAATTCGTATGCCACGTTTGACGAAAAGCTGCTGAAAATTCCGTCGCAGCGGTGCGATCCGTGCGACCGCGTGGAAAACAAGGGCTTCGTGCAGGTGGGCAATCCGGCGGATCCCAACAGCTACCAAATTCAGACGGGGCTGTACAACACGAAATACATTGGCTGCTGTCCGGCCAACAACGTCATCAAATCGGCGGTGACGCTGATGAGCAAGGCGTATTATAGCGACACCCGGGGGTACCTGCAGTCGCGCTGCAAGCGCTACGAACAGAAGCTGTCCACCAACCCGGTGCCGGGCGTGCAATACATTGGCCCCGACCACATGCCGCTCTGGCCCAACGACGCCTGCGTTGGCCCGCAAACTCGGCTCACCGGCAGCTGCCTGTACCCGGCGTGCAGCCAAAACGATGCAGCGCTCCCGAACAAGTGCCAAGGCACCACCACGTACAAGCCGAACAATGTGCCGTTTGCCAAGCAGGGCGGTGTGAGCAGCAGCACGCGCACGTTGAGCCTGCGTGTCAACACCGTGAATTTGAACGGCAACTCGTTTTACAGCGCGTTTGGCGCGCAGGGTGCCAACGCGGGCAAATACAGCACCGAATACAATCCGGGCTACTTTGTGAAAAACAATTACCAGGTCCCGCAGTGTCGGCGGCTGCCGGGCAACAGCACGACGTGCTTTTATTCGCCCACGGAGAACCGAACCGCCACGCCGGCGAATCCCGTGACGGCCGCCGGATATAGATGAATGAATTGAATTGAATTGAATTGATTTAATTTATTGGTCAATTTCTCTCGGATTGAAAGTTTCAAGAACGCAAAAGTTGTATTCAGGAGGAGCAAGGCGGGAGCAACGGCATGCATGGCTGCCATGTTTTACAGAATTACATTTTACAAAACGAGAGAAATTCGTTACATAATCAAATAATCTAAACATTAAATCGGACGCGTTTAATAGGCAAACCGGCGTTTGGAAACAGGAGTTTGTCAATGGTGGTGCGCACGCAGAACAGGCGGTGCAGGATGATGCCGAGAAGAAAGAACCCCACGGCGGTCCATGCAAACGAGGCGCGCGCAAAATAAGCGATGACGTACGCGCCCAGCAGCGTCATGATGACGTCCACAACAGCAACGCTGCCGAGACGGATGGAATGCGCACCCTTGCCGGGAACGCCAAGCGCATTGCGGTACTTGCATAGATTAAATGACGACATACTTACGAGGGAAAAGTAATTAAATATTATACATCACGTGTATATAATATTTGAACAATGGACGAAGCGACAGCGACAGCAGTAACATCATCCGACCGAACGAAGGCGGAGCGTCAAGCGCAGGTGAAACCCATTCTGGAAAAGTTAACCGAAATGAAACTGCATGTGTCTAAATTCGCTGCCGTAAAGGAGCTCATGGTGCAAATCCAGGACTACGTTAAAAACGGGGAGCCCCAAAAAGTGAACATTGCGTTCCCTGAATTTGGGCGGCGCATCAAGGGCACACTGGAGACCAACCGACACGTGGAATCCAGCATCAAACTGTAAGGGGGCGCAAACTGTAAGGGCCGCTTGATTCAATTCAATTGCGGCGACGACGGCGTTTAGTTGAAAGACAATGACGAGAACGAGAACGACGAGAACGAAGATGATGACGAGAACGAGGATGACGACGACGACTTTTTCCACCAGTGCTATGGCAGCATGCATTTTTACCAGACGTTTCCCCACATTCCGTACATCTCACGGAAGAACTTGAAGAACTGGAAGACACGGCAGGACTGGAAGAAACTTGAGACATTTTGCGGTTATACCTTATAATTATAAAATAAAAATATTATTAACAGGATCACATGCGGTTACTTTTGTAGATGGTTTACGGGCGCCAAGGCACGTAGTTCCCCTCAAGGGAAAGGTTCGGAGGAGGGGTGCGGGGAACTACGTTCCCCGGTCCGTAGGTTTTCTGATTTAGTACACGATGTGCTCGTCAATCCATTTTTTCACGTGAATGCAGGTGGGCTCCAGTATTTTGTTCAGCCCGTCGGCATACGCCGCGTAATTGGATTCGTTGTCCCGTATCAAAAGCAGCGTGTTGTACACAATGTTCAGCAGTTCCGGCGTGTAAATGCCAACAATGGTGATAAAGATGTCGTCCACGGTGTTATTGGAAGTGGACATTTCACTTGATTTGGGTTCATCGTCATCATCATTATTCAAAATGGGCTTCATTTTATGGGGCTTGGAATTGGTTGCATTGGGTGGTGGTAGCGGCATGATGTCGGGCGACAGCTGGTCGTCCAGTATGAACTTGTACATGGTGAGCGTCTGCAGGATGTGCGGCTTGTCGGTTTGCCCGTACGTTCGGATCAGCTTGTTTATGCCCGTCTTGGACAAGTCAATGAGCAGCGCGTACAGCCGGTGCTGCACCGATTCGGGGGCGCCGGCCTTATACGGCGCGTAAAATTTTTTGAAGCGGGTAAACACGTTGAACAAAAAATACAGGTCCTCCTTTGTGTCGTTGTTGTACCATCGCAGCATGGATTGCGAGTACGCGGGCGGTTGCAGAATCAACGCGTTGTGTTGGATGGTGACCTTGGTTCCCACGGGGTAAAACGCGAGCAGCGCGATTTGCAGAATGGCTTGCAGCGGTTCCAAAATGGTCTCAAACCGCTCCTTCTTCCGGCGCGAGCTGACGGTTTTGTAGAGGAGCTGAAACGTGGACTGCATGGATGGATAACAATGTCATAAACACATGAATGCGCATGTGTTTATATTAGTTTCCGATGGAAAAAAGTCGCGCGACGCGCCGCGTCAATTATTCAGGAAAATGTTGCTGGATTGGCTCACGTGGTTGTAAGGAATGCCGTGCTTGTCGCACCAGCTCATGCACTTCACGAGGTTGAACCGCTTCATCATTTCCAACTTTTCGGCGTGACACTTGTTTAAAATCAGGTTGATGGTGGTGTTGATGGTTTCCATCTGTTGCTGGCCAATGATGGCGTTGCACTCCTCCAACCGATTCAAATAATGCAGGTCGTGCTCCATCGGCAACAAGGACGTGATGGTGGCGTTTGCCGGAAGGTGTTCCAGTTCACCGAACAGCGCATGCAGCTGGGGCATCAAATCCTGCGTGGAGGCGGGTTTGAAATGCTTGCACACCAGGTACCGCTCCGAATTTGCGTGCCGGCTCGTGCACGGTTTTGACACGAACACGGTCTTGTAAAAGTTGCACAGCACGTAAATGACGTCAATCGTGGGCTTGGTGAAGGTGTCGAACAGTTTCAATATGAAATGACCGCCCTGCTTCTGCAGCGCCAATGCAAACCCCAGTTCCGCAATGAGGAGGCGCTGCACCATGGTCTCTTGGTTGTTGAAGTCGCACGAAAAATCAAACCCGCCGTCCGCAGTGATCAAGTTGCACGAGTTTTGATGCTTGGCCGCGCAGTGTTGAAAGTTGGCAGCAGATATGATGTTGCCCGTTCCGTCCGCGCCGGTTTCAATGCACACGCGGTCGCGATGCAGGTCCAAAAACCCCCGGCTCTTTTTCCATCCGGGACAACACGCATCCGCGTGCAGCAGTGTCATCCCGTAATGAACGTCGTTATTTCGGTCCATGAACTGGGTCGCGTTCTTGGACCGAATGTGAATCATGGCTTCAATGAAGCCGCCGGGCCCTTCCGCCAAGTGGAACGACGTCATTTCCGTGGGATCGTGCAGCGGATCAAAAAACGTGGCGTGCATTTCAATCATTTTGTAAAACGACCGCGACAACGGGCGCATCTTGCTCACGGTGTAAAATTTGGAATTGGGAATGGCCGTGTGAATAAATTCAAACGGATTCGTGTATTTTTTAACAGCATCCCACGCGTCTTCTCCGCATTCCTTGATTTGTTCTTTCATTTCACACAAGCACGCGTGAAGGGTGTGTGAAATCAATTGGTTGCAATGCGGGGCATCGGTGCCGTCGTCGGTGCTCACACTGGCGAGTTCAAATTGCAGATTGAGATGGTTCAGTTTGGGCAATTCCGTGTAATGCGCCATGGGATTGCTTATTGCTGATTGCTTGTTGGGTTCAGTTCATCCCATCAGTTTATATTGTTTTCGTTTGCATTGATCAATCGTCCAAATATTCATAGGGCTCTTCCATCAACTCGAAAGACGGAATCGCCGCTTCGGTCCCCCGTTTTTTTGTCACTGTGTGTTTTTTCTTGGACGCCACGCCTTTGGCGCCCTTGACGCCGCATTTGGCTTTGGCGCCATTGTCGCCATTGTCGCCATTGTCGTCATTGTCATCAGTGTCGCAGCTGTCGTCGCTTTCGTCATTGTCATCACAATCGGTCGTGGTGGGTTCTTCGTCATCGTCGTATTCTGATTCCTCGGTGTCGTCCTCGTCCTCCTCGTCGTCCTCGTCCTCGTCATCGTCCTCCTCGGCTTCGTCCACCACAAATCCGTCTTTCAAGTACCCGTCTTTGGTTTTTCGGTGCGCAGGAACGGAATCCAGTTCATCGTATTCATCGTCGTCGTCGTAGCAATTTGTCAATGTGTCAAACCCGCCAAACAAAAAATTATACATCTTGTCCCATTTTTCAAGTGTGAGCGGAATCACGTTGTGCTGCGGGCTCATGTCCTTTGCAACCAACGCGCACGCTCCGAAAAATAAAATGGTGTCAACCGGCGGAGGGAACTCGTACTTGTTTTCTTGTCCCGCAGCGCCGTCTTCCCGTGCCCACAGCTCCACAATGAATTTCTCCGCATCCGGTCCGGAGTACGCCCATTCCGCGCGCACTTCAAACCCGGCCGACGTTTTGTACTTGCATTTTTTGGCCAGTTCCAACTGGCTGTGTTCCTTGATTTCCGAGGGGCGCAATTCTCCGTTGCGTTCCACAATGAGCACGGGGGTTGAAGCCGATGGCATGGGGTTGTTGTCGGGGTTGTTGTTGGATGGTTTATGAAAAACATACGGTTGGGTTTAAATCATTTATGAAACATTATAATTCAGCGCATACGTTTCAAATCTGTAAAAACTATGTCTGCATAGTTTAATCGCATGCTTTGGATCATTCAAGTGTTGGTTGCATCGTTTGTGATCATTTTCGTGCTTCACAATTTGTATGTGTTTTTCAAAGACACCTTGACCGTGCCCAAAATAAAGGACATGGTAAAACGTCCACAGCAAAAATATGAAACGTTGTTTAGGGAACTGCGTAACAACAACCATAACAGTGGTCATAACAGTAGTCATAACAACAGCAACAACAACAATAACAATGGCAACAGTAACAATGACAATAGTCATGACCACAGCAACAATGACAATGCCATGAAAGTTGAGTTGAAACGTTATCTGATGGATCTCAATTCAACGCAACAACCGCCAGAGTCACATCCACAGCCACAGTCCGATTTTATAGAACTTGGTTCAATATTTAATTGACCCAACCTATTTAAAAAATATAACAGTAAAGTAAACATTCTCCGCGAATGAATTCAACCAATTCCAAAATCACGGTGTTTCTGCCCACGACCACGATTGACCCCAGACACATTGCAGTCAATGCAGACAATGCAGCAAATCCAGTCAATGCAGACAATCCCGTTTCGTTTTGCGCCACTTCGTTTTGCGCCACTTCGTTTTGCGCCACTTCGGTTTGCGCCACTTCGGTTTGCGCCACAATGCAAATGCAGCCGCGATAAGAAGCACGTAATGAATGATGCAAACCATATTAAAGCATGATTGGGTATGATCATTAATTAGCCATCCATCATTTTGCAACCATGCAATCGCCCGGTGAAATTTATTATGAAACATCTGTTCATAAGAAATTTTTAGCAGACGTGTATGCGGTGATCCCCAAAGGGCGCAAGTGCGTGCTTTGGTTTAAGCACAACCAATGCTGGATGTTTCAAATTGCCAGGCGTCCCTACACTCCAAACAATCCAAACAGTCCAAACAGTACAAACAGTCCAAACAGTACAAACAGTACAAACAGTCCCTTCAACCCAGGAACGGTGCAGTATGACGATACACGCATGATCCACATGCCGTTTGCAAATCCCGCTTGGTATGCGGGGCAAGGCACCATGATTTATGGCACATGCGTGTTTGAAAAACGCAAAGACGTGCAAAAACGGTTTAGCGTGGAAAACGTGATCTGGTTGTGCGGCGAAAAACAACCGGACAACGGGACCCTGGGTCGGTTTTCTGCATTTTTTGATGCATACTCGAACGAGCGCGCCAAACACCATTTCCAATTGAACATGCCAATCATGCACGCGGCGTTCAATGATGCAGTGCGGGATGCCATTAAAATCACGTCGTACGATGTTTTTTGCATTCAGCACCGGTTTTTGAACCGCGCGTATATTGAATTTAAAAATTTGGCAATGACCCACATTGATGTGACGTGCGCGGACAATCCTCTGTTTTTCCCCAAACAGGCGAATGCAATAAGCGTAGCAACAAGCGTAGCGACAAGCTTAGTGCCAGTAAGCGTAGCAACAAGCGTAGCGACAATAAGCGTAGCGACAAGCGTAGCGACAAGCTTAGTGCCAGTAAGCGTAGCGGTAAGCGTAGCGCCAACAAGCGTAGCGCCAACAAGCGTAGCGCCAACAAGCGTAGCGCCAAGCTTAGTGCAATACAGGCCTCAAACCCGCACGTTTGTGATTTGTCCCGATGCGCAAAACGACATTTACTACGTGTTGCGCAGCCCGGACGAGCCGATCACGGCAAACACGATGATCGCCCACATTCCCAATTACAAGACCAGCGTCATGATGAACGCGCTGTTTCGCAACATCAAAGAAAACCGGAATTTGGACGCGCTGGAAGAAAGCGACGACGAAGACGAAGCGCACACGCCGTTAGTGGACTTGAATAAGCGCGTGCGGATGTCATGCACGTTCAGCTCGCGGTTCAAGCGTTGGCAACCCGTTGGGTCACCGCCTTTTCAATCGTAGCGAGCTGTTTCAGCGCGCTGGACGGGTTTGCGGTCCCCGTGGTGTTGGCGCGTTGCAATAAATACGGTTGATTCCAACCCGACGCCGACGGCAGCTGCGGTTGACCGTTGAATCCATGCCACACATTCTTGACGCCGATGAGCGCGTTTTGCCACGCGGTTGTCATGACTTGTGGAAATCCGCCTAACACGTACCCGCCTTTTTTGCTACGTCCTCGCCTGAGGCCACTGCTGCTGCTTTGCTTAATGTTTCTCATTCCACCTTTTAATGGAGGCAACGTATTGCGATCGTTTATGCCAGGGCCCCACATTTCGGGAACTGCCGGATCAACGCCACCCGCTAGTATGCCTTTATTACTGACGGCAAAATGGTTGGCCCTTGCTGGAAGGGCGGTTAATGCGGCGTGCGTGTTATTGGCGGGAGGCGACCATGCCGGACCCACAAACGTCCTACCCCCTTTCCTGGTTCGTTTTTTTGACGAACGCGACCGAGAACGCGAATGTAATCGGCGTTTCGTAACCATGGTGTAAAATGTGTAAATAGAATTCTTGTATTCTATTTATATAAAAAAATAAATAAACGCATCAGCGTGAATCAATACATTGTCATTGTCATTGTCACTGTCAATTCGCGGATGTCTCTCCCATTCACAAACGATGATATTGCACGGGCGCACCGTCTCAACGTGTGTTTTTACCAGGCACGCAATCGCATTCGCGGTTATTTTTGCAATTTGATTGATTCCACAAAAAATGCCGCTAAACTGCTGTACGCGTCGGTCACGTCTTGCATTCACGGTGTTTTCCCAGGCACATTTCAATACACGCCACTTTCGGTCTGTTTGTCCATTGTGGAACATGATTTGGTGTATGGCAAAATGCATAACAAAACGAAGTATGCCAAACCCCACGATCCGTTGTGCGATGTATGATGTATGATGTATGATGCATGTGATGCATTTATTTCATTCAATGTCCACGTGCGTCAAGAAGTGTCGTCGGCAGCACATTTTTTTCAGTTTGAGCGAATCCATTACCTCTCCTTCCGGCGTTTTGTGAATGTATTCCTTGGTCAAGTAAATGACCTTTTCGGTGTCCATGCCGCGCGACATCTTCAATCGCCGCACTTCGCTGAGATAGTATTCGTACTTGTTTCCGATGACGTTGCCGCAGGTGAAGCACTTGACAGGGATGATCATGTTGTATGGTTGGATGGTTGTATGGTTGGATTTCTTGATTATTGTATTATGTCGTTATTTTTAAATCAATTTTTAAAAATAAGGAACAATGATTCAATGGCGTTTATTGGATTTTCGTTTTCGTTTTAGGGGTTTTCTGTTGTGTTTGCGGGTTTTGCGGGGGTTTGATCCTCCAATTGCAACAAATGGAGGATCCATCCCTGGAAGACGCAACCGTGGTTGCATGGATTCAAATATTGTCTTTGGATACGCGGACACACGATTGTTCTGATTGTTTGCATCACGAAAATAGAAATATTCATTGTCAGATCTGACAAATCGTGCAGTTTGAGTTCCGTTGTCAGTTGAAAATCTATACATTTGATTGGGTATTAACTCATTACCCGCTCGTAAAACATCCGGATGAGGTTGCATTGAATATATTAAATGCGCATATATTATTTTTATTTGATTGACTATTGCATTATGCAAGCGGTTGGAGTTAGATCATTCAAACCATCATTCGTGATTTTTTTATATGTTTGGATCATTTCATCGGGGGGCATGTGTTTTTTATGACCCATCACCGCAAATCGCATCTCCCTGCATTGGCGTTGTGCGCTGAACGGAAACACCATGATTCCGTTGGATTTCAGTCGTGCGATTTCGGCGTGGGTGATTCGCATGGTTTCTGGAACAATGAACGGCTTGAAATCAAAATCTATCTGGTAGTCGGGGGTAATTTTGTGCATTAACCTGCGCACAATGGCCGTTTCATATTTGGTTCGTCGCATTGGGATTTTGCGTTTCATTTTGTAGGTTCCCGAAATGTAATTAAACACGAGCGTGACTGGGTCAATGCAGTGTATCTCTCCGGACGCATGCAACGCATATTGCAGTTGGGGGTCGCTTTCTAAATCATTGAGCTGATGCACCATGCGATAAAAAATTTGGTGATGCTTGGTTCCAAATTCAAACATGTTGATGGTCTTGCACGCATACAACTTCATGGGAGACACCAAGCGGTCCATGTGTGTGTCCGAATTTTTTTTGATAACAGATGCAATAACGTAGGTGTACATTGCGCCTGTCTCAAATTGAGACGGCACCGGGTTTACCAGCAGCGGACTCACTTCGTCCATGATTGCGAAATTAGCGGAATCGTACGGGTCCAAATGCACGTAATAAAATTTGTCATCTTCCCCTTGCATGCATTGCATGTACACTTTGCTGTTTTTATTGAGTATCGTTTTTTTGTGCATGCTTCTTTTCACAAACGGCATTCGGTCAATCGGGCATTCTTTGCTGCGCGTGTTGGACTGCTTGAACCATGATTCATGCACTGCTGCTGAATCCATTTGGAAAATGAAAATAAATTTAATAAATTGCGCAATTAAAGTTTATATCCATTTTTCAATTTATTCATTTTTGTTCGTTGTGGTTTTGTCGGTGACCACCAACTGTATTTTGGGTTTGCGTCCCGGCTTTTTCTTTTCTGGCGCAGCAACAGGCTGAGCAACCGCAATAGTATCACCAGGAATAACCGCAGGAGCAGCAACAACTGGGTTGGGCTTAGCCCTTGGTTTCGGGGGTGGCTTTGTCTTGGCTAAAACAGGCGCTCCTTCTTTTTCTTTTAATTCTTCTTTTTCTTTTAATTCTTCCTGTTCCTGTTCCAATGCCGCCATCTGTTTTTCAAACAAGGTGGAGGTGCCCAACAAGCTCTTCACCACCAGCTCCGCGTTGTCAATGGACCGCACCTTCTTGAAGACGAAGTAGCGGTTGTAAAAGGAGATGCGCCGCTCGTAGTCGCGCATGTCGGGCGCATCCCCCAAATCGGCCGCCAGGGACGGCGTCTGTTTCAACCGCGCCATCATTTGCGCGTGCAGCTGCTCAAACATGCCGGTTCCGTCCGGCAGCCCCAAATCCTTGACCGCGTCATCCCGCGGCACCAGCTCAAACCCGAAGTTGGCGATGAGCCGTTTCAAGTAGTTGAAATTCACCAAGTACTCGCGGAACGTCTTGTTGATGGATTCCTGGTACACGTCAATGGCGTATCCCACGCACGTCTCGTCGTCCGGAAACTCGTCGGCAGTGTACGCCTTGGTCACCTGCCACACGCGCTTCCCCTTGTGCATTACGGCAATGCTGTCGTCCGCTTTGAGCGCGTCAAACATGGTGGCCCCGTCGTACGTGGTGCCGATGAAGTAGCCGCCCACCGCCGTGCACTCGCACACGTTGCGCAGAAAGTTGCACACGTTGGCGCGCGTTTCAAACATGTAGTGAATCGCAAACTGGCACGACGACACGTTGAACCCGTTTTCCGCTTTGCCGTATTCGCGATACACGCCTTCGCCCAGTAGCGCCTTGTCTTTCGGTCCGTCGCCGAACACGGCGCGCACAATTTGCTTGTACTTTTCGCCGCTGATGCCGGCGCCGCTCTTCACGTTCAGTGCGCTGTTGCCTTGGACAAACAGCGCCCCGGGCATGATGCTGAACCGCTTGCAGTAGTCCAGGTAGCGCGCGCACGCGCCGTCCAGCTGGTTCTGAATGTTGTCCTTTGAAATGTCAATGCCGAACACGAACGACAGGTGGGCGTGGATCCATTTCGGAAGATCGCCGCCCTTGCCCACCGCAAAGTCAATGAGCGTGTTGCCGCGCCGACTGACGCCGCCAATCAATGCGCGCTTCACAAACAGGTTGTGGAAATCGCGCAGGCCGCGCGTGGCAGACGATGCGGTGATCCGGTTGTAATACACGTCGTCGTCGGCCAGCTCGTCGGGAATGTCTTTTCCGGTTGTCAGCATCCGCTTCGTGATCGGGGCGTGAATCGTGTGCCAGTTGGAGTTGGCCACGTGATAAGCGTTGCCGTAATTCTTCTGGCCGCTGCGATACTCCGCCGTCTTGTCGGTGCGCACGCGCAGCGGCACCCAGCGAAACCGCGGGTCGGCCGCGCCGGCATTGTACGCGCACTCAATGATGGTGCCGTCTTCAATGACCTCGTTTTCGGCGGTCAGCATCATGCCGCGGTTTCCTGCCGCATCCGCGCGAAGAATGACATTGCACACGTGCGCCTCGGGATCGTACGGGTTTGTCGGATAAAACGGCACCGGTTTGTACGAGTCTTCGCTAGCGCTAGCGCCCCTTTCATTTGCGCCCCTTTCATTTGCGCCCCTACGGGACGGCAGCTTGCCTTGGATCACGTCCTCGCACGGATTCAAGTAGCCGTGCTTTTTTTCGTCAAACCCCACCCGCAGTGTGAGCGTCTTGTACTGCATGATTTGATCCGCCTTGGCGACGTTGATGCCGTCCGTGTAAATGCTCGTCACTTTGGGCTGGCCACTATTATCTTTCACCAGCGTGGCCAGAAAGTCAATGGTGTTGGCTTCCGTGGGCTTCCATTTGAACGACAGCGGCCATGTGATTTTGGTCTTGGGGCCGGCCGCGTCGCTGCCCGCTTCGCCGCCCACCGGCGCGTCGGCCGGCGTGAAAATCATGCCGTCGGTGTGGTATTCGTACGCGCTAGAATCCAGCTGCGTCATGAGCGTGGCGCAGCACTGGAATATGCTTTGGTCCTGTCCCGTGTATTTGAATTTCTTGTATTCAACGCGGACCGGACACGCGGCGCCCCCGCGCACAACGGAACGCGGATTCAATGCATTGACTGCCTCCACCAGGAGCGGCAGGCGGTACTTGCTGGCAGCCGCTTCGGCCGAGGGCGGCACAAAATGCAGCGCGCGCACGTCCTTGCCGGCAATGTAGTAAACATCAAACGCGGCAAAGAGATTGATGAAGCGACCGGCCTTGTCGTGCAGGATGTGCTCGCCGTCCAGCAGCGTGTTGAAGAGCTTCTCGTTGCCGCTCTGCGCCCCCGTGAACTGCACGGTCATGTTCATGTCAATGAAGTAGATGCGGCCCGAGGGCGACACGAACAAGAGCTTGCGCGCGCCGTCCGCCTTGTCCGTGACCGTGTAATTGTTCCGCACGTTGGGCACGGTGCAGTTTTCATTGACCGGCACAATGTTTTGCATCTGGAGCGTGTACGAGGACGGTCCGATGAACTGTTTCGGGAACAGTTTGACCGCATCTGCGGCATCTTTTTCCCTTTTGTGTTCAGGATGCAACAAATGCATGTATTCGGCGGCTACGCCGGTGCGCTCGGCCCACCCGACGGGGTAGTTCGTGCCCTGCAGGCCCGACATGACGACTTTCACGCAGGACCGCAACGCGTCGGCCAACTTGCGCGCGGTGTTGAACGCGGTGCCTTGCCCGACCGCGTCGTTCACGACCTCAATTTCAATCTCGTATTTGGGCTGGGAGTCGGTGAGCTGGGACTCTGCAAACGTGTGGGTGGGAATCATGTGACTGATTCCGCCCGGCCCATGGTCGCGGCGCGATTCCTTCACGATGCTCATGTCCACGACAAACGGCATCGCAGGATTGCGAAACGTGCTGCGATTCAGGTAGCGGAACGTTTTTCGGCTGCTGCGCCACGGCGTCACCACCGTTTTCGCAGCGGTGGACGATTCGGCAAACTGTTTTTCGGTTTGCAGCGACAGGCGGAAATTGAAGTCGTCAAAATTGACGGGGGGTATGGACTCGGACGATTCACCCGGGTGGAACCCCGTTTTTTGAACGAACACGGGATGCACCTTGTCCAGCGAGTTGGTTCGGCAGTACATCTGAATGTTGTGAAGTCCTGCGATCTCGGTGCGAATGTCGGCCATTCGGGGCTTTCCGGTGTGCGGGTCCGCAATTTCGGAATTGATTTTGAGGGTGTAATCGTCCGTTTTTTCCATGACGTAGCCGGACGAGAGGAGGGTTTTTATGACGTTGTCAAAATCAATTTTGGTGATGGACGCCACGTGCTTCAAATTGCGGGTTCCAAACCGCACCTCCATTTCAAGCGACTGCAACACTCCGCCCAAGTAGGTCTCCACCATTGCGTCAAACAATTCATGCGGGGGCGCTTGTTTTTGATGTTTCTGTTTCTGTAGTGTCTGCATTTGGGCTCCGTACGATTGTGTCTGTTGATGTGTATTAAGGGCACATTATTTAATTCAATTTTACCATTTAATTAGTTCCGTTTCAAATCAAAATGCCTAAATCAAAGCACCAGTTTTTGCACAACCGCGTCGTACAGTTCCTGTTTTTTCATTTTGGTGCCGAGTTGTATTTTTAGCTGGTGACACAATTCGGTGAGGTCCGCCACGGTGTACGCGCTCGCTGATTTGACGGGTTTCTGCGGATTTTCAATGCGGTAATGCGTTGCTCGTATTGCCGTCAACTGAGCTTCGGTGGCTTGCGTCATGGTCATCTGTTTGTTCGCGCGTTCCACCACGAAGACCGGTTTGGACGACACCGCATCATGAATGAATTCCGCGTACACCTGGTTTGCCGGATGTACAAAAATCGCGTTGATAGAATTAAGACACGCGAGCACTTGAAACGCATGCAACGAAATGCGGTTGGACATGAGGTCGCCTTCCATCCCCGACATCGTGAATTTAATTCCAGTGGATTGTTTCAACTGCTTTCCGGTCTCTCTTAACCGCATGATTTCATCCCGTTTGCAATCCTGCTCGGCGGTGAATCGGTTCGCGATTTGTTCGTACTTGAATGCCCCGTATTTCATCACGTAAAAACACCAAAACAACGGGTCCTGGTTCAATGCGGGGCGAAACTGATATTCCGGACGCGTTGTTGTGGTTGTTGCTGCTGTTGTGGTTGTTGCTGCTGTTGTGGTTGTTGTTGCTGTCGTTGATGGTGTTGTTGTTGGTGTTGGCGTTGGTGTTGGTGTTGTTGTTGTTGGTGCTGTTGTGGTTGTGGTTGTTGCGGTTGTTGATGGCTGCAACGTGCTGTCATACAGCATCACTTCGCGCAATTTAGTTAAAGCATTGTTGATACTCGTTTGATTGGGATTGACCTTGTGCATGATGGATTACGGATTGCATTGTTTGTTGGCGATTGTTTAAACCAGTTGCAAATATTATGTACATTATAATATTACATCATACATATACATAATAGTCAACCACAATATGATTGCATCGGGACGAAAAAGTCGCAAGCACCGGAATAAGCGTCGCACACACAAACCACGACGCAAAATATTTGCAAAATCATTGCGTAGGTCGCAACAAATGAAATATAGTTTAAATAAAAAACAAAAGGGAGGAACTAGGTACACGCTAACATCCTCTGACCCAAAGCGATCAAACCATCTACTTGAGTTTTTAAAATTGTATGATATTAACAGTCAAATTACTTCTAATTTTGAAAATTGTGGTGTTGATTATAAGGGCATAGCGGAAAAAGATTTATCAATAATAAAAAATTATTTGCAGGTTACGTATGCAGCCAGCGCTGAAATAGTAGTAGAGGGTCCAACCGGTAGGGGAGAATACACGATTAAAATTAGATCAAATATAGAAGATAATCCAGCTTGCAGGTTTGGGTTTGACCGAAATTTGTTTCAGATGACGGTTAATAGCCCAAATTTTAGTGTTACTGGAGACCAAACTTATTCATCATTTGTTGAAACCGATGCTACTGATGCTTTTAGGTATTATCTAACAAGAAATTATAAGTTAGTTGATTTGAAAAACAATCGTTTGGAAAGATTGGATGAAAAGCCCGTTGCTCAATAATTAAATTCAAATAAAATAAATTAAATAGATGCACTAAACATTATTCTCATTAAAACTCAACCAATATAACAAATAAAAACATATTAGAACCAAGGGCGCAATTACTTGCACACGATCAAGATCAAGAACAAGAACATGCCAACCGCCGATTTGTTGAAGCAATTGAAGGACCGCATTGAAGCGCTGAACCAGCACCATCAAATACAAATTTTGACCATTGTCACGCAGAGCAAGGTTGCCCACACGGAAAACAAAAACGGGTCGTTTATCAATTTAACCAATGTGGACGATGCCGTCATTTCCAAGATCACGGAGTATTTGAAATACGTGGACGAACAGGAAACGCAGTTGAACGAAGTTGAGAACCAAAAAACCGAATTGACGAAACAATTTTTCACATAGCAAACGCGATCCACTCTCCCATCACGGACACGTGCTTGTCGTTCAACTCAAACCGCTTTCCGATGACTTTTACTAAAAGCCCGTCTCCGGGTTTGACCGAGTCCATTGTTCGGCTTTCCGGCGATGATTCCTGCATTTCGCGGGAAATGTAAATCACAACCGGGGATGGCTCCATGAAAGCGTGTGCCCGGATGCCCGCCTGTGTCACGGTTTTGGCGACGCACTGTATGACGTCCCCGTCGTGGGGCAAACACATCATGCAGTCAACCTCCAAATTGAACGTGATGTTTCCAGCCGAGAGCGCGCCCACTGAATGGGAGCGAAGCTTGCAAGAGTGCGGCTTGACAAACCCCTCTGGAATGCATTTTCCGGTGATTTGAGCCGACACGCGACGCGTGAGATCGTCTTCCAGGGTTTGAAAGTCGAGGATTTCCGAAAAAGGTATGCGCAGTTTGTGATGCACGGTGGTGGCGTGATACAATGAAATTGGAACGTGGGCGGTGGATATCATTATTGCAGAGGACCGATGGCTACATTCCATTTTTGGAGTAATTTTAATTCAATTTTTTGAATTAACATTTATTTTTTCAATTGGCCCGTCCATCAATCTTGACGGGGCAGTTCCGCAATCACCGACACCGCGGGATCGTTCAGTTCAAAGTGGCGGCCAATCACGCGCACCGTGATTTCATCGCCCACTTTTATTTTGGAGAAGCGCGGATCCGAATAATGGTGATCCCGCGAAACGAACACGACGAGCGGGCTTGGTTCCGGCACAATGTGCGCGTGCACGCCCGCGTGGGTCACCGTCTGGACCGTGCACACCACGAGCATGCCTTCCACCGGGTTGCACGCTTGGTACTCGTACATCACCTCAAACGCGACGGACCCGTGGTCCGCCAAACAGCCGGACGAATGCGCCAGCAGTTGGGTGGAGCGGGGGCGCACGTACCCCTCCGCATTGCATTTTCCTTCGTGCTCGTGCGCTACATGCCGTTCCAAAACAGCCCGCACGTTGCGCCCAATTGCCGCAAACGGCAGGACCACCTTTCGGGTCACCATTGTTGGAATGTAGAAGTCGGTGCTTTGATTTTGATTCATTGGGTTGTTGGGTTGTTGGGTTGTTGTGATTGTTGTGATTGTTGTGAATATGTATGAATCCTATTATAATCATTTATTATTGTTTTGACTGGGTTTCACTTTTGCGACTGGGATTGGACCGGCGACAAAAACCAATGCCGGCCGTCTTTCTTGATCGCGTTGAAGCAGCGCAGCAACAGTTCGGACAACACGCAATACCGCGCCGTGTTTTGGTTCTTCGTGCTTTCCATGGTGTAAATCGGCTCCGCGTCCGCATCCAACCCGTTTGCAATTTGGTTCACAATCGTGAGCCGCCGCTGTTTGGACGAAATTTGATCGCACCGGGCGCCGGTCCCCTTTTCGCTCACGTACTTTATCTTGAACACGGCGTAACTCCCGCCGTTTTTTTCCTTAAATTCGGACACAAACCCAATGATTGGCGCCAATGCCGCGTTCTTCGGCGCCATTCCCGCAATTTGCTCCATGTACGGCCGCCATTCTTCGCTTGATTTTGCGACCGACCACGCGCTGTCCGCGTTCTTTCGCACCACCAACTGCATGCCGGTCTTGCTGGCGGCGGAATTCAACAGCAGCATGCCCTCCTCCCGCGCGTACTTTGGATTCGCGAGAATGAGCCCGTCAAAATGCTCGCGCGCCAGTCGGTCAAATTCGGATGCCGGACCGGGTTTCGTATACAGCGCGTTCAAATACTGCACCTGCAACTCAAATGTCGCGGCGGACGAAGCCGACACCGCAAACTCGTCCAAAAAATGGTGCACGACGCACCTTTTCACCACGTCCGCCGGCAACCCGAACCGGTCGCGCAATTCGAGCATGACGTCCGCGCACAGCTCGTTCCATGCCTTGGTGTTTTTGTCAATTGCCGGCGGCGCGCCCTGCACGATGGCGTCAAACTCGGCGCGGATTGACTCCACTTGCGTAGGCCCTTGCGTGGGCCCTTGCGTAGGCCCTTGCGCTTGCGCTTGCGCTTTCACCGGCAACGCCTTCAGCCCGTGCTTGATCGCCAGCCGTTCCAGCGTGCCGTCGTTCAGCGGGAACGAGATGTGGTCGCGTTTGAATTGCAGCGGCGCGCTGCGGTCGTGCACGCCAATGCGCGGGTCCGTGATTTCGGACGGCTGAAACAAGTAGTACTCGCCCACGTTGATCATGCGCCCGCTGCGGCCGTACTTGTCAACCAAGTGCTCGCGGTCGTCGTGCAGCAGCCGCGTGAGCGCAACGTCCACCTGCTCGCGAGGGTGCCCCGACAAATGCTGCAGGAGCAGCCGCCGCGCGTAAAAGTGCTGCTCGCGAAACAAGTCGCGAATCCGCTGCATGATTCGGTCCGCGTTCATCGCAATGAACGGTTGCGCGTACGTGTCGTCGTTGACCTGGATTTTGTCGCGCCCCCCGACCGCGCACTGGTACTCGCACCGCGCCTGGTAGTCGCACACAAACGAAAACGGGCGGTCCCCCACCGCGTAGGCTGGAAGCCGTGTTCCGTCGGCCAGCACTTGGCGCACCGTCACGTTTTGTCCGTGGTTGTGCCGCTGAATCACTTCCTGGCTGAACTTGGTTTGGTCAATGTTGAGCAAGCAATCCACCGCGTTCTCCTTCAGAATGCGGCTCACTTGCCCGATTTGCGCGGCTTTCGTTTCCGCCAGTCGGTACACGTACAAATCCGCGGCTTCCTCGGCGGGGGTGGCGGTGAGCAGCGTGCCGTACAAAAACAGCTGCACGTTGCGCTCCACAAACGGGAGGTCGGCGTGGCTGCAGTTGCGCACGGCCCGGCCCACGATTTGCTCAATGCGGTTCATGTTGTACCACGGCTCCATGATGTGCACTTGGCGCACGTTCTTGAAATCAATGCCCTCGCTGCCCGCCTTGGAAATGATGACCACCTTGATCCGCTGCCCGTGCTCGTTCTCGGTGGTGAGCGCCTCCAACTCCGCGCGGTTGTCGGGCGACAGCTGCTTGTCCCCCGTGAACATGGCGTACTTGGCCGCAAACCGTTTCTGGTTTGCGGATGCAGGTGCGGATGCGGATGCCATCATTTGCGGCACGGGCGCGGTCTTGAACAAGGACCCCACCTGCGCGTCGTACCGGCTGAACCCCCTTTCTTCCAGCGCCAGCGCGATGGGCACGGCCCCGCCCCCAATGTATTCGCTGTAAATGAGCACAATCCCGTTGGCTTTTTCGGTTTGTGCGCAAATGCTCGCAATTTTGCTGCTGTATTTTCCGATTTCGGCGGGCGAGAAAATGCGCCCGTATTTGGCCAGCAGCGCGGGTTTGTATTCAAAATTGGAAATGCGCGCGCCGTCGTCGGACACGTCGTACTTCATGACGCGCTTCACCCCCGCGTCCCCCAACAACGCGCTCAAGTTGATGCGCGCAAGTGCGGCGGTGTCCGCAACCGTTACCGCGTCGCTTCCAGTCGCTCCGCTTACATTTCCAGTCGCTGCGCTCACGCGGCGGCTGCGCTCCAGCAGCTTGTCAAACTCCGCGCTGGGATACACCATGTTCAGCGATTCAATGGGCTGCTTTAATAAAAAGGAGCCGAACGACGTGGCGTCGGCCGCCATTTCCAGGCGCTTGCGGTCAATAATGTGGTGGTACACCGCTTCCTGATACGCGCCGGCGGGGGTCAAATACAGGTCCAAATGCTGGATGGGGTTGGGAATGGGGGTGCCGTTCAATTGCTGCAAGGGGTGCGCCTCGCGGTTCAGCACGTACGAGTGCCCCGGCGCAAAATCGGCGGGGTACATGCGATACGGGAAAATGTACGGGTTCTCCCCCTTCACCACCGAAATGTAGCCGTTGGATTTGATGCGCAGCATCTCGGCGCCCACGTTGCGCCCGTCGGCCTGCAGCAAATTGCCGTCCGAATCAAACACGTCCTTCACCGAAATGGGCGCGCGGCGGTCATTCACGTTCATCAAATTCAGCAGCCACACAATTTCGCGCGGGTCGTTGTACATGGGCGTTCCCGACAGCAGCAGCAGCCGCAAATTGTCCGCGTACCGCACCAACTTGTACAACTCGTCGGCCACGCTTTTGCCGGCTTTGTCCTTGTCACTGGCTTCTTCGTCGCTGCGCACGTTGTGAATTTCGTCCACGATGACCAGGCGGTGGTTGAATGCGGACTTGATTGCGCGCACGGGGTCGGCGCCCGCGGTCAGCCGTCGCACCGTGTTGGCCAGCTCAATGTAGCCCATGAATTCGTAGCTGGCGTGGATGAGTCGCGTGATGCGCTGCACGATTCCGGCCCGCGTGCGCTCCACGTTTTGCTCCGTCAAGTCGGTCAGCTCCGCCGTGGCGCCCACTTCCTTCAGCAGCTTGGTCCCCGTGCATCCGCGAATGACAAACTGCCGGGTGACCCGGTTGAATTTCAGCTTGTTGAAATCAAACAGCTGCTTGCGGAAGTTGTCCTGCACGTTCACGGACGCGACCACCAGAACCCTTTTCGTCGTGCCCGACCCCACTTGGTTCATGTAGTCCCGCATTTCTTCCGCCACGCTGATGGCCGAGCACGTTTTCCCCGTGCCGAGCCCGTGATACAGCAGCAGGCTGTTGTAGGGGGTCATCACCGACAAAAAATTGCGCACAAAGAGCTGGTGCGGCGCAAGCTCAAACGCGGCCCCGCACATCTTGGCGGCTTCCTCCTCCATCTGCGGCTGAGACGCGGGGATCACGATCGTGGGCCGGGTATCGTAAAACTCCTTGCGCTGGGCAATGTTCAGCGCAAATTCGGGGTCGTCCTTTGTTGGATACAAAAATCCGAGAGATTCGTCGGCGATGGGTTCCATGGAATTGCAGTTGCAGTTGTAGTTATAGTTGCACTATAAATAAAAAATGATAAAAAACGGCACAAATTAACACATGATTTCATATTCTTTGAGCGCCTCGTTCAGATTGCGCAGAATGTTGATTTTTTCTAAATTGTAGGGCCGAATGTGGCGCACGCATTCGTCAAATGAAAACCACTCCATTTTGCTGACTTCCGTTTTTTGGAACTTGGGAGAAGCGGTTGCGTTGATTGTATTGATTGCATTGGCTGCAATTGCATTGGCATTGGCAATGGCGTTGGTTGCGTTGATTGCGTTGGTTGCGTTGATTGCGTTGGTTGCGTTGGTTGCGTTGGTTGCGTTGGTTGCGTTGGTATTGGCATTGGCATTTTGCGTGAGCGGAAAATAGGCCACGTAATACTTGTGTTTGTACGTCTTCACGTTGGACCCCATGAATATTTCTTCATACGGAACTATGTTTTGCATGACCACCAATTTGCTGGAATCGTACCCCGTTTCTTCGGAAAATTCCCGCAGCGCGCAGTCCAGGTCCCGTTCTTGATAATTGCGACGGCCCTTGGGAAACCCCCACTCCGGCTCGCCCCATTGTGTGGACGACTTCTCAATCAAGTCGCTCAGCGTGATGCATTCGGAATTGCCGCCGTTTCCTCGGTTGATTTTGATCCCCTTTTTCAACAAGTTGAACCGCTCGCACGAAACCGTCTCCTCGGTTTGATACTTTGAATTCAAATACTCCCCCCACACGTTGGTCCATAGTTCACTAAAGGTTTGGGTTTGCAGGCGCCGCTTTTCATCCACGGTCATTTCGTCAATCAGACGTTGCAAATACATGCGATTGCACAAGGGGTACTTCCCCCGAATGAATTCCACAAATCCCAGCGTGTCCTTGCGACGAATCATCAAATACGCGGCGCCTTCGTCGCTGTCTTTGAACACAATGATGCCGTTGCTCGTGATCGGATGTTTGCACGCGTGCATCAAGTGCCCGTTTTTCCCACAATTGTTGCAAAACACGTTTTTTTTATAAAACGAGTGACGGAACAGGGGCGGAGCGGTCACTCTTGAAACGGGTTTAAAGTCGTCGTCCGCCGACGCCGACGCCGTCGCGGTCATTCCATCGTCGTCCGTCATTTATGTGTTTAATTCGGGTTCTTTTTATATTGTTTGATTGTAAAAAAGACTCCATGACTGCCGCAACGTCCGCACTGGATCCGTCCGTGTGGGGGCCGCATTATTGGTTCGTGCTGTTCAGCATGGCGGTCACGTATCCGGAGAGGCCCAACGACGTGACCATCAAAAAATATTACGACTTCATCCAAAATTTGCCGCTTTTTCTGCCCCATCACGAAATTGGTAATGCATTTAGCGAATTGTTGGACAAGTATCCGGTGTCGCCCTATTTGGATAAGCGCGAATCCTTCATCAAATGGGTGCACTTTGTGCACAATCAAATCAACCTGCGTTTGAATCGCGACGAGGTTTCGCTGCAGGAAGCAGTGAACGCGTACTATTCCAATTACAAGCCAAAACACGTGAAGCTGCACGAAGAGTTCAAGTACCGGCGCAAGCTGGTGTATGCAGGCGTCGCCGTGGTTGCCGCAACGGGACTGTACTACATGTATTACAAATGATGAAAAAACAAAACGGACCGAAATTTTTTAATATGACGGTTTAATATCCCGAAGGTTCGTACACACATACACGGAACGCAACATGACACCACGGCAACAACTTGTGGGCTCTAATGGCGCTAAACTTATGGGCGCGAAGGGCTCTAATGGCGCTAAACTTATGGGCGGTAAACCCGTGTTTTCGGGAGCACAGGGTTGCGTGTTCATCCCGGCCCTCAAATGCAAAAACCAGCCGCGCGACACGAAACACGGCAACAACGTCATCAGCAAGCTGGGGTACAAGGAGGGTTCCGATTTTGAAATGAGAGAGTACGAAAAAATCACGCCGTTCATCATGAAAATAAAGAACCACGAAAAGTATTTCAGTGTTCGGGTCAACTCGTGCGAGCCGGATGCCCTGACACCCAATGATTTAGTGAAATTCAATGAAGTGTGCCGAAATTTCAATGACGATTCCATCACTGCCGAGAACGTGAACCGCAATTTGAGTAAATTGCGCGCAATCAACATGCCCAATTTGGGCGCGGACTTAAGAGTGTGGATGGACGCCGCGCCGATGGACCCGCGCCGCTTGCGGCTGCTCAACGACCACATTGCGGAGTTGTTGATGCACGCGGTGGTGCCCATGAACACGCTGGGCGTCATGCACAACGACTTGAAATCCGAAAACATCATGATGAACCAATCCGAAACCAACGCGCGCATCATTGACTGGGGGCTTGCGGGCACCACCACCCCGCATCAAATCATCCCGGGTCGCTACTTCATGAACAACCCCGTCACGTTCAACCGCCCATTTTCCACCATGATCATCTCGTCCGAAATTGACGAGCTGTATAAAGCCTACCTGGAGAAAATGAAGCTCGCGCACCCAACCACGCCGGAACAGCTGCGCCCCTTCGTGCACGACTTGTACGATGAATACCGCAAGTTGTACCCAAGTGGCCACGAATACATCACCTACATTTTTGAAAGCATGTTCAATTTGAAAACCGACGCGGCCAGCCTCGCGTTGAGCGCGGCGGTTGAGCAGTACAACGCCGAAATCCTGCTGAATTTCACGGACCCCGCGCAGCGCCAATTCATGCTGCACGAATATTTTAACAAAGTGTATCGCTTCAACACCGACGTGTGGGGCACGCTGTCCGTGTTTTACAGCATGTTCAGGATGTCCCGCGCGGATTTTTTGATGCCCGACGCCGTTTATTCGGCCGTTCTACAGCAGTACCGCAACATGTTTATCAACACCGTGTTTGCAAACGGGCATCGGCGCATAAACGTCAGCGAGATTGTGAAATGCTTGCGGGACATCAACGCATTGATTGGCTCACACCGTCACCCACAGCATCATCAACCACAGCATCATCAACCACAACATCATCAACCACAGCATCATCAACCACATAAACATCGGCAATCGCGTCGTCATCACAAATCATCCATGAAACAAAAAAAGGTGCGGTTCAATGTGGCTCACACGCGCCGCAAACACCGTCATCAGGCACGGGTTTTGACCCCGCATCCAATCAAAGGCATCCTGAATTGATCATGAATTGAATATGAAACGGCATAATTATGTGTTGACTATTATATACGGTTAACCTTGGCCATGAAACTGGAACTCTTCATTTTTGGAATCACCGCGTTTCTCGTATTCAACACGTATTACGACGGCAAGTACCTGAAACTGTTTCATTCCTGGCAAAAAGAAATCAAAATGTCGACGTTTGCATTTGTTGGATTATCTCTCTACATCTTCTTGAAGAAAAACCCGGGGCAGTCGCAATCCATGCTCTCGCACGCGAACGACATCATCCGATACATGCCAATTAGCAACTCGTCCGCCGACATGCTCACGCCGTTCCTGGATTTCGCCAACAAAAAATCGCTCTTTTCGGACGCGGATGGAGGAGGAGGAGGAGGAAGCGATTCATCCGCGGGTTTAGCGCGATCCAAAGAAGCGCAAATGGAGGCGCGCATCATGACATCCGGGCGCAATAACGCCACCAAACGCAGCGTGAGCGAAACCAAGAAGAAGTTCGTGGCGGCGCAGCAGTCGTGGAAGTGCGGGCACTGCGACCGCCAGCTTCCGGCATGGTACGAAGTGGACCACATCGTGCGCCTGGAACACGGCGGATCCAACAACGTGGACAACCTGGTGGCGCTGTGCCGCGACTGCCACGGCAAAAAAACGGCAATGGAAACATTTTAACACAGCGCAAATTGCATGTATTTTAAATATATGCAATGTATAATTAGCATTTTAAAATCGGCATTTCAAATGCAATCGGTTCCGAATGCGACTGCGAATGCGTCATCTTTGGAATGGTTGAAAGGACAGAAGGTGGGGTACATTTTATGGCTGGCGGCAATCGGCGCAATTGTGTACGCCTACGTGTTTGCAAACCGCCCGTTGGATGCAGAGAATAAAGACGTGGTTAGTGAGAACGACAGTAGAGCCCCCGGGAAAACAACCATCAATACGGGCAACCGGGTGTTATTATTGTTGCCGCTGGTTTGGCTTTACACGTATGTTATCCAACTATTCACGCGATTCACATATGAGAATTACGATCAGTCGCTATTAGACGTTATATTAAAATTCGGGTTGCCAATTATCATGTTTTTGTTATCAATCGGCGCAGTGGTTGGCCTGGGATCGGCGACTACTTACTACTGGTCTTATAGTTTGTTTGTGTACTTAATTCCTGTAGCGGCAGCCATTATAGCTAAATTTGCTGCGAATGACACGATTGAAGCCGCGATTTCATGGACTGGGTTTGCAACCAAGTTCATTTTCATTCTAATTTTTCCAGCGATGATGATGCAGTATTTAATCCAAACCGGCGCCACCAGTTGGTTTCAAATTGTGTCAGGGGTTTCCGTCGGGATATCCAGTTTAATGCTGTTGTACAACTGGTATGCCATTTACAACCAGATTGTGCCCATGAAACCGATTCGGGACACAGTGTTGGAACCATGGCAAACTTTACTCGCAACGTCGCCGCTGTTGACGTATTTGAAATACATATTCCTCAATGATTTGAACGATGTCGCCAAGCGTGTTTTGATTTTCGCACTGCTGTGCTATGTTGCGTATTTGATGATCAGCGTGTATAAGTTCAAGCATCAGTTGGTGCCCTGCGCATCAACGACGTTCGCATCATGCTTTGGGACGCCGGCGACGTGGGCGAGCACAACCACCCCGTACGTGAACACATTGTTTTACGCCATGGGAATGAGCGTGCTCGTGAACGTGATTAATTTCTTCATGAAGTTGTTTCTGAGTCCGTTTTATCCCCTTCTCGCCAAGTTCATGGGAGAGACAACTAACGCCGCAACGGCGCAAGGGTTCAACCCTGGTACTCTGATTCAATTGTTGTTGTTCCCTTTTTATTGGCCGGTACAACAGTTCATGCAGCGCCCAATCGCGGCCATTGTTGCATTCATCGCGTTTGCGGTCCTGGGGTTGTTGCTCTATCGTTCGTCGTTTGATTTGACCGCGTTCATTGAGGGCCAACGCGGCACCGTGATTGCCGTTTTCACCATGCTCGTGGCATCGTTGATTGGGTTTGGCGTGTACATTGCAAGCAATAAGGGCACAAGCGCAAGCGCAAGCAATAGCAACACAAGTACTAGCGAGGAGGGCATGTCGTACGGACAATTTATTTTTCGCCCGTTTTTGATCCTTGCCGTGATTGTGTGCGTTGTCGGTCTGCTCCTTTATTTCTTGACGTCCAACTCGCGGCTGTCCCAGATGGCCAACTTGCTGCAGTACGCCATCACGGCGTTGATTTACATTGGCGGCATTGCGGTGGTGATTGGGTTGGTCCGCACCGTGTTTTCAAGCTCGCGCAAAATGGGCGATTCCATGTTCCAAGTCAGCCCAGACGCCAACTGGGTGACCAACGTTTTGAAACTCGCGGGCAACGCGCTCTTTTACTTGCCGTGCTTGATGATTGACAGCGTGGAAGTGTTGAAGGAGCAGTACGGGTTGACCACCCGCCCCATTCTGATCCTCTTGGCGATGCAGGCGGCGTTCATATTGGCCGGGCACGTTCTGCCGTCGTTGGTGACGCGCGCGATCAATCACACCGGAGTTCAAATTTTATCGGCTCCCGTTTCCATGACCGCGCAGACCACCATCAGCCGGTACACGTTCAGATTCGTCAACACGAACGGGGTCGCTTCGGATGATTCCGGAACTTCTCCCTTGCCCCCCAATCTTACTCCGGCGCCCACCCCATCATCCGTTCCTCCGTCCGAAGTGCAACTGTTCAACTATCGGTACGGCGTGTCGGCGTGGTTCTACATTCACCCGCAACCACCCTCCAGTTACAAATCCGGCGACGTTGCCATGTTCTCGTTCGGCGGCGGTTTAGGCCCCGCCGTGACCTACAATTCACAAACCAACGCACTGACCGTGTCCATTGACGGCGCCAAAACGCCGATTCCGTCCATCACCGACATTCCGTTGCAACGATGGAACAATTTGGTCATTAATTCGGACAAGGGGTCCATTGACATTTTCGTGAACGGCGCATTGATTTACACGGGGCTTCACATTCCCCAAATCAACAAAGCGCCGGCGGTCTCATCCGTGACCATTGGCGCCGATCCCAGCGGCGACGACCATGATAAGGATAAATTGAATCAAGGCGCCAACGGGGAAATTTGCAACATGGTGTTGAACCGCGAGCCCTTCACCAAGGCAGAAATTGCTTGGTTTTACAACACAAACAAGATGATGAACCCGCCGGTGGTGGGCGTGAATCCGGACCCGCTCAATCAGGGCGATTCCGCGAGCTACTTGGCGTCGGGAGCAGCTGGAACCGGGGTTCCGACCGAGAGCAACGTGGACACCACCAATCCGATGTCGTTCAGCAAAAGTGGATCGGTCACGTATGGGTGGCTGGGTGCCGTGATTGGAGCGATTTTCGGTTGGATTTTCAACAACGCCGACACGATGGAAGCAACAAAAGGGTTTGTGATGGGCGCGATCGTGTTTGGCTTGATTGGTGCGTTGCTGGGCGGATTATTTAGCACCGATGGAACGGTGGCCCACATTATGAAAACGGTGGCCAACGTGTTTGTCGACACGTTTTGATGGGGGTGGTCAATTAAATAATATCATGAAAAATATATATCCACATACAATATATTCTGTACATTCTGTACCTATACAATGAATCTGTTGACCATTTTTATATTTGTCCTCATCATTGTGCTGATTTACACAGTGTATAAATTGATGACCGCTACAACCACCTCCGTGTCGGGATTTTCGGATGCGTCTCAGGCAACGACCGTGACTTCAGACAAGCTCGGCTCCAGCCCAAATTTCGGGTTTTCGGCGTGGGTCTACATTGATGCGTGGCAAAACACCACAGGAACCACTGCAACTGCAACATCAACCGTATACAAAAAAAACATATTGACGCGGTGCAATGGGACAACCCCCATATTCCAGATGCATTTGGACAATGATCAAAACAACTTGATGTTATCGTTTCCGGGCACTTCCACAACCAGCACCACGTGCACCATCCAAAACGTGAAACTGCAAAAATGGTTCAACGTCATCATGAGCGTTTACGGCAACACGTCGGACTTGTATTTAGATGGCAAGTTGGTGCGAACGTGCATATTGCCCGGACCCGTGGCTCCGACAGCCAGCGATACCGTGCAGGTTGGCGGCGGAGACATCACGTGCACCACCGCTTCCGCTAACAACCCCGGTGATTTGATTGGCTACATTTCCAGCGTGGTGTACAAGAACGACTACTTCACGCCGGACGAAGCGTGGAGCATTTACAGCGCCGGGTATAGCGGCAGCGGCTTGTTTGACTTCATTAACCGATACAAGCTGAGCTTCAGCCTGCTCAAGGACAACCAAGCCGTGGGGACGGTTTCAATTTAACATTTGCAAAATAAAGTATTATTATAAGGTAATAAGAGATCCGAACCATCCACACCTTTTAGCCACATTTCGTTGAACGCAATGAATCCGATGAATCCGATGAACGCAATGAATCCCGGTGAGCCCATGGCGACTCCTGCGCTCGCCGACTTCAATTCCGCCAACGTGGTTAGCGGGTCCAAGTCGTTTTTGGATTCCAACAGCTACGTGGCCAAGGCCGCGTTTCTCATTTTGACGGTCATCGTGTTTGTTTACGTGTTGCGACTGTGCATCGCGCTCATTGGCTGGTTGTTTGCCCCCAATTCCAGCCCGTATTTGGTGAACGGAATGATTGACGCCAGCGTGGGAAACTTGACAATCCCGCAGGACCCGTCGCAAGAAAATGCCGTGACCATTCTGCGGTCCGCGAACGATGCGGCGGGCATTGCATTCACGTGGTCGGTGTGGATTTACATTACGCAGAATGCCAAGGCGGGAGATGGAACCAAATACCTCCACGTGTTCAACAAGGGCAGTGCAACCCCCGATCCAACCGATGGAATCATGACGCCCAACAACGGTCCCGGCCTGTATTTGAAGGACGATTACTCGGGGCTCAGGGTGGTCATGAGCACGTTTGACAACCAAGCTGCCAGTGTGGACGTGGACAACATTCCCGTCAACAAGTGGGTCAACGTCACCGTTCGGGTTGAAAACACGGTGCTGGACGTGTTCATGAACGGGGATTTGGCGAAACGGTTGCCGCTGGATTCGGTCCCCTTCCAGAACTACGGCAACGTGAATGTTGCCCAAAACCATGGATTCGCCGGCTTCATTTCGTCATTGCGGTACTACAACACCGCGCTCGGCACGCGGGCCATTTCCAACATCATCAGCGCGGGTCCCAACTTGACCGTCATTGGCTCGTCCGGAGGAGCCCCGGGCATCATGGATTATTTGTCCACCCGTTGGTTTTCCACGCAATGGAATACGTAAAACAATGATACAAATGTGACACAAAATGCAATACAAATGCAATACAAATGCAATGCAAATGCAATACAAATGCAATACAACTGTTATAATTAAATGTGAATCAATTATAACAATTTATAACAATTTATAATAATTAAAATGATGCACGAGTATGACTACATTATTGTGGGCGGCGGCCCAACCGGTCTCGCGCTGGCCCAACTCTTGTCCAACACATCCAGCGTGTTGCTCGTGGAAAAACGGGACTATTTAGGGGGGTGTCACGGCGTGACCCGGACCAATGCCGGCATGATGACGGAGCACGGCCCCCGCATCTACATTGACAACTTCTTCATGTTCACTAAGTTATTGAATGACATGGGCGTTCAATTCGACGACCTGTTTGTGAAATACAACTTCAGCACGGCGACCATGATGTTGGAAGCGCTCCATGTGCTGACGGCGAGAGAAATGGCCGTCCTGGGTTGGAGCTTCATGACGCTGAACGACTCCTTTAAGAATGTGACGTTAATGGAATATCTCTCGTCTCACAATTTCTCAAAAGCGTCCATTGATATTTTAGACCGCATCGGTCGGCTCACCGACGGCGGCAGCGCCGACACTTACACGCTCTTCAGTTTCCTGCAAATTCTGAACCAGAATTTTTTGTACGGCATTTATCAGCCGCGGGTGCCAAACGACGTGGGGCTGTTTCGCACGTGGGAAAAAGTGATTTTAGACCGCGGCGTGGACATCATGAAGCACGCGGCAATTACGGAATTCGTTGTGAACAATGATTCTGCAAGTGCGAAGGTCTCCGGCATTGCCGTGAGAGACGCCCGCCGGACAGAATCAAACCCCGTCGTTTGCGGCTGCAATAAAATAATTCTGGCGTGTCCGCCGCAAGAGGTGCAGCACATTTTGAACGCGCATCCAGAGTTGGGGGCGGCGTTTGGCCCCGACTTTGACCGCTTCCAGCATGACACGCAGTATTTGCCCTACATTTCGGTTATTTTTCACTGGCGCACAAAAATCAATGTGCCGAAGGTGTGGGGCTACCCGCGCACGGCGTGGGGGGTCGGCAACATCGTGCTGTCGGACTACATGGATTTCAACGACCCGCGCTCCCGGACCGTCATTTCCACGGTGATCACGATGCCGGATGCGCCGTCGGACAACGTGCATTTGAAGGTGAGTGCGAACGAGGTGGACGACAAGCGCGCCATCATGAACGAAACGTTCCGACAACTCAAGCAAGTTTATCCGGACTTGCCGGATCCGGATCACCAGTTTTTGACGCAGAGCGCGTATGACGCTGCCGAGCGGCGGTGGGTGCCGTTCAATCACGCGTTCATGACGACGACGCACGGGTACGTGCCGAACCGGTCCGTCCTGTACGAAAATTTGTTCAATTGCGGCGTGCAGAACGGCAACAGCAGTTATAGCTTCACGTCCATAGAATCCAGCGTGGCCAATGCAGCGCACCTGGCGACCGAGTTGCAGCCGGAATTAAAGGAATCCAGCCTCGCGCACGCGAGGGAAGCCGTCACGGTGCGGGCAAGCCTTGCCTCAATCGCCGCAATCGCCGCAATCGCCACATTTGCAGCCAGGTATGCGCGCGCGCGCAAATAAAATAAATTGCGGCATTAGTGTAAGGATAGTGTAAGGATAGTATAAGGCATACGCATTTAACTAACCCAAAATGTCCCAGATTGGAAATCAAAGCACGAGCGCATGCGGTGGTGTGGGCTACGTTCCCGTGCCGCCGCGGTTATGGAGTCGTGCCGGAGGAAATAATTGCCCGAATTGCGCGAGCAACAATGGATACGCCGCGTGCATCGGTGACAACGGGTTGTCTTATAGCACGTATGACTTGGACCAGCGGCGCAAGGCCGAAATTCTGAAATACAAGGGCAACAGCGCGCAACTGTCCCGGGCGCAACAATACTCCATGGCGTCGCGCAATGCGCTCACCCGCAAAAAATCGTGGGCCACGCAAACGCAAACGTACACGAACCCCAACGTGGACAACCTGCCCGAGATTAAAAGCGATGGAGTCACCGTGACGTTGCAGTGCAACGGGCCTGCGATTAATTGCTCTCTGACGAGCGACAGCGATGTTCCGGGGCCGGTGATTCCGCTGTGCATGGACAAAAGCGTTCCGTTGTACAATTACAAATTGCAAGTCACGCCTGCATCGGGAGGAGGTGGCAGTAAATTGTTTAATCTGATATTACCACCCGAGCCTGTTCCTACACCCACGCCTGTTCCCACGCCAACACCAACACCAGCACCTGTTCCCACGCCTGCACCAACACCAACACCATCACCTGTTCCCACGCCTGCACCCACGCCTGCACCCACACCTGCGCCTGTGCTAAACAACCTGACAACTGGTGGCTTACCACATGAAGGACCCATTTATTTAGACGTAAATGGAAACTTAATTTCCCCCCAGCCTGCAACCCCCGACCTCCTCGGATACACCGTTTACAAATTTAATTCTGGGTCGGGACCCGTTACTCCAAATAATGCATTTACTGTAACATATTTGGTCGTTGGCGGCGGCGGCGGCGGTAATATGACGAATACTCTAGCTGGTGGAGGCGGCGGTGCAGGCGGCTTCCGGACTGGAACTGTTCCTGTCGTGTCAGCAACACCGTATAATGTGACTGTCGGTGCTGGTGGTGGTGCTGGTGGTGCTGGTGGTAATAGTGAATTTAACTCAATAATAGCAACTGGTGGTGGCAACGGAGGCGGCGCTCTGCAAAACGGCGGTAGCGGTGGCAGTGGTGGCGGGGGCGCCGCGGGCAGTACCACATCAGGCGGTGTTTCAAGTCCACTAACTATTCCAAGTCAAGGCAACGATGGTGGTGCTGGTTCGCGCACTGGTGATAGCGGTGGTGGTGGCGGTGCTGGTGGTGTTGGTGGTAGTGGTAGTGGTAATGTGGGTGGTAATGGTGGTAATGGATTGCAATCTAGCATTAGTGGCCAAATCCTGTATTATGCTGGAGGAGGAGGAGGCACAGGAGTCAATGCAGGTGGTGTCGGTGGTAATGGTGGTGGTGCTAATGGTGGTCTTAGTGGTAGTGTTAGTGTGGGTGGTAATGGTGGTAGTGGTACTGGTGGTGGTGGTGGTGGTGGTAATAGTGGTTTAGGTGGTGGTGGTGGTGGTGGTGGTCAAGGTGGTTCTGGCATTGTAATTCTGCAGTTTCCATCTTATGGGGTTGCAACACCTACACCTCCTACACCAACACCTGCACCAACACCTGCACCTGTTCCCACGCCTGTTCCAACACCTGTTCCCACGCCTGTTCCAACACCTGTTCCCACGCCTGTTCCAACACCTGTTCCCACACCTGTTCCCACACCTGTTCCAACACCTGTTCCAACACCTGTTCCAACACCTGTTCCAACACCTGTTCCAACACCTGCGCCCACGGTTGAAAATTGGGTGACAACTCCCATTGTAGTTACGAATTACCCAATACTACCGTACACCACCGGAAGTAACAATTACAAATTCATCAACGGGTCAACCATAGATCCATCAAACATATCACAAAATATTCCGTGCATTATGATTATAATCAACGATGCTCCGATTACTACAGGATCCACCCCCGTGCTAATCAATCAAGGCAGTCCACCCAATGTTGCGATTGCTGGTGTGTATGAAGTTGCAGGACGGTTGTTATTTTATGGACAGTGGGATAGTTTGGGAACATATAATGATCCCGTCGACACCATTAGCTGTGGTTGCATAACATCTATTCAATTGTCGACCCCCACAACAATAAATCCACTTTACAGTGCATTTAACTATGAATCGGGAGTCAGGCTCACGATGCTTCCTGGCGGGGCAAGGGTGAATGTTATTATGCAAGCAACGTCACTTGCGCCTGATGTGATTATTATTATTGCGGGAGCATTTGACGGATTGACTGGACAGATCCCCACAACTGGAA